CGTAGTGCTATCTATCCCCCCCCCCATATTTTGTGGCTAACATTATATAAGTTATTTTTGGCATAGTAAAAGGACATTTTTTTAAAATTATTTGAATATGGCATCACAAAAATTTGGTTTTGTAACAGTCGATCCGGTATCAGGATCAGGTGATCAGGCGGTATCTATATCAGGAGATAAATATACAGGTCGTCTTGAGCGTACAGCTAATCTTATTGTCGTTACTAACGGTGGCGTTCAAAAAGCGTTGGTAGTTAATCAGGCCGCCGCCGCTGAGTCCGTGACTTCGGATAGTCCTACGGCCACTGTCGCTAAAACCGGTGGTAATGTAACTATCACAGGTAAGTCTAATAGTACTAAGCTTACTTTCGCTGCTACTCCGGCGGAGGAGAATGGCCTGACTTTACAGCTCCCCGAGAATTATACGGCGGCTGGTAAGCAGACAGCTAACGGCGCTGTTATCGCTGACGATCCTGGTGCTACCGGAGAGTTTGTTTGGAGTATTACCATCTCCGATGTTCCTGCCAATGTCTCTATCGAGGAGTTGGTGGCTACGCTAAGCGTAACGGCTGCCGGTGGACAAAAGGCGCAAGTTACCATTACTCAAGCCGCTGGTGACTCTACTCTTGATATTGATAAGGAAACTATCAATTTGGATGTTAACGGTTCCGCTCAGACAGTTAACGTAACATCTAACGATGAGTGGACATGGAAAAATGCTGCCTCCAGAACCGTGATGAGGATGTTAGGAAGATTATAATCGATTTCTATTGTTTATTCAAACCCCGATCGACTTAAACTGATTGGGGTTTGTTTGTTTTAGTATATTTGTAAGAAAAAAGATTATGGCTGATATAAAAGATTACTTGATAGCTTCTTATCGATGTAATGGTAAGACTAATGACGATATTGACAGAGACGTATTAAAGGATTTGTCTGGAAACGGTCACGATATTGTGTTGAAGAATTTTGCGTTTATATCTGGTTCTGGATACGAAGGTGGGGCTCTTGTATTTGATGGTATTGATGACTATGGTATATGCGAGAATTTCCCGGCCATCAATGATTTTACGTTTGTATATAAAAGAATTAATTTGAATCCTTCTAAATCCACTAATTGCTTTTTATCTAAAAGTGTATCAACGAATCAGGCTCAGCAATTTTGTAGTGAATTAGCGTATTCCAAAAATGTATATGTACGTCTTGGTAGTAAGGATATTGCTGTAAAAGATATATATAACCCTGAATTATCGATCGTTTATGTAACTAAGGAGTCTTACAATGGAGAGATGGATCTTGTATCTTCAAATTATACATCAACCGTGGATAATTTATATATAGGCACTTTCTCTAGGGGTGTTCAAGCTTATGTGTGGAATGGAGCTTTTTATGCTCTTGATATTTACGATAGGACATTAAGCGATGAGTATTTACAAAAAGCATTAAATAGGATGAATGATATAGATATTAATTGGAAAGACGGGGTAGGCGAGGTGACGAACCAGCACTTGACCGTCAGCCCCGGGTCCGGGACCGGTAACGCCGCCGTTTCTTTTGGCTCGGTAATGAACAAAGGCCTTGACCGTACCCTTGAGTTGGAGATAACAACCCCCAAAGGCGTTAAGAAGACGCTCACGGTGAATCAGGAGGGATGTAGGCAAGCTTATATCACGAGCGACGGCAAACGATGGCTGACTAGCGACAATCGGGTATATGGGGTTTTGAAAAGCGATGCTCCATGCGAATGCACGGGTGATTGCCCTTGATATTTTGTTTTTACGAATTTTGTAATTACATTTGTGGCGCATGTCCATCACCATGCTTTTCGTCGCTAATTTATTATAAGGGATACCGGTCTGTGATGGGATCGGCATCCCTCTGTTTTTTAATATGGAGAAGATAAATATTTTCGATGTTCAGATTCCTGATGGGAGACAAATCCGTTGTATATCGTATAATAAGGTTACTTATTTTGATCTTGACGATATATGTAAGTTATGTTTTGACTCATACGACCTACATGATGTGGCTGATACCAAGGTTATGAGTGAGTTCCTGCACCGTGATGGTGATCGTTATTGGGTTACGGTAGATGGCGTAAGGCAGTTGTATCGTAGGATTGAGTGCAAGATGTGTTTTGAGGTTATAGAAAAATTAAAAAAATTATGAGAGAGCAGGAATTTGATTTCGTGGTATATCCATTAAAGTTGATTATCACGGTAGGATTGGATTACGAGACGTTATGTAACCGTTTCGAGAATATGGAGCCGGATCATAAGGGAGAATGGGGTGATAAGGATGATATGGATAAGGAAGCGTCTTTCGTGAATCTGGTAAGGGATAGGGACGATGATGGTAAATTCGCCATACTTTGGAATTTTTCAAGCGACGATGATATAATGATGAGAAATATATGTCATGAGTCGTTCCATATAGCCATGAGCGTGTGCCAGTTCTGTAATATGTCGCTTGGATTTAAGGTTGGAGAGGATGAGCATGCGGCGTATATAGCCGGCTTTGCTGGTGATTGCGTTAGTAAGTTCATCAATAGCAAGAATACGGATTAAATTATAAATTATAGTAATTATATACAACCTTACACTACAAATATACTGAGTTATTTTTATATATAAATAATAATCCATATATTTGTGCTATGAGATTAGTCGAACAACATATAATCAAGCAAAGCTCGATGCATTATAATGAGCTTCAAGACCTGTTGCATAAGTGCAAAAACTTATACAACAAAGGATTGTATGTTGTTAGGCAGCATTACTTTCAATATAAGGATGATAATACCGTTAAGTATAAATACCTCAACTACTATTCTCTTGAAAAGAAGTTAAGAATAGAAAACGATGTAGACTATCGTGCTTTACCGTCACCGGTAGCCCAACAGGTATTGATGATGGTTGACCAGAATTTCAAGTCCTTCTTCAATCTTCTTAACAAAAAAGGTAGAGGTGAGTATTTTGAGAAAGTAAGAATACCTAAGTATCTTGATAAAGAAGGGATGTTTATTGCTGTTTTCCCAACAACAGCCTTTTCTCAGAAATGGATAAAACAAGGTATTGTTAAGTTGCCGAAGCAATTCTCTTTCACCACGAGAACCAACAAGCAAAATATCCAACAACTCAGGTTCGTCCCTAAGAATGGATATATTATGCTTGAGATTGTGTATAATAAGAAAGAGAAAGATCTTATGTATGATAACGGTAATTACCTTGGTATTGATCTTGGACTTAACAATCTTGCATCTTGTGTATCAAATACCGGTTCCTGCTTTATCATCAACGGTAAGCCTCTAAAATCTATCAACCAGTATTATAATAAAAGATTAGCATATTTAAAATCAAGATTAAAAGACAATAAACAAGTATCAAGACAAATAAGATCATTAACCAACAAAAGGAATAACAAGATCAAGGATTATCTGCATAAAGCTAGTAGGATATTGATTAATCACGTAGTCTCCAATGGTATTAATACGATCGTAATCGGTCATAACAGATGCTGGAAACAAGAGATCAATATCGGAAAGCGGAATAATCAGAACTTTGTTTCTATTCCTTTTAATTTGTTTATCTCAATGATATCATATAAGGCTACACTTGAGGGAATCAATGTTAAGATCATTGAGGAATCCTATACCTCAAAATGTAGTTTTTTGGATAACGAGAAGATTTGTAAGCATGAGGAATATGCCGGAAGACGTATCAAACGAGGATTGTTCAAGACATCTTCCGGCAATATTATTAACGCCGATATCAACGCTGCATTTAACATCATCAGAAAATCGGCAAAAGAAGCCTTCGATGTAAGTATCTTATCAGAAGGTAGAGGGTTTTGGTGGAACCCGGTACGGATTTCCGTATAGATATATATCATTTTACGATTTTAGTGCAAAATGGTATATAATCACCTTTGTGGGGGCTTTTTGTTTATCTTTGTCAAAAACATGAAGTTATGTCGAGTTGCGTAATTAAAAGGAATAAGGAGGGTAAGATAACCCGTGTCTTGACTCCTTCCGGCGAGGTATCTACCTTGTTCGATAAGATAGCGGGTATAGCTACCGTAAGTAACCTTGATAAGGCGGCTGAGGCTTATATGACCATTTATAATGATAATTTCAGGTCCAAGTTTGGAGACTGGACTAGATCCGTGCCAAGGAATAAAGAGGCGGCCAGATCCATAAGCGCCAAACTTAACGCTAGCGAGTGGGGGCAGCTTATGTCAGCCAAGGTCTTGTCCGCCATAAGCGATATGGATACCCCGGCGTTGGCCAGAAGCCTTGGGGATAGCGACAATGTCGTGGCTTATCTTACTTCCGGAGAGGTAGGTGATGTCAATGATATGGCTGTGGTAGATACATCCACGGTACAGGAGGTGGATCTGGATTCCATAAACGAGGATAATATTGGCGATACGATACTGAAAGAGGCGTCATGGGATGATATAAGGGCTATCAGGGAGAATATAGATATTAAGGAGACAGCCCGTATGTTATGGAAGGCCGTGGAAAGCGCTTTTACCGGGCAACGACCTAATATCAGGGTGAAGGGTGGAAATATAGATGGTGAGATCATATTTTCTGGTAATGTCTTGTCTTTAAATGATATCGAGAATTATACGCCTCCATCTTCAAGATTGGTATATGATTCCGGTGAGCCTCGCCTGTTCTTTAGATCGGATGATGGCAAGGTATATGATACTTACGCCAACGCCATAAAAGGCTCGTCCGGTGGGCGGGTCGAGGCCGGGTTCTTGGCCGGCAGTGTCGAGGAGGGCGACGTCCCGTCTGGTACGGCTGACATCTTCTTTGGCTCTTCTTCCATAACTCTCAATAATAAGGAGTCATTTATCCCTGTCCTTAGCATCAGCTCCGATTCTGATATAAGCACCCGTGGAGGCTTTGTTAATTACCTTGTCAAGAAAGGTATGTTAAGCGGTGAGCGTATAAGGCTGGGGGATAGGTATTATCTCACCGGGGCCGGCAACTCCGATGGTCTTAAGGTCTATAACGCTATGGATGCCTTATCCAGCCTTAGAAATAGATTTGGAAGTCAGTCCTCTGAGATGAACGTATTGGGGTCTATAGGTTTTGATACGGAGGTGAGCGACGATCTTGATCTTATCACGACATCCGGGGAGAAGGTCACGGTAAGCAGGTCTGAGATTAAAAGCATGTTAAGGCAAGGTAAGTTTGAGGAGCTTAATAATAAGTATGATGGGTTCATGGAACTGGCCTTGTCGTTGATGATGGAGGATAATGCCTTATATGGGAGTAATGTCCGTGGCGTTATTGAGAACGAGAAGGCAGAGGATCTACAGAACAGGACCGATATAACCAACATCTTATCCACGTTAGGTATCCGTGTGATGGGTATGTCCGAATATATGGATAAGTATAAGATGCGTAATGGCGTAGATCCTTCCGCTAGGGCGTTATCCGATATGGCTAATGGCGTGATAGCATTGGCTGAGGGGGCTACGGTAGAGGACCTTAATGAGGAGGTGGCTCACTTCTTGATCGATACTTATCGTAACCAGCAGGAGATTGACGAGATACTTGATTCTGTCGAGGGAACTTCATTATGGAACCAATTCGCTGGTCGTTATTATGAGGTATATGGGAAGGAGTACCAAGGAGAGGAGTTAGACCGGATGGTGAAGCGAGAGATCCTAGGCAAGACGTTGGCCCAGCGGTTCGTCCCGGGCATGGAACAGGCGGTGGAGGATCTGGCATCGGATGAGGACGCCCAGCTTTCTTTGTTTGGCAGGATGGTACGAGCTATACGTAATTTCTTCTCCAGCCAAAGATCGGATTTAAATAAGGTACTTGACAGGATAAAGGAGTCGGCGTTAGTTGATGATCCAAGCGCCTTTGACGTGCTTCTGCTAAAGGATAGCGATCATCTCATGTACTCGTTATCGGACGTTGACGTGGCTAATAAGTTGATCAAGAACGGTAGGTCATTGGAAAGGCTATACACCAGATTGCAGAGGATGAGATCAAGCCAAAGCCAGAGGATCGGTGAGAGTATCTCCCTTCTTCGTGATATAGGAGAGAAGGTGAGACAAGTCGGGGGTGAGCTTAATAAAAACAACAACCTGTTATCCACCAAGAGTGTCATAGCGACCGCCAAGGCTGAGGTGGAGTATTTGGTCACTGTTGCCAGTAGCTTGCGTAAGAGCGACAAGGGATTGGATTATGAGACGATACAGGTTATCGATAACGTATATGGGGAGATAGTACCGTTAATTAGGAATCTTCGTGGATTCGTCAATAATCAGGCGTCGGATTATTATGGCAACAACAAGGTTGGCATGGTAGAGGATATGGATGATATATTGCGGATGGCTGAGACATCTATGTCTGATATAAACGCCCTTCGTAGCGATCGTAACGAGGATTGGCTGGATGGACAGCTCCGGATGTTTAATATCCCGGAAAGATATTGGAATGGGATAAAGAAGTTGATAGATAACATCCATAAGGATATCAATGTCATGTCCCGGTTTTTCGGGACGTTAGAACATAGCGGGAACGCTATCTTAGGCATGTTAGGGCAACGTCTTGCCAAGGCTTATAACGACGCTCATGTTGAGGGCGTGGCTAATATCAATAAGATGACGAAGATGATGAAAGAGCGTGGATGGGGGATAAAGGATAATGAGGATCTTATACAGAAGATAAACGGTAAGAACTCTGATTACCTTGATTCGTCCCGTGATTTCGCCAAATACGATTTACTGTATCGGACAGAGCAGGCGAAAGCTATTATTGATATATATGATCTTAAAAAGGTTACGGGTAAGACCGAGAAGCAACTTGTCGACATGCTTTTATCTGATAAGGGGCTTAAGGTCAAGACTCGTGATGATATCATAGGATATGATGGTGATAAACCTATTACAAAGGAGGTCAATCATATATTCAAGCCAAGTATCCAGAATTTTGATATCTCGGCCATGACATTCGAGGATCAGCAACGATATCTCGATGCGATAAATAGGTGGTTGGATGAGAATCGTGAGAAACCTATGGTGCAGGCTTATTACGATAAGATCGAGAATGTGAACAAGAAGGTAGAGGAAAGGCTGGGTCGTAGGGTATCGCAAGCCACGTCCGATTTCATGACCCGTATCCGCAGGAGCAGGTATGTGGCTATGGATAAGTTCGTGAGGAACGGGAAGGTCGATTGGAAGGCGTTTCAATCCGATCCTATAGCTTGGAGATCTTATCTGGATATCTTACGTGATAGGGCTATAGCCAAGAGCGAGTGGTATTCCGATGGGACACCAAAGGAAGAGGGATCCGAGGCTCTGATGATGTCCGAGGAGATCAAGGCATGGGACGAGGCGTGGGCCGAGGAGTTCGGGAATACCAACGATGGTCGTAAGGCTTCCGCCGAGTTCAAGGAGATACTTCGTGGGATAGAGCGGTCCGAGGGCGGTAAGGCGGCGTTCGAGTTCCTGCTGGCTGGCGGTCATCTTGGTTTCTCTAAGGATATGTGGGGATCCGAGGAGGGTGATTATTACGAGAATCTGGTTGATAAGATCACGGAGCAATCTGTATCATCATCAAGGATAGAGAAGGTAGAGGAGGCGATGGCGACAATAAACGAGATCAATGACCAGCTAAGGCCTTTGCTTATCCAGTACCGGGATAGCACGAGATACGGGGAATATGATTTCGATAGGTTACGTGGATCCGCCTCATTAAGAAAGATAAACGAGTTATATGATCGTCTGGCCGAGGCCAAGAGCGTTATTAACGCCGCCGCTTCCGCTGAGGATATTGAGATGGATATGCCTGATACGGTGGAGAGTGGAGTCACGGATTCCTACCGTAACGCTCTAAGGGACGCCATGGCGTACGACAAGGGCATGGATGAAATTAAATTCGCCAAGGAGCATATGTCCGCCCGCTCCCGGAGTCAGGTGGATAGGATGGCCGCCAAGTTATCTCGGAAAAACCCGTCATGGACGACCGTGGAGGTATCGTTTTTGAGAAGGAAATACGGTCCTGACTTCAATAATAAGCTAGCTAACGACATAGCGATGGGTAAGACTGATAAGATCCTTGTCGAGTACGCCAGAACTCGGCTATATCCTTATATGAGAAAATACTCTCCCAAGGGATATTCTGATTTCGTCAGGAAGATAAATAACGGTACGTATAAGGTATCCGAGTTCTTTGATGCCATGGAAAATGGTATATCAAAGGAAGAGAGCGTATCCCGTTTCGGGTTTGATATTAATATGATTGACTTATCGATCAATAACCAGTGGCTAGAAGAGGCCGATGCCGAGAGTTCTTTCCGTAATCCTAATTATAATCCCGATCTGGGCTATGGATATCATACGCCTAGGTTTGATAAGTACAAGAACGAGGCTTTTTTCAAGAAATACGGTATTACCAACGAAGGGGAGGAAGCTACGATCAATAAGGATAAGTGGGAGATGAGGAAGGAGCTGCTTAACATAAGCCGTAAGGCTATGGAGGATTATGACGAGCGGTTCAGGAACATCTACCAGATACCACAAATATCCAAGGGCGGCGTGGAGAGGATGGTGCAGGCCGGGGTTGACCCGAAGGCGGCCATCGGCAACGCCGTGCGTGATATTGTTGGCGAGAGGGTGGATGACCCTATACACGGTCAAGGGCAAGACCTAGGAGAGCTTGATGAGAACGATAACAAATATCGCATGATCCCCAAGTACTATCTAAGCAAGCTAGAGAATGCCGATGACGTATCTCATGATTTCGCGTACTCCTATTCCATGTTATCCTTACAAGCAGCCGCTTACAAGCATAAGAGAGCGGCTTTGGATGATGTCATGGGATACAGGAACATGATGCTGGAGACACAATACGACGGCGGTAAGAACCCAGAGGCAACGCATGCCTATAGAATGTTTCAGGACTGGGTTAACGCCAGTATCTATGACGTCAGGATAAACAATAAGCGGGCTGAATGGAATATAGGCAATTATAAGGTCGATCTTAATAAGCTGGCTCTTATGTTTACCAAATTCGTATCCAAATCCAACTTAGGCTTCTCCCCGTTCGTGGCGGCTACCGGCGCCCTTACCGGGCAGGCCAACTTCCTTTTGGAGGGTATGGTAGGGCAGTATATAAGCAAGGATTCCATGAAATACGCTTATGGAGAAGCCCAGAAGCAGTTGAGTACGTACGTGTCTGAGATCGGGGACATAAACCGTACCAACAAGCTATATGTCGTTGGAGAGGCCCTAGGTGTGTTTAATGTCCGCAACCGTGTACGATCGGCGGCGTACAACAAGATCTGGAGAACCTTATTCCGGGACCTGCCGTTTAAGATGATGGAGGTTCTTAACTCCCCGTTGGATCCGCAGGTTATTATCTCGGTCATGGATGATACCCGCCTATACGAAGGTCAGTTCTGGTCATACTCCAATTTCAAGGAGATGATGATGAAAGACAGAAATATGTCCGCTAATGAGGCTAAACGCGATTGGGAGCGTTTAAGGGATTATTCTATGTGGAACATGGTAGACGTCAAAGATGGAAAGATCGTGGCTAAGAACGAGGCTAACAAGGATATTATAGACCGATATATACCCACCTTGTCCAGTAGGGTCAGGAGCATGGTGCAGATCTGCGACGGCGCCTTGAACGAGCAGAACCGGGTGGGGGCTAGCCGGAACGCTATCCTTAATATGGTGCTGCCTCATCGTGGATGGTTTATATTGGCCGTACAGCGGGCGTATAAGAAAGCTGGTTTCAATTTCCAGACCAACCAGTTCGAGGAAGGATATATGAGAACATTATGGAGATTGGCCGGAAATGTCTATGGCTCGATGTCCGAGGGTAGGATGGGGGAGGCATATGACGTGCTTAAGGAAGAGTATGATAAGCTTACCCCCTACGAGCAGATCAATATCAAGAGATCGATTATCAATATGGCGGTATTCGCTACAATGATAGCCATAGGACGGGCGTTGATGGGATACAGGGAGGATAATGAAGATAGTTGGTTCGGGCAGTTCATTACCTATATAGGATTCAGGACGATCAATGAGATCGCTTCCCAGACATCCCCGTTTATGGAGCTTAACGCCATAGATATGCTGCAAGACCCGCTGGTCACGGCCCGGAAGCTAGGTGATCTCACCGATCCTCGGAACTGGGATCCGTTCGCTACCGTCCAGACCGGAGTGTATAAGGGCGAGAGCAAGCTATGGAGGCAGCTCATGAAGTTCTCATTTGGTAAGCAATGGTATAATATCAAGACGGCTAGGGATATTAAGCAGACATCCGACTACTGGCTGATGACCAACGGCATGACGATGGGATTCTTTCTAGGTGGTAGAAATAAGGATGAGTCCGGGGAGGACGCTAATTGGTACTTTGACAGGGGAAGATAACTGATATAGTATGACGAAAAAAATAGCCAGTCAATTGTTTAAGACAATTTGATTGGCTATATTTGCATCATGAAACAATGAATGACGGGATCTCACTTCAAGGTCATTCAATGTGTAAGATATTTTTGGCTCATTAGGATTTGTCGAGGTGAGATCCGACATTTCCTTTTGAGCCTATTTTTTTTATATTATGTGTAATATTGTTTTAAATGACAATTTGTCTATTAGATTGTATTTCGAGAAGGTTCTTGAGTTAGTTAAATCCGGAGAAGATTTTCCAGTTAATTTAGATGATGTTTGGCCTTTGATATATTATGATAAGGGCAAGGCTGTTAGAGTGCTTACTGGTGATAATGGGTTTATTAAAGATATTGATTATAAAGTTTTTACCCAAAATGGCAAAAACCCAGTTGGTGGGAGACCTACGATTGTGTATATGATTTCTGTGTCTTGTATGGAATATTTAATAGCAAGAAAAGAAAGAAGAGTATTTGATGTATATAGAAGTGTGTTTCATGGTGCGGTAAATGCTTTCAATAAGATGGAAGAATCCGTGGAGAAGAATCTTCCACATAATTATATAGAAGCATTGGAAGCGTTGTTGGCATCCGAGAAAGAGAAACAGGCGTTAGCTGAGGCCAAGAAAGAGGTAGAGGAGGCTAAGAGAATATCCGATAACATTATCAAAGAGCAGGCTCCTAAGGTAGGATTCGCCGAAACAGCTATTATGGCCAATGACAAAGGTGATGATATGTTGTTAACGACGTATATTATATCATCTTCATTCATTGATGTAGATTTATCGACAATAGCTATAAAATCTTTTATAATCATAATATAAGCTATTTTTATTTCTTTTATCGTATCATCGCTTAGATGTCTATCTCTTATATGCCTTTCAACATACTTGTTTGCTAGATTCTCTATTTTGTTTGATTTGTCCATTTGTACTATCAATTATTTAGTTAATAATAGATCATAGTCCTCTTCGTCTATACTCCCATTATTGTTGATGTATATAATGAAATCATTTAAAAGCACGGACTTATCCTTGGATAAGGCTTTTATAATAAGCTCTCCATCATCTTTCAACATCACATGCACAGTATCCCAGATAACATATTTTTGACATTCTTTCTCAATCTTCTTGATTGTTTTAAGTATTGTCTCCTCATATCTTTTTACTATTCCGCACAGTTCAGTCGTATTATATTTACGTATAGCCGTGAATATATATTCCTTTTTACAATCCCAGCATTTTATCAGTCTTTCTGATCCGCACGCCTTATCCTCGTAGAAGAAGCAACCCTTACATGGTTCATTATGGTCGTAGCTTAATACTACAAGCAGCTCCACACCATTCTTGTATATCACGTCTCCTTGTTTCATCTTGTCTATTTTATTAATCTCATTATCAATATAGTAAAGTTGGATATTATCCATACTATAGATATCCAGAACGTTGTACTTAACATAAGACCTATATTCCTAGGTATAGGATCTACTCTCCTGAATGTCAGGATCATGAATATAAATGTCTTGAAGTTCATAATTTACGATATTTTTCTATATAGCTAACTATCAAGTCTTTAACTCCTTTTGGGACATCTACCAGTTTGAGATTACCTTGGAATATGTCCTTGCCGTACTCATCCATAATCTCCCCGAATGAAGGATTCATGACTCTTGTTGACATAGATATCGGTTGATCAGTGTCAAATTTGATAACGATCTTCTTTCCGCCGTTTATCGCCTTTTTAAAAGCCACGTAAAGCTTTCGACCTTTTATTATATCACAATTCCCTTTCAGGATATTAGACATATGTATGACATATTCTTTCTTCGCATCTCCTGGGTTGTTCATAAGCTTAAGATCTCCTCCGGTATCTCTCCATTTCCTGAAGCACGGGAAACATAGACCGTGATTTGCCTTAGCGTGTCTAGGTATCATCCTGCTGCTGCCGGCTGGGATCGTATCGCCACAGCAGATACACGTCCTATCCTTGTTGGTGCGCATCGGCACATAGCTCTTTATTGGGTATTCTTTTCTTTTATACATCTTCTTCTGTTTTCAAAATTATCATCACCATAGTTGTAAATTTCATAGAAAATCATAGAAATAACTAAGATATCCTACTACATTTTAGACGCCTCAACGCATCCGGCAACCCGGCTGCTCTGCGTCCGTATAGCCGCATCAACTCCTACGGCTTGTATATTTATTGCGGCGTTGAGATCCCTGTCGATCTCCAAGCCACAATTCTTACAAATAAATGTTCGATCCGATAATTTCAGATCTTTATTCTTCCAGCCACATTTTGAACATGTCTTGGATGACGGATAGAATCTGTCTATAATAACCAGTTCTTTGCCATACCACCTACATTTGTATTCAAGTTGATTACGGAACATCGAGAAAGAAGCATCAGATACAGAACCGGCAAGTTTGTGACTCTGTAGCATACCTGAAGTGTTTAGATCCTCAATGCAGATAACATCATAATTATTTACCAGCATCGTGGTCAAATTATGTATGTACCATGAACGCTTGTTGGCTATATCACGATGAAGCCTTGATACTTTTAGCCTGCATTTGTTTCTTCGATTACTTCCTAATTTCTTTCTCGATAAATGCCGTTGCATCCTTTTTAGCTTCGCTTGGTTCTCACGAAGAAAATGAGGATTATCAACAGCAATCCCATCAGATAATGTGGCTAATGTCTTAATCCCTAAATCAACTCCGACTGTTTTACCGGTTTTATGTTTGTAACACTGTTCTGTTTCAACAAGAACCGACACGAAGTATTGACCAGAACGGTTCTTTGAAACGGTACAGGATATAAAACGAGCGTTATCCGGGATTTTACGATCAATAACAATCTTAACCCATCCGATCTTTTCGATCCGAATCTTATTGTCAGCTATTTTAAACTTCGGAAATGGTAGCCTAAACGACTGGTTGTCGTGTTTATTTTTATAATTCGGTTTACCGAGCTTTTCTTTCCTGTTCTTGTTGAAGTACTGTCTGGAGAACTCGATAAAGTCACGTTGCTTCTGCTGCAAGGTAGCTGCCGAGACTTCATTTAACCAAGGTTTTTCAATAACAAGATCCGACTTTGTTGGGAATTTCGGATTAGGGTTTGTCCCTTTATCATATGAATTGAATAAATCAACACAAGCATTCCACATAACACGGATACATCCGAATGTTTTTGCAAGAAGTTCTTCTTGTGTTTTGTTCGGATACATACGATATTTATATGAACATCTTATTAGACTCATTATCAATTCATTTTAATATATCAAATATGCAAATAATTCTATGATTTTGCAATGGATTACTATCAATTTTGTGATTATTTAATCATACTTCTCGCTGGTAACTTCTTTCACATAGTCGTGAATATCCTTGATCATCTCGTTCTGAGATCTCAGGAGATCCAGTATCTCATCGAGTTTATCATTCATTTTTTTTCTCAAATATACCTGACAATAACCAGACAACCACTATCAAAAAGAAACACAACCCAAGCGCCTCATCCGGATAATCATGCATCGCCTCTAAAATGTCCCTCATAGCTTAATGTCCATTTTGCCAATTATACGATAGAAAATATCCCTAGTCAGCTCAATATCATAAGTAGCGTCATGGAGCTTATTCTCGTCAATCTCAATACCCATAGTTCTGGCTACGGTCATCAACTTAAAGTTCTCCATATCGTTTCTTACACCCATCAGGAACGGTGTCACCATAACATATACATCCATACAGTTAGGATAGAACCATGATCCGAAATACTTATCCCCACATTGCTGGAATAAAGCCCGTAGGAAGTTGTTATCGAATCCAGCGTTGTTATACCCCACTAAATACATTTTATCCCTCTTGTCGAACTTATCCACGTATTTGGATAATATACCAACTAACTGCCTGTACCCTTCTTCCATAGGTTGATACGACTGTATCTGCTCCAAGGTAACGCCAGCCACGTCCAGCGCCTCTTGCTCTATCGTGGCGGCAGGGTTCGGGGCTAGGCGGATGTCAAACCTCTCGGCCTCCTGCCCGTCGATATCCACGATCCCTCCTATTTGGTGTATCCCGTTTCTCCAGAACTTAACCCCGGTTGTCTCTAAATCGAAAAATAGTAATTTCATATCTATTGATTTTTAAAATGTTCCTTAATCTTCTCCAATGCCTAAACAATTAAACGCCAACCATCCACTTACAACTCCCATCGCAAAAATAAACAAAACCATAAGCGAGAACAGCGCCCAATCTTTTGTATTTAGTTTATTGCTCTCCTTCTTTGCTTTTATTTTTTCAAGAATATTCTTGTCAACATTGAAATCGAAATCAAATATCGTATTACTATCTATCTTCCCATCAATATCTTTGTTATTAATAAATATCTGTCTCTTAACACTCATATCCCTAATATTTCTGCTACATAAACAAATCCATAACATATATAATTATCAGCATCATGCTCCCCATAATCAACATGCCAAATAACAGCGCATGGGAAATAGAGTGGCATATCCTCAGCCATAGGATCCTCTTTGAGGTCATCAATGTTTATCTTCTCCCTCCACCTCCACAGGTCTTGGATATCGTTCAAGATCAATTTGTTCATAACAATCTGGTTTTTAATGTTGATACAAAAGTACGACTTAAACAAAAACAAAAGCATGAATAATATTAAAATAATATTAATCATGCTTAAATATAAATATATCCCTTCTAGTTCTCACGGATATACGTATTCGTACTCATCTAGAGAAGACGTCTTATATTCAACATCGCACTCCATAATTTAATCATACTCATATAATCCATTTTTTAATAATGTTGTCATCAGTGAAAATAATGTATCTATAAGAAGTCTCTCGCTACTCCAATATATAGGGATCTCGTCTATATCTCTATACGCTACAGACCATGCATGTTTTAGCTTATAACATTCTAATGTACAACCCTCTATCTCATATGGGAGTAAATTCAGTAACGTCCCTACATCCCAAACAGGGTTGAAGACGTCCGGTGTAACGGCCTCGATAAGTCCTATGCGGCCAGCTTCGTCCTCCATAGAATGCAGTCGATCTAGGCATCGGTCCCTAAACCCGCTGGCGGTGGAGATAGGGAGGCCGGCCTCGACCAGCACCCTCCCCTGTTCTTTTGTGGTGAATATCCTTTCGTTCATCTAATCCTTGATCTTTTTCTCTACCGTAACGATCGTATCATTATGCCATCCCCCATGGGCCACGAGAAGAATCTCCTGCTGCTCGAAGCCAAGCCCTGCCCCTATACCGCCGGAGTTCCACGCGCAGGTAATGACCACCCCGCCCTTCTTGGTGATCCTAGCTATCTCCTTCTTCTGCCTAGCCCAGTAGCTGGATTGCGTTGTTTGCATATCAACAGCACCTCCAAGTCTTTTATACGACTCAGATACCTGTCTCGCAGAATATGGTGGATCATATAATACCATATCAGCTATATTATCTTTAAGACCACACAGGAAGTCCGTGGCGTCCTTATGATACATAGCCTTAGTCTCAGGGTCAAGATCGTTGGTGATCGTCCCTATATCGCTGTTTCTGGCGAATGGATCTACTATAACCATCCCCTCTTCTCGATATTTGTCTATAAGTTCCCTTATCGGTCTTATGCTGAATGTCTCACTGTTCGGCATTGACCATTTCTTGTTTATAATCATCTCTTAATTCTGTTTGGTATATAATTACCTTCATATTTATATGTGTTATTTCTATAATGTAAATACAGGTACATAAATTGAATAGGGCTATTCACCATGCCCTTATCAGTAGGATCATCGTATTTATCAAGCCAAAGACGAAGTGCCCCCCAATCGATATCCCGTCGGTCACATACCATGCAGGCTAGGTTAGCCCCGAACAGCTCCCCTCCGCTACGTAAAGACTCGTTAAATCTCTTGGCTAGCCTTTTCTTGAATCCTTTATTGTACCAAATACCGGAGGTGGCGGCATAACAGTAATAAGCGTTATATTTCATTTTCACACCCATCTTCTCAAATAAAGGCGTATGCCATATCCTGTCAAGGAAGAATACTATTCCACGATAGATAAAGGTTCGGAGATTCTTCCTGTATTTCTTCCCTAAGAAGCTATCTACACAAGATATAGTTCCGCCTGAATAGTACCAGTTATTGGCGCCTCTCTTAACCTTATCCGTCATCTTGAACTTATTTTTCCTATCCTCTACCCTATCCCAAGGCTTTAATTTATCCTCGTTAAATGTCGGGCAATAATGATAGTAATGATTGATCCATGAAAGGTATGGGTTGTATATCGTGTATCCATTATCGCTGACATATGAGTTTATATCATATCCAAGTTCTTTGGCTAGAATAGACCCTTCATCAGCTAATACCTTCAATATCGGGTTCAAGTTCCATATCTGGTCTTGACTGACGAACATCGAGTAGCATGGATCCTCATCCTCCCCATACCATCCTCCCATACCGCTCACTATTTTATCCAAATCAAGTGAATAATCTTTCCCGGATGAAAAATCATCTCTAAGAAAAAAACCTCTATATGGGATCATGTCATATACACCCGGTTGATCCTCAAACATATGTTTAGCGTTCTCGGTCAATCTGATCAATGTTTGTAAGACAGAAGATATATCTATGGGCGCATATTCACACCCATAGACCTTATTGTTTATCCAAAGATATTGAAGAAACTCGGCTATGTTAATAGTCCCGTCCTCCACGTATCCTGTCTTGTTATCGAAATTTATTTTGGCTAGAGGTATATTACTCCCTTGTGGTTGGTCACTTTTTTCATTACAACAATGCACGAATCTATCAAAGAATATATCCTTCCAGCCAAAATATTTATCCCTTAGCGTCATGAGCCTATTTTTTATCGTATAATGACATGACGTTAATAAGATCAGCCTTTCTGACCATCCCCTCAAGTTTATTAAAGCCATCCATGTTATCTCCACTGATGATAATAGTAGGATATACCTCTATACCGTACTTGGATATCTCCTCCTCCGTGGCCTTGTTCTCCGGGATCTGGTTTAACGTGACCTCACCCTCATACTCCTGTAATGTGTTGGCGATAATATACCGCATGTAGTCGCTGTACTCAGCGTCTTTCTTCGTGAAAAAATCAATTCTTACCATTTTTAAATAGTTTTTAATTTGTTAATAATTAAATCCGCTGTAAATATAGCGTTATCTACCTCATCTACACTCAACCTCCTCCCATCGAAATCGTTGGACAATAAATCTTTTACGATCTGATATCTTCTCAACTCCCAATCTATGTCTATATCAAAATTAAGATGCCTTACACAATCATAATTCAGCTCCTTACGATTCTTATCAAGGTACTTAACTATCGGGAATGAAGTACCATTGTCAATAGTACGTGCGATCACATTAATGTACCTACCAGTCCTTTTGTCAATAGCTTTTAATTTCTCGTCTACTATTATTTCTCCTGATCCTTCCATTCTATTAACCCTTTGTTATGTTTATCGTAATATAATAACGCTATGGCGTTCCAGCATACGGCGGATAGATGCATGAATCCCTCCTTATCATATCTCTCCCCTTTCGTATAAGCGACCAAGTGTCTCATGAGTGCACCTAGATAACGATTGAACCCATCAGGTATATCCTGCCATGAGTTATCAGCGTACTTCTTGGCACCTTCCGTATATACCCTCACGATATCCTCTATCTCAGCCAAAGGAAGGAGATCCCACCGGAGTTTACCGTCGGCCCGGTCGTCCTTCCCGCTACCGTCTTTCCCTACGGCAGTCTTACATGCCTTGGCTACCTCCTCTTGGTGGGCTTTAATGATGGATGCACTATTAATATTATTGAAACGGGAAAGATCGTAAGCGTTTACATTGTCTACCTTTTCCTCATCAATAAGTTTTAACTTAATAGCTCTACCTAATGATACGACCATCTCCTCATCAACCCAAATAATCTCATCTACTTCATCCGACCATAGTCTGATTCTCATTCTTCCACTTTTATCAGCGGTCTCAACTACCTCAAACATATCGCCATCATAGACCACCATTTGATACTTATAAAATTCCTCCTTCATTTTAAACTCCTTTTTGTTTTATTATTATTACTGGATCATCATTAAATGGGGATAATATCCCAATATGCAACAATATATTGCGCTCATCGCCCTCATTTTTATCGGCTTCAATAGCATTGATATTTAATTTGTTACTAGATATAATGTTACTATCTATATTAGGATTATTTTTGATTATAGCCCATCCTTTTATAATAGGTTCATGCCCCATTAATTTAGCGACATCTTCTTCTACCAACCAATATTCCTCAAAAACAGTATCCGGATATTTGGCTTTTATCTCCTCGTAAGTATTATACCATGTCATATTTTCGTAATTTAGATTAATAAAATTCACTAAGATCCCTGCATTCTGGCGTCTCACCTGTCATAGAGTAAAGCTCACCAGATGATAGATGCACGCAATGAACGGTCTTCCCGTCTATATACTCACTTCGCTTCGTGATCCCACAAATAGCGCAGCGTTGGATCCCCGGACCCGCCTTTATCCACGAGTGCCGTACGCTCCTCTTCCTTGTCCTGTTGGTGTCATTAAGCTTTCTCATGATCAATCCTCCAAGACCATTACAATCTTATCTTTACCGATAATAACCTCATTCCCGCTTCTTACATCAAAGCATCTCTCACCCTCTGCCTCCTTGAAATAAAGAGCGCCATTGTACTCGAACAGACCGAAGCCATAATCATCTAGCTTCATCTCGTTAAGTCTTTTGAATTTATACACCTTTCCCATATCTTTTGTATTTATATTTTGTATTACTAAGCACATCAAGAAGATAGATAAGATCGTTGCTATTATCCCTCCATAAAATTCAGTAGAATCATCCTTCTTATTCCCTTCTATTATCAAATAGATAGAACCTGCCATTATTATAAAGGCAAAGACTAGCCCTATCATAACATTTTCCTTGTTTTTAAAAACTCCATCATATCCTCTGCGCTAAGCTGGAAGCCTGCCGCCGCCTTATGTCCTCCTCCACTGGGATAGGCTTTACGTGCCAGCGCCGAGACATCCACCTCCTCCTTGGTGGTATAGAACGAGCATCTGAAGAATCTGCCGTTCCAGCAAAATGGCATCATCAAATCATGTTTTCTAGGATTGTACATAGACTCGAATGTGGTGGAGTTAGACTCCGTAGTATTCATACATATCGCCTTGTATCCAAATATATCTGCCTCGAATGAGAACATCTTCATTTCTCCTCTGTTTTTCTCGATGATATATTCTATTATGGCCTCGCCATTTCTTATCATATCAGAAACAAACTCGCCATTCGCCTTGTTTAGCACCTCCCTGACCATGTCAACGTCAAGCCCGCAATACCCTCTCATCCCATATTGGAATGAAAGAACGTCACTCCATTCGAAGCGATCATGATCCCATACATCATAAGCGCTCAATAATTTTACCACGTCAGGGGTTTCGATATCATCGAAAAGATATTCCCACGTAAGCTCACAAGCCGCCGTTCCGATACGTCTTTTGCCTTTGACATTATAGTCCTTCACAGCTTCTATCGCCGTCTTATGGTGGTCTATCCATGTGACATCTATCCCCTTGTCTTCCCATTCGTCGAATAAGAATCTCGTTCTATCGCCAAATGACACGTCAACTACAAACACCTTATCGTATTTATTCACGTCAGGTATTTCCTTGCCGTAATTGTAAGGAAGAAGATCAATGTCTTCCCCTTTGAAATACTTTTTTACTATAGCCGCTGACATTACTCCGTCAAGATCAGCCTCATGATATATACAACCTATCATAACTTATTGTTTTTAGCTAAAAAATCTATATATTCTTTTATATCCTTGTTTCGACCATTATCCCAATCAAATGTCTCGTTTATGAATTTGAAGTACGATACTGGGATCGAATGCAGCATCCATCCACAATATTTCCCGAATGTCATTACCGTAGAGCCAAGGGGATGATCCGGCCTCCCGGGTACAGGGGAGGCGGTAATGCCCTGCGCCAGCCCCCTCCTTCGATCTTTCTTGGCGGCTTTGATATCCAGATCCGTTTTCGTTACCTTATCCCCCATCGGGATATTGGTAATTAGTTTATCGCCGATAAACATCCCCCATCCATATCCTTTGTAGTTCTCTATACTAAGTTTCCTTATATCGCCGAACCTTGACGAGTTGTTGCAACAATCAACGACTAATGCGCTATCCTTACCGCCCTTTATCCTGACAGCTCTCCCAAGCCACTGATAAAACGACGAGAATGAGAATGTTGGTCTTCCTACTATCACACAATCCAGACCCGGATGATCGAATCCGGTTCCGAGGGCGGAATAGTTGAACACCACCTGCGTTCCACCTGACTTGAACCTCTCGACTATAGCCTCCCGCTGCTTCTTTGGCGTGCCTCCGTGAACCACCTCCGCCATGCCGGCACATATCTTGGCGTTTATCCATTCGGCGGCAGTATTACAGCTCTCAACAGAATCCATAAACACCAGTATAGATCTACAGATATCTTTTAACACCATCAATCGGCGCAAAATAAGGTTGTTTAAGCCATTTTTTCTCACCGCCTCACTAATAGACTCAGCCGTATATTCAGAGCCGTTAGAATTAAGCTTAAGGGCATCTCCATTGAAATCCCATGTCTCATATTTAAGAGGTGTCCAAAATCCTTGCCTTATCATCTCCTCTACCTGTATCACGTGAATCAGGTTCTTGAAATATACCGGTCTCATACGAGTGATGAAATTAAGCTGGGAATATGATGTCTGTCCTATCGACATGTTTTTAAGTCTACATGGCGTGGCTGTAAACCCTATCACCTTTCTCGGCTTCAGCTCATTCATGAATGTCATAAACTCACTGCCATCCTCAGGACTGTATCCGGCATGAGCCTCATCTATCAATACATTTCTGATTCCCATCTCCTTAAGCTGACCAACAACCTTCTTGATAGATCCTAAGGTCGCGTATATCATATTGGATAACTCCTTCTTACCGCATGACGCAGAGTAGATGGTTGCCGGTATCCCGTAAGATGTGATCTTGTCGTGGTTTTGTATTAGTAATTCGCGAGACGGCTGGAGAACCAGCGTCTTATCTCCCATCAATCTAGCCGCCTCGGCTATGAGGATAGATTTACCTGCCGCTACGGGGGCCACGATCAATACCGGATCATGTCTATCAGAGTTTATGTAATCGGAGATACTTTTAACGCATTCCTCTTGATATGGTCTTAATTTGTAAATCATTTGGATCTGTAGTTATCAAAAACGTCTTTCACGTACTCTAATCTTATCGCACACTCCCGACCATCGTCCATTTTCACCATTAAAGTTTCCTTGGTCTTGCTTATGGCTATCACCTCTCCTGTTCCTATCTGGGTATGGACTATATCGCCTATCTTTATATTGAATTTAATCATGATCTAACTTCTTATTAAATTCCTCTATCTTGCTCCTATCTGTCTCATTCACCATCTCAGCCTCTTCCTTGAACATGTCGTACCCTTCTCGGATATTATCCCCAACCATATTCTCTATCATCTCCCTCATCTCATCGCTCCTTACGGCAAAGGATATTTGAAATGATTTACTTGTGCCTTTCATTAGATAATCAATTTCCTTCTTGCATTCTGTCATCAATCTATCCAGATTATCGAACTTAACGAACTTGGAGTTGCCGTTGGCTTTCCTTACCCCATCCTTGAAATCCTCCAATATCCCGTTAAATACATCCGCCATGCACATCATGGAATGTAGCCATACCAACATATTGAATTTATATTCGTTGTCAGCATCATTCATCAAATCTACCAAAGACTCACTTTTTGTCAACATAATTTTAGATTCTCGATCTAAAATACTTTTTATCTCTTGTCGGTATCTCATGGCTCCAACGAAATCCATCCTAGAGTAACATTCGTTTGATTTCTCTACCAATTTCTTGATATCCTTTCTAGACATCAAAAGATCCAATATCTGTTTTTCTCTTTCGCTTTTATCCATAACCAGTTGTTTATTGATACAAATATAATTAAAGCCTAGATATTTACCTAGGCTTTTTAATAAAGTTAATCTTTTTTATTCTTTCTTTTTGACTCATCCCAATTCGATGAATATCTGCATGTCCCTTGTTTATGGATTGAGAAATCGCACCAAAAACACAAGGGCTTGGGGCGGGGTTCAAGGCAGGCCGGCTGGCGTCCCATGAGGTAGCGTGTCTCATACTTATACCCTTGTTTGGCGTCGTCCCAAACGTGAGCTTGGTAGCTATCAATCTTCTTTGTCTCGAAATCATACATATCAAGAAGGATATCATTAAGCTCCTTGACTGACCTCTCTACCTTTTCCTTATCTACCTTCACGTTTTGATTATCCAACATACGGGTAAAGAAATAGCTACACATATCTGGAAGTACCTTATATTTTCTGAGTATGTAAAAGGCGTATATCGGGTGCTGGAGATTGTGAAGCAGCTTATCCTCATCGAATAACTTTCTCCCAGACTTCCAGTCTATCGTATACATAGCTATCCTGTCTTTTGTCTTATACTCTCCACGCCAGTCCACCGATCCTATGATATGTACCTTATCGTACGTCACGCCATCCAAAGTAAGGGGCTTGGGTAGCTTATAGGGCAAGACAAAGTCCTCCTCCACGCCTACCGGTCTCGACCCCCGGATCACCTTCTCCATTGGCGTAAGATCAGACCATGCCTTCTTATAATTGCCAGCAGCATCCTTCTCAAACAACCCCACAATCCATCTTATTAGCCTAGCCGCATGTTGCATAGACTCGATCTGGGATTTTACGCTATCAAAAGGAATCTTCTCTATATCCGCATAGTAATTGAAAGCCTTACTCATATCCTCATAAGAAGGTCTACATCCGTTCTTGAAGAAATACTCCATCGTCTGATGGATAACCGTACCATATGACGTGGCCTCATGCTTCTCCGTGGATCTATTCCCTTCCACGTAAGTTTTATACCACTTGTATGGACATTGGACGAACGTGTCTATCTGTGAGTAGGATGCGGCAAGAACCTTCTCTCCGTTTATGACCTTGCATAACAAATTATTCTCCGGTATAATCATAAGTCTTTATCTATATCATGTCCATATAAATCCATTGACAGGTTTTGCAGATGGTGGAGATCCTTGATATGTATAGGATCGCTTAGATCGTCTTCCAGATCCCTAAGCCCAAGATAATACCCATCATCAAAAATCTCTATAGATATTCCGTAGCCTCGATATACATCCCGTCCTTTATCACGCTTAAACCCGATGGTATTAAGCAGGTTATCATCTATCTCAATAGGCATGACATCATCTTCCCCGGAATACCATTTCATTATCCCGTCATCAACCTCACGTTCAAGAATCAATGACTTACTTTCATTACGCATACCAGTAACGCACCCTACCCTCCATATATTGCCAGCCTTGTCTTTTACAAGATTCCCTATCCTTAGTTCCTTAACTGAAATCATATTCTTCCTCCTCTTTATAATCATCATCGCAATCATCAACAAGAGGGGTCTCTAACCCCTCTTCCCAATCATCATATCCGAAATCCATTACTTACTCTTAACCCAATCATACAACATATCCACAAATATCCCCACAGTTAGCTCATCAATAGGTTTATCGCCAAAGACATCATCCGGAATCCTTATATCCATCTTCTCTTCAATCCCTATCAATACCTCTAATAAATCAAATAGATCCATAGCTAAATCAGATGAAAAATCACTGTCTTCTCTTACATCATCAATTACCTCTATACCATTAATGTAATTGAACTCATGCATTTTTTCAAATATCTCTTTTCTCGCTATCTCCAATATTTCATCTCTTTTCATAATCCTTTAAATAATTATACAACATATTTATAAGCTCTCCTACCGTCAATTTGTGATAAGGCTTGACGCCAAGTGCCTCATCGGGGATACAATTACCCGTTTTCTTTTCTACTTCCATTATGACTTCTGCAAAATCAAAGGAATCCATAGCCATGTCCATATCCAGCTCATCCTCGTTCATTATCTGAGCGGCATGATCAAGGCCATTAAATTCACCCATCTTCTCGAATATTGTTTCCTTGACTACTTTTTCAACTTCTTTTCTTTCCATACTAAATCGACATTTTCAATCTTCTACCTAATTCTTTTTTTATATCTGATATCCTTTCGATATCCATCTTAACATCGCCCGTAATGGAGTATTCCTTATCCATCCTCTTGGGGGGATCCGGAAGCCGGCTTATGGCGAACAACCATGCCAGTTCCTTGTTCTTGTTCTCCCTAAGATATAGATCGGATGTCATGCCATACATTTTTATGATCGTATCGAATAACGTTGATTCCGATAAGCTCATATGTACGCTATAGACATTTGATGGCTTCCATATAAGGTTATCCAACCTCATCGTATACTCACGTTTAAGATCTATGTGGGATATTACGGCTCTTACTATAGGTTCTTCCTTGAAGTTAGTATTAGCCACGAACCATACGAGCCGTTTCTCTACCTCCTTGATAGCTCCTGTATCCTTACCCATATCGTTATATACCCCAACGATACGGTCCCGGATCCCCTCGACCTCCGGTGTCAGACCGGGTGTCTCTATCAGCATCAGCAGCGATCCTCCTCTTGGTGTTATCTTCCACTTCCCGTTCTTCTGAAGCTCAATATAACCAGACGCTTTATAGCTGTCTATTTTCTCTTTTGGAATGACATCAGCCATCTCCTCTTTTTGCCGGATCATCAAAAGATACCCGACATCAGACATCGTTAACCCTGATGTCATCATCTGCTCGAAATTTATGTACATAGATAAATGAATTATATATTATTATCCTTATGGTCGCCTGCTTTCGATAATCTCTTTCCCTTTTTCATACTGTTTTACCGTATAAGACTCGTTAGCCATACTAACCCTACCGACTGATATAGATTGATTTATTGATTGATTTAGATGTCCTATAACCGACATCTTAGCCCTAACCGTATTAGCGCATCTTAGAAGGATTCGATAGTCCTCTAAAGCCCGCTCGTACCTTACGTCCACCCTAGCTCTTTTATCGGCGTCGGTCATACTCTTGCATGTCCCGTCTTCTCTCAGGCTTATAGCGATCTTATCCCGTATGATCCTGATATCATCCTCGGCTATTACCAACTCAGCGTCAAGAACCCCCTTGTAAGAGCTAAGAAGATCCTCTACCGCCACAACCTCCCTCTTTAGGTTCTCCAATTCCAAAACCATAGAGTTGTCGTTCATCCTCTTATACTCCTGAACTTTTTTGGATACCTCCTCGCAGATGTCAATGATCTCCTTTTCCCGTTCCCGGTTGATGATATACCTGATGCTGTATTCAGACATCTCCTTTAAATAGGATATAATCTCCCGTATGCCCATCTTATTCTCGGTGGAGAAGTTGGCCTTTAACAACATCTCCATGCCTTTCATAATAACAAGCAAATAATTCTTTCTAAGTCTCATGATTAATATGGTGTTTCGTCATGTACTATATTGAAATCATCACTGGGCGGTATGTATTGCTGCTCCAATGGAATACTGGGAGGCGGAGGCGGTAGCGTAACGACTGTCGTGTCCGGCCTCCCACTGCCTACAGGGGCGTCCGAGCCTCCCGGTCTTTCTTGGCGTACCACACCTCCGTCAGGATAATATCGTTCATATCCTTTCATGATATCCACATGTATAGCCTCAATCTCTTCTAACGATCTCTGACGGACTTTTACTATATGATGGAATATAAGTCCATCTACACGGAAAGAGCGCCTTGATTCACTCTTAAAACGTTCCAGATTAGGATACCAGCCTTGCGGGAATTGCATGTATGATGAATAGCCGTATCTCTTTGGGATATTCAACGCTACCATAGCCGTACACAATTGCCCCAATGTATCTGATTGATAGAAATCAGATTGTTTTGGCATATGATCCTTAGGATCCCGTCTTCCCTCAATATCACGGTTAAGTTGTGATATTATAAGAAAGAATATATTGGGAAAAGTTCTTTTAGCTATATTACACATGGTTATCAGACTATCTATATTCCTCTTAGCGTCACCCGTACCTTGTATAAGAGCTGTATGATCTATGGATACAAATACCATTTTCTTATCCTTGTTTATTGGCATATACTCATTCCATAGAAAGTTTTGAAGCTCATCTACGGTTGATGGTTTAGGGATGTATGTTATTCTGCTAGAGTTCTCTTCTCTAAGGCATCTCTGCATTTCTTTTACCTCATCTTCTGACATCTCGTTAAGGAGTATATCTTGTATGTCTTTCCCCATTTTTTTTGATAGTGAACGTAACATCAAATCTTCTGGGTTCATCTCAAACTCACATCTTAACCATACATAATCATCTGCCTGTGGATTGATATTGACATTCATCACATTGCTCATGATTTTTTGCGCCAAATAAGATTTGCCAACTCCGGGCCTAGCGCCTATAGCCACCGCATGTTGTGGGTAGAACCCGCCCAGTAACGCCTTGTCAAGATAAGCGTATCCAGTACGAGCCGGGAGAAGCTCTCCCGACTGATACTTTCTTATCCTCTCATAGGCATCCATGATAATCTCCTTGGATGACCTCCATATCCTATCCTCACTCATCCTCGTGCGTTTCTATCGCCAGCCGTATCGGATTTAGATCCTCTGTTAGCTGATCTTGATTTATATCTTAATCCCTTAGCCGTATGGCATAGATCCTTCCCCTTCCGATAAGCCTTACCCTTCAGCTTATCGGTCTTGTAATTCTTACGACCCAACTCCCGTCTCTTGGCTTTCTGCTCAGGGCGGGCGTTGATCTTCTTATCCGTCTCGGCTTTCTTTCTTCTAGCCTCCGGATGTGTCCTATAGTATTCAGTCGATCTCCCCATCCTCGTCCTCCTCGTCATAATCATAATCCTCTACGATAATATCCTCTCCATCTAAATATGAGGCTTTATCTCCGAGTCTGCTTCTCATGCTCTCATAAGGATCATCCCCATCTTTTATTTCCCACACACATACGTGTGGACCTATTATATCAATCAGCATATTAGCCTTATCCTCGCTTATGCCTTTTTCTATCATCTTATCTCTGCATTTGTAAAAACCACATGTCTTGTTAAACACTGATCCTCCTACATAAAACCCTGTCTGTTTGTGAATGAAAATTACTTTCATGTTCTGTCAATTTTTTATTAATAATCATTTTTTTTGTAATCACCGTAACTCATGTCAGCGTCACACACCACCAAGTCAGTTATCTTATCCACCACATGGAATAGATGCTCCGGACATCCGTGGCAGGCGTTGCTCCCGATCACCACCGCTCCGTGCCTAGGGCAAGCCTTACCTATCGTGGTACCCTCATATATCTGTATATGGTTCTTTCCATATACCTTGATATGCCTCATTACTTTAAGCAACGACGATAAAGACATCTTGTAAGGAGATATGTATTCTTGCGGTATCCCTAATTCCCCGGACAGTTCCTTACAAAAATCCAGCTTATCCTGTCCTGTCCTTTTCAGGAACGCATCAATCTCTATCCTTACCATATCCATGGCCTTAAGAAGACCCGGTTTGGCCAATCTTCCTATCGGGTTTCCCATGGAATCCGACCTCATCCAAGCCCCGCACTTCTCGCATCCGACCTGCTTCCCCTCTGCCGTATTTATCATAGTGGATGGGCTCTTGCAATACGGGCATATGGACCCGTTTAACATAGCTTTCTGGGCTAAAGACAATTCTCTCATACCGTCTCTTCCATCTTAATATTAAATAGATTGCAGTATCTATTGAAATTCTTGTTTTCTATTTTCATATCCTCCTCATGCCTGTTAATTAACTTGATGAAATCATTGTAACAGTCCTTGCACATCCATTGGTTGATTACCGCTACATAATAGCCTACGGACGTAGGCCTGTTGCACATATCACAAATGCCTAAGCACCCATATCTGGTAAGCTTATCCATCATCTCCTGTCTTGTTATTTCAAGCACCTTGAATCCCTTGTAATTATCAACTACCTTTGCCATTGTTATAAATTTGTTTAATTATAAAATAATCCGCTATATCCATCCCCTCATCTATATTGGGTTTTGATTCTAGAAAATCACTTATCTCTATATTCATCCCCCTCATATCCTTGTCTACCTTCTTTCTCCATTCGTTGAAAGCGTCGCCCTTATCCGGGTACAGGACTATCCGCCTCCTACCCAATGTCTCTACCATCTCCCTCTTCAACATATGGATACCGCCACAGGCCATGAACAACCTACTAGGGTACACGATGTTGCAGATAACAGCCGTCTTCTCTGACTCTACTATATACACCGGAGCGTCATTGGGATAGAAGTTGATAAGGAACTCTCCGAACAGGCATTGCCTAAGCAGGTAATCCTGACCGTCCAGTATATGCACCCAACATACATGATCCATGGGAACCTTTACCCTCTTACCATCTGGTCCGTAATCCATTATCTTCCCGGTCCGCACCACCCAATTCTTATCCAGTTGCCAGAACACACAGCACTTACCCCAGTCCCCGAATCTCATCATCCCCACCTTATACAAGTTAAATGCCCTATTGGTATGATACGACCCAAATATATTGGATAGATAATCTTGAAGATCGGATGTCTCGAAAGGATTAAGGGTCTTAAACATCTTGTTTACTGGGATACAGTTGGCTATATCTGGGTTCACAGGAGGCCTGTATCTTCTTAGCACTTTGTTAGAATCGGTAAAAAGATCATTGCTCCCAAGCTCATTGCCTGTTGGATATTTAAAATAACCGCATTTATTTTTGTGATCACATACCCCAAACTGCTCCCCTACTATCTGTCCGGTGGTTACATCTACGTACGGCGTAAAACACTTATCCTTGCCGCATTGCGGGCACGTCAGCTTCCTCCTTGGCTTGCTATGATCCAGCTCATACCGATGAACGCTCTTATTGAACTCCCTAAATTCCATCACCCTCTCCTCTCGTTCATGACTCTATATATATAGTCCCTCAGCGGCTCTTTCCTTATCAGCTTATTAACATCAAATTCGTCTTCTATATCTAAGGATCCTATTCTTGATGTAACCGTATAATTAGTTTTCTCGAACTTATACTTTCCTTGAAGATATACTACGGTAGCCATATTCAATATAGGATTATCGGTCTGTCTCTTAAGCTTATACCGGCTGGTCTTTGCGGTAGGATCACCCGGAGCGAAGTTATATATCTCCTCTATCTCCAATATCTTTCCGTAGTTCTCCATTATCATTCTTCTATATAACTCAAGCTGGAAAGCATACTCGTCATAGAAATTGCCTTTCCTGTTTGATTTGAAGTCTAATATAGCGAATATCCTCCTACATCTCTTTATCTTCTTTTTCTCCGTCTTAGGCTGACCTTTCTTGGCTCCAGTCTTATAGAACTCTCCTGTCTCGACCTCTATCTCCACCATCTCCGGCTCGCTATCCATCTCCACCACTGCGTCCACCGAAGAAGCTACCTTTAACCTGCTTGACCTCAACATCTTTTCGATAAGTACAGGTTTAACATGTCTTTCCTTGCAGAATATAGCGAATGATATCAGATCCTCTATCAACTCATCAATGTTATCCACCAATATCCGCTCCATCCTATACTTATCTATTCTTAGCTTAGCCTCCTTGACAGCTTTTCTTATCCATGTCGGAATCAGTTTCATCTTAACTCCCGTCAGATACAATCCAAATAAGTAATGCATGATCGTACCCAAGTCAGCCCGGTAGTTAGCGTACTCGTCTGGGTCCTTACCCTTGAGTCTCATCTCATTCTTCCATTTTTCTAATGCCCCGGAAGTATCACAATACCCATTAGCGATATTGTTGGTAGCCCCATCATATATGATAGGGTATCCATCAGTTCCCATTTCATAATAAACACGCTTGCCAGCCACGGTCATTCTGTATAAGACTGGTGTCGGGATATCTTTGATCCATTCAGCGGCATAATACTGTTGCTCGGTCTCCAGATCATACTCAATTTCTATCTCCTCCTCAGATTCTTTCTTAGGCTCGTCAACAGGCTTTTCTTCCTCATAGATATCTTCCTTCGGAACCGTTGATAAAACGTCTAATATGCCAAAGAATGCTGTAAATTTAGGATCTGTATGATATGCCCTTAATATTGGAAGTGATGATCGCCAGTAATATGATGGCGCATGCTCATTCATTTCTTTATCAAAACTCGCCTTCATTACCACTCCATCATCCGTGATGACTATATGATGCCTTTCAGATAAACGGATCCTCATGTCATCAAACGATTCCTGATCGCTTATGACTTCCATAATCGTTCCGTTATTATATATCGTGTCACTTATAGCCTCGTATCCGAGAGCTAGAAGTAATCTTTGTTTTCTTCTATCCATGACAATAATCTGGTTTTTAATTTACCATCTTCCTTGATTTTAGGGGCAAGGTCCCTCATTTTCTTGGCCGCGAACAGCCATACGTTACCAAACTCATCCAAGAGCCGGCTAAAATCCATCGTATCTAATAGATAATCGAATCTTGTATGCTCATCAACCGTCAAGTAGATAATGTTATCATTATCCTCGGCGACCGATTTATATTTCCGTTTAGGGTATAAGTGGCATATGTTGCTTACCCCAGGACATGGTATATATGCGCCGGTAGCAGATCTTCTTATCATACTTAACTTAGCTACGTGAGCGCCAAAGAACACGGCTAGCCCCCTACCCCGGGGCTTGGCCTTCGCCCGTATCGCCGTCCTCTCCTTTGGCGGTAGTTCCCTAGCCCGGCACGCAGGGCACAACCCCTTGCTCCTTATGGCTACCATCCTCCCGCATCTCTCACACGGCAACATCCTACCTCTCATGCTTTCTTCCGTTTATAATTCTTATTGAACTCCATAAGGCTTATGGCCCTATATCTTTTAAGCCTATCTATCTTACTCTCCGCCCAATCCTGATCCTTGAAGTTGATGATCGTATCGAATATCTGAGCCAGTTCCCGGATATTAAAGTTCCTGTTCTGTATTTTCTTATAGAACCCAGACCTGCTATATCCTAGTTTAGATGCCAGATAAGTCTTGTTAGATAATGTGAGGATACGATAAATCGTACCCTCCATCTTACTTATCTCCATCAACTTCTCGGCGACGGATGACATGGTTTCGTAGCTAGCCTTGTTGCTTACTATCCTCATGCTTCTCCGGGTTCCTGATCTTACCGTCAAACTCATAGAAATCCATCAACTTCTTCTCCTCCTTAATACAGGTTACCACGAAGTCTGATATAGTCCCTTTCATGCCCTCCTCGAAGTTCTTCTTGGCATGATCAAGGTCATTGGCCCGAACGATGTAGTTAAACGCCTTGCGTTTCTCATTGCCCGATTTCTCGTCTATCGTAATATAATCAGCCGTGACCTTATAGAACCGGTCTCCATCCATGGCAAACAATTCCGCTATCCGGAACCTCTTGATATCCACGCTAAACTCACCGGAGATAAATGGTCTCATCTCCTCTATGATCCTAGCCTCACACTCGGTATAAGAAAGGGCATCTACTAAATACTCTTCCTTTACCTTCTTCTTCATGCCGTTCTCGGCATCGGTCTCGTAAGAAACCGTACATTTAAACCAATTGTGCATTTTAATCTATATTATTATTAAACAAAGGATAATCTTTTATTCCTTCACGAATATATCTCTCCGTATCATCATCCACATCATAAGCCTTCTTGAAAAATATCATAGCCTTGTCCGTGTCGTGATCCACCAACGGAAGATATTCCTTTACGAAAAGAACTTTAAGATGGTTCATATGATCGATCTTGCGCCTTACATCAATTACTTTTGACCATATCTTGGCACGGATTTCACACATCTTTTTTGTGTTCTCCTTATATTTATCTACCTGATCTTTATATTCCTTCTCGATCTCACCGTTCTTATCCTTGATAGACTTGTAGGTTTCCTTATCTTTCGTGTCAAACATCGGAACATGCCTGATATTGATTATATCTAACTTACCGCATAGTTCCTCATTGGATACAACGAAATCATAGCTAGTCCTATATAGATCAAATTCACTTAAAAACTTAGCTATCTTAATAGCATCATTCTGATCAAGAACGGCTATACTCAAACCTTCTAAATAGTAGAAGAAATGTGATGGAGAAATAGGCTTATAGTCATATGTCTTCATGATTGGAGGCTCATCTATGAACCTTACGCCTTCCTCCGCACATCTTGTTACGATCAATTTCTCTACCTGTTCGTCAGTAAGATTATATATCTCCTGATCGGTCATCTTATCAATTGTCTTCATCATCATCATCCTCCGACATCGTTATATCCTTTGTAAACTTTTGTTTATAAACCTCACTCATAAGGCAGTCAAAAGTCCTATCATCCATACTAGCCATAGCACTGGCTTCTACCATAAGATCCATCTCAATGTTCTTTACCGTGATTTCATAGTTATCATCATCTTCTTTATAGAAGATGACTTTACCACCATACTCGAAACCGTCATCTTCGATCTTAACCATATCGATGATCTTCTCTAGCTCCTTTACAAATTTACTCTTTTTCATATATGTAATTTTTATTTGTCTACAAAAGTAGACATTTTGTTTTTGAATTAAATTAAATAAACATTATTAATAGTTAATATCATCCTTTCTCCTATCATTCATGTTTATTCCTTCATAAACTCAACACAACATTTATCCACTCTGGTTATTGTTCGATAGTCATCGGTACGGATACTATATCCTTTATAGCTTTTGACTATAGTACATATTTCTCCTTTTTCTATAACCGTACCACCCTTGCTTTTTAAATGGCAAAGGGTTTTTACTTTCACTCCTATTATCTTTCTCAATGCTATTATCCTCCATATATTTTAAGCCCTTTTATGTCGTATTTGCTTATATCCATACACAAATTACACCCTCCAGTACAACAGCACCACGAGCAAAAGGCTAGTCGCTCCTGCTCTGGCCTGCCTTGAAACTCCACTGCCGCCCTATACCATGCCGGGGATAATACCCTGACCTTCTCCGGTACGGGCGGTGTCATGAGCACCGATCTCCGTCTTCCTTTGGCATCTTCCCTATTTCTCATTTGGGTTGTCCTTTAACAGCTCAGCTATCTTATCTTCCTTCAACATATTTTGCTTTCTCATGTTATCTACGACAAAGGCAGCGAACGCCATATCATACCTTTTCCTTAACTCATTGACAAAAGATTTGGCTTTTGATTCTACCATTGTCTCGATGTTGCTGTCTACAACTTTCTTCATCCTGCCTCTTATAAACTCGTCTACTGTCAACTCCTCATCCATATAATCTAACCTGAATCTATATTTCTTCTCGCTGGCGTTCTCGATGAGATCGCTCATTGATTCCCTCGCTATATCCTCAATTTTCTGTGATATCGGATTGGATATTTCTCTCATCAACTCATTCTTGAACTTTTCTTTAAGTTCACGTACTACAGCTAACCTGACCGAGCTGGTAAACTCCTCTTTCAACGTCGCTTCGTTGTACATAGCTTCCTCGAATACATCTTCCAAATTTAATTCTACTTGTATTTTTATATCATTATATTTTAATAAATTATAAATTTTTTAGGCATATAATTATCATGTATTATTTCCCCTCATCTTTTAATATTAATTTCTTCCCGATCTTTTTAATTTTTGTCGGTCTTGATAATCGATAGTCTCTTTCTATCGGTCTATTAAGTACATCATCCTTGTGCCCCTTGTATCCTTTCTCGTAAGCACTAACCCTTGCGCAAAACTCAACCACATCTCCTGGCGATAAATCAGCACTACTAAATCCTTTTGTTAAATCGAACCACAAATGATCTGATACTATTTTGCTATCAAGTGTCACGTCTTGTAAAAGCATCGTTTTTACAGGTCCAATGTATCCATTCCTAAATCCAAATCTAACAAAGGTTGCTGTAAACACATGGCGTCCTTTTGATCCTATTGTTCTCAATTCTTCTCTCATCTCCTTTCTTATTTTTTATTCATAAAACTAGTAATTTTCTTCAAATACCCTTTTGTCATCTCAATAAAGTTCACGCAATCCAGCTTGCTCAACTTGTAAATCAAAGCCGGGTTATGAATTACGGCTATAATTTGTGTTTGCGGTTTATGAAATGACAATACATTGTACAGATCCATGATATTGTCAACATCTAAATTCCTGTCCGGCTCATCCATAAGGATTGTATACTCAAAATCCTTCTCCATTAATACCACACGATTGTCTTTGTAGTATTTTAAAAGATTGTCGATCCTGTTTGCCCAGAACTCATTTGACTTTTTCTTAAATTCCATAAGCTTCTGTATCGGAAACGCATACTCATCTTGGTTAAACATAAAATCAAAAAGCGAGTTCATGGCATGAAGGTTCTTCTCCCCAGAGGACCTAGATGCCCCATTCATATACAAACTTAAATTATTGATATTATTCAATATATCATCATTTCTCATTTCAGTTTGCTGTAGGAGATGGAAGACTTTCCCAATATAATCCGACTTAATACTGATCCCGTCAAGCACCTTGTCATCATCAAATATATCAGGGAAATACAATGCTTCTGACGGTAATTCAGAACACATCTTTTTCTCGCACAACATGTACTTCGATATCATATTCAGGAGGGTTGATTTCCCGCTCCCGTTCTTGCCTACAATCACATTCACGCCTGGCTTGAATATAAACTCAGAGCCATTTTTGAACGCTTTTATCTTTGGGATATATTTAAATGGAGTCTTCTTGTTGTCGTCTATCCTTATAGAAGTTATCATCTTATATGATTTTGTGTTGAATTATTTAAGCCTTTCATCAATTGCCAAATCAAATATCTTATCAAGACATTTTCTCATCTCCTCCGCATACTCAAACAGATCCTCTTTTGAAAGCTCCCTGCGCTGCCAATCATACATATTCGTATATCGAGATTCAATAGCCTTATTCTCTATCTCCTCAAGCACTTTTTTAATAGACTTGTCTTTTTTTTGGCACATTTTTATCTTCTTCTCTCCCATATCTAGTAAATATGAATATTATATAATCGCCTATTTTTATATCCCTACATCCGCCCCATCCTCTTTAACCCAACTATCTGTATCGCAATGCCAACAATACCCTGTCTTGGAATCTTCTTTATGAGAATGGGAACCACATGTAGCGCACCAATAATTATCATCTATATCATATGTATAACTTTTATCCTCATGCATCTTATTTATTCTAGCTACCCTATCTTCCAGCAGATCCTTTAGATAATGGCATTTGTAAGGCCTATTTTCTTCCCTTAATATATAAAGATCGATGTCCATCATACTCCCCATCCTGTCCGTGCACATACACTCGGCGGCATGACGTACGCTATCTTCCGGCATCCCCGGGACTATCTCCCGGATCACTGCCTCCATCTTCTCTTGGTATTCGGTGTCTACCTTAGCCACCAAGTCTTCTAGTTTATCTATTAAGCTCATAATTTTTATTGTATATAATTACTATTTGATATTTATACATATTTATTCTGTATCATCTTCACCTTCACCTATCATATCCGTATGACCAAATACCATATCAATAAATTCAAGCATCTCATCATTAAACGATCCGCTTTCTTCTTGCAGCTCCCTACATTCATCCTCGGTCAATCCACAAGAAGACACCAGTTCCTCTGCGGCCTGCGTCCATCGCCCGTCGTGGGCTAGCTCCTGAACCGCCAGCCATATCCCTTGGTTCATGCCCTTCATTCTTGTCTTATCTGAAATATTCTTATCCTCCATATTCTCAATCATTTTTAATTCTTGTTTCCAAAAAGCTATATATCCATCCTCTATATTGCTATGATATACAACATCATTGGTGCCATTATCCAATATCTCATATACGTCACCCGACTCATCCATTACCCCACGAAAAATGTTCTCTCTATCCAAAAAATAACATGGTTTCTGTACTTCCGGTAGAGAATTATCTAATGATATCCACTCCGATCCAATTACGGTTATTGTAGCTCCCATATGATTCTCCATTTAATATGATTACCTTAGTTTTATTAAATTGATCTGATCTTTCGATCTCTCATCTCATTCTTGTCCTTAAACATCATTATTCTATTAACAATCCCTTCCGATTCCATGTATGTCGAGAATCCATGTATCCTTAGATATTGAATAGCTGATAATGATTTCTCTAATATCTCCCTATATTCCATATCTGTTTTAACTGCTTTCTCCATGATCTTTTTCCTCCATTTCTCATATCCAACCTCTACTTATAACACTATTATAATCTATTCCATTATCCGTAATCACTTTATTAAAGACCTCCTCGGTATACGCCAAAGACTCGCCCCTATTAGCCCTCTCTATATTCTCACTCATCATCCCCATAGCCTCTATCAAGGCCGCTGAGGAGTTGGCTATTAACTTAGCCGCTTCTATTATCTTATTATCATCCATAATCATATTACTTTAACTTCCTCGTTCCACAAATGTCTTTCATATACCATGGTTGTTCCTATTAGGATCCCGGTATCTCCTCCCCAATATTCAAGTATTTGATTCCTGAATTTGTGACGCAATTTTTGTATTCCTCCCTTGTTTTTATCATAAGAAGAGTAATCTGATAATCTTACTGTCTCCATCGTTTACCTCCTTCATTTGTTCGTATGCCAATCTTTCAAGTTCCGGCATGGTGTTTGTTTCTTCTTATTTTCCCCCATACTTATTTCTCATTTCATTAATATAGCTCATATACCAATCTCTTATATCCTCTTCACTATCCATGCTATACTCTTTATTGAATGGATCGTATCTGATAAACTCCTCTGTTTGGCAGAATGGGCATGGGATCTCTTCCAATGGCTTGATTAGAACACCATCATCACCTACATTATCCAGATCATACAATATGCCATCTATGCAAGTCGCGTCTGGATAATTCGCGCCGAAAAGCGGGAACTCTGGACATGTGTTTCTCATACTTGTACTATTCAAATTCGTTCTCATATTCCTTTCTCCTATCCACTTCCTTTAAATTCAAACTATCATGTGTCAATGTCTTCTTTCCCAACAAATCAAAGAGAAGCATCGCCCTTGACTCCGCCTCTGTTTCCCCAAATCCATTATACACTTCCATTGGCGAATCGTAGGCATTGTAACAGACATAGGCGGCTTCGTAATATCTACTATCCCTATTCGGGAAATATTGCGTAAGCTGCAACCAGTCATCCCATATCTTCGACTTGCTGATATTTATAATAGGTAATTATATACAACCTTGCACCACAAAGCATGAGCGGACGCCCCGCTTCCCCGACCGCCTACCCATATACGCCGGCTCCACCGGTAACGCCACCCATGACATCTTGGATGCCTCTCCCGTAAACCTGATAGTGATTGCCATAGCTCTCAAATGTTAGTTGATATCTGTTTAATCCCATCCTAATTGTCTCGCAACACCTTCCATCTCGCTATACGCTATCCGGTGACATCCGGCAGTCAGTATATCGTTTTCATAACGATTGAACGCCCATCTGTGGCCGGTTACATCCAATGCTAAATCGTGCTTGAACTGACCTCCATTATGAAAGGTCTTAATTAACCGCCAAAGTCTTTCACCTTCAGTTCGCGTTATCTTAATACCCTTGCTGGTTTCTATTTTGCCGTTTTTAACACGCAGCCACACGTTCGGCTGGTCATTATTAAAACAATGATAGTACAACTGTGAAATCTCACCAGATTTCCATATTTGTACCCGTTCTTTCAACGTTTTGTTACGAGCCTCTTGTTCCTTTCTATATGTTTCTATTTTTATCTTTTCTTTTTCTTCTCTACTCTTTTCAAATCTTTTGATTCTTTCTAGGTATTTAATCCACGTACCCTCTCCACATACTTCATCAACAATCACATTTACAGTCCCAAGCACTTCCAGTGGTTGATAGTCCAATAATATCTGGAAAATACGTTTTAATTCACGGACATATTCACGTTTAACCTTATCTGATTCTCGTGACAATTCATGATTAGTTCCAAGCCAGTCATTTGCACTCTTTTTAAGAAGACGCTGGGGAGTTCCCATATCGAAGAACTCGATATAATCCATCATATTTCTAAATACTCCCCAAACATTATGATAAGGCAATTCAGTTCTGACCTTCTTGTATTTTTCAATAGCATCTTTAATGGATTCCAATTTACTGGTGACAAATGCCATATTACCGGTATTTGACATATTATATCCAACAGAAAATACCTTTGAGTCAGTTGGTATTGCGTTGCGAACAAAATATTGATGTTTGCTCGTGGTAGAGGAATAATGTATACTATTAATCAAATACGCTTTTTCACCACGCTTATTTCTTACGATTCTTCCGGCCTCAAAGTGATAGCCATAAGAATAAATACTTTCACCTTCAAAGAAGAAATTCCTACCATTTACAGATTCTTTCTTTTCGTTTGCCCATAAATGAGCGATCATCCTATTGTCCATATTTATTAAGTTTTGAGTGTTAACTATTGATTATACTTGCTAAAAATAACATCGACACAAGTTCCGCCAATAGCGTTTGCGTCATTATACGAATAAAAACCTTCTGTTTCCCAATCCACGCCAACTGGACAACCATCTGCATGTTTTACAAAGTCATCAATTTCTTGCGCTTCCTCATTAGATATTCCAGTGTAGTCACCATTAATCAAAGCCCCAATCCAATAAATCGGAAGCCTATATCTTATTATCTCTATATTCATAACTTTATCAATTTACAATTACTACCTTTTCATTCTATTTTATTCAATGGACCGGCATACGCTTCCCCATTCTCATAATAAAGCTGGTCCTCATACTGGTTATGATGAAGCTTCTCACGTATCGCATCTTCATCTTCAGCCCAATGTTTATATTCCTCATGCCAAGTCTTGAAAAAATTATTATAACATTTTTCTATTAAATCCTCTAAAGAGAAATTCTCCGGGTAAGTACACCAAGTATCGTAATAATCAATTATTGGTTTAAGAAGATAACAATCATAACACATCCCTGTTAATGGACAATTGTCTTCGTATCCCAATATTACCCGACTGCGTCTGCACTTGTAATTATATTTCCCATCTATATATTTGCCTGTAGAATAATATTTACCTTTCGTGATATGTGGCATAATGTTGTTATTGATATACCTGAACAATAATTTACCGCATAGATTCTTAGGGAATATATCACGATGATAATCTGTAGGATGTTCATAAATAGGATCATTGTATTTAAACTCATAACTAAAATCATATCTCTCGTATCCAACTTCCCAATTATAAACCCTAGTATCTGTCATATCCTCAAAGGCTTTCATCGACTCTTGATAGTCTATAATATAATCAACCATACATTGCCCTATTACATTCCAGCGCTCACGCTCTATGATCTTTTTTTGTGAGTCTTTTGATAGCTCATCAAACTTATACACTTTTAATACATTTTCTTTCATAATCTCTCCTCTTTTAATATAATTAGATCTCTAATGCCAATCGAATGACTTACGTACCTCCTTATGTTCACGTTTAGAGATATGATTGTGGCTATTCTCACGAACCACCACAATCCAGATTCAGATATTACTCATCCTTTATCTTTACGAATGGGTTTTCTACATAAAACTCCACTACATCCTTAGATTTTATAGATGTCACTATACCGGTGGTATCCACAAATCCATCCGTTTCATCCATTGTCAAATCTTCTATTTTATCTCCCGGCAGAAAACAAAGATTATAGTCTTGATCAATATACATAATCATCTTTAACCTAACCATGTCGTCAATGATGCCTTTCATTCTCTCCACGACATCTAATTGATCATCACTAAGCATTAATCTACTTTTTGATGATTTCACTAATCTTATGTCTCCATTCTTGTCAACTACAGTTAAGTCATTGAATTTATACACATCTTCACATGTTCTGTAATATATTTCCTTACAATAAATTTTTCCTTTATTATCTATTTCAACATCAAAATATTCCAACTCCCCCTTGACAGCTCTTCCGTTTTTGTATTTCCACACATCACCTATTGGAGCGAATCCATATAATGACTTAAAAACATCATATATTGATAGTTTTGTCTTAGGGATGCTCTTGCCCTTTTTAAAACATTCTTCGGACGAATAAAATAATTTCCCATCTAATGTCTTCTCAGTCCTACATCCTCCCCATGTTCCTACATATCTAACTACTCCATATGTAAAACTGATCAAGATCTTATCAATCTCAAACCACTTTAATCTTCCTGACATATCGTCAAAAAGATATCCACTCTCTAGATAAACCGATAAACACTCTTTCATTTCCATAACAATTTATTTTTTTTAATTAAACAACATCATTTGCCTTGATCACTATCAGTCTCAATACTCCTCTAAGTATCATGGTTTTCATGATACAACTTCCTTGTATAAGGACTCCAGATTGTCCCTGACTCTACCGCCGCTGGGTCAACGGCCATCAACCCTGCGCCTATCTCATAATATAGCTCAAGATCCATTGGCTCTAACGCTACTTTCTCTGCTTCTTCCCGGCTTAATCCTGACAACATTAAACACCTAACTCTATTTTCATAAGCGATGGGCGTTTCATCCGGACTTAACCTTACTGATATTATTTCAGCATCTTCTATACTATTAAAAATCAACTTTTCTTCCATATTATTATTGTTTATGGTTGTTTCTTCCACTCGTTATATCCTACCTCAAAAGCTATGGGGTCATATCTTTTCAACATAACCCCATAATTATCCCTACCAGTATATCTATCCTTACCGCCTATTATCCATTCTTCCCTAGACAAAGAATTACCAAGATCGTTAAGCATGCTTATATAATCTTTCTTGCTTTTCATATCATAATATTACATTAAACAACTCGTTTAGCCTATCTATCTCATTTAAGTACTCATCTTCTTTATAAAACTTAATTTGAGTCCCATTATCCAAACCAAAGGACAGGGTGAAGGATATAACCCAGCCCGATCCGTCCACGGCCTGCCCCTTGGGAACCCAAGACATTACCGCCTTCTTGGATATCCACCATCTTCCTATCTGAACGAAATCAGGATAGTTGTTCATTAAATATACCATCTGACTATCCATCTTATTGATATCATCAAAAGACACTATATGCCACTTGTTTCTGATCCTGATCTTCAAGAAATGTTTATCTATATTATATGCCGCAAATGCTGATATCACGGAACTAGGATATCTAACCCCTTTTATTACCATCCATCTCATATATCCCTCTAATTTTGTATTGGAAGCCTCTGTATCTAAGATTCTTGTCGAATCCTTTATAAGATTTTATAGCCATTTTACAATTTATTTAATATAATTTCATCCACTTCTGCCCTCTTATCCATAGGCTTGTTTTGAGATTCATTGATAAAGTCAAGCACCTCATCCCATGTCCTCTCAAACAATTGTCCATTATTAACTCCACAACACCCACATCCACTAGAAAATACTGGAATTATACTCCCATCGCACATCTTAACAAATTTATATCCTATATATTCATCACATAATGAACATCTTCTTACTGGTATAAATCTTACTTTACCGCTATAAACGATATTTACTAATGTCTCACGATCCATATGATTTTCTCCTCTAATTAATTGCCCTTATTTCTAGCCAATCGAATAAAATTTATCCGCGCTCTCTTTTCCGTCTCCTCGAAAATTAGCCAGCCCGCATGTCAGGATGCTCACAAGGTTATCCACCACCTCCAACTCGCTCGATTTGAACCACGCCAACTTACTATAAGTTTCACCTATCCATATTATACTCATTTCCCCGTCCCGACTGACCTCCTTGACCAGCCCTATATGGTTTTTAGTGTCCTTAATCACATTTAATTCGTCAATATTTGTAAGCCGAACAAAATCCATCGGTCGTATCATTTTATTCTCGTCCATGTCCTTATCCTCCTATATTCTTTTTATTTTCTCAATTTACGCTTAACCTCTTTAACATATTTAGCAGAATGCAATCCCCTATGCAATCTTATAGCCCGATCTATATCCTTTTTAGGATTATGGTGAGATTGATATATCTCGAACATTTCCCTAGCCTTGACAGGATTTGTCCTATCATCGTATCTATACCGCTTCTGCTTCCGTTTAAGGCGCAATATCCTGTTAACCTCATCTACATACACCTTTTTCATCTGCCACCTCCCTAAAGCCCCTGAAGTGGCGTTGTACGCCCGATCGTCGTTCCTTGACTCCACGAAAGATATGGCGGCCGCCAGCTTATCCCATACCCTTGCCTCTACCACGGCAGACCTTGGGGCGTGGGGCAAGCCACCGCTCCCTTTTGGCGGTGTCAACATTATCATCATCGTTACGAGTAAGTATCTTATCATACTTCCTTGTTTTTATAAAATTCCTCTCCAAATCTCACATTATCCACATAATCTTCCATACACTCATGAACAATTATATGAATATCCCCCTCCGTGTATGTTACCTCGGACATTAACCTCTCATTGGTCATCCACCAAGAATAACTATCAATATGCCGTATCTCAAATCCACGACCATGGAGCAGGCACATAACATTGTGTCTTAAATCCCTACCCATCATTATACACTCATACACGATATATCCGTTTATATTTTCATGAGACTTTCCGAACGTATAAATATACCTGCTCATCAACTTATACAACTCCCTTGTCACAGGATTTGGGATCGCCTCATCCATATCAAAATCATCACCCGTATCAATAATCTTATCCACATCCCGCTCATCAATACAAGCTCTAGGCATGCCATCCGCCCTCACATGAAGGCGTGATCGGTGATCTCTACTTAATACTGTCCCGACATATCTTTCTCCTTTTGCATACCCTATATTATGGTTACCAGTTATACGAAACATGATTTTGTCACCTACATTAATTTCTTCCATATTTAAGATATTTATATTATTTGTTATCCTTTTTATACAAAAAGAGGATATAATGGCATAATATTATGATATCAAGACACGAATACGTTATCTATCATATTATCATACATACCCTCCATGCAACGTTATTCACGGCATTATATCGTATATGATGCCGCATACCATAAATACGTCTAATCAATCCTCTTTTAAGGGCTTATTGCCATTTAGGTAACTAGCTATGCCTAATATTTTCGAAATAAGGGCTTTTTTAGCCTTATACTCATCGTTTATCCCTATTATCGCATATCTGTATACCATCCCATCCTTCGACACCTCCACGCCCACGTATTTAGGCGCAACGGTATCCCTATGTAATACGATAAACGGGCTTTTGCCGTCCAGTTCATTTATCAACTGGTTAAACTGTCGCCTTGTCATCTGATAGTGATATTATTTCCATGTTATAAATACGATCTCTTTTTACCCTTATCTTCTCGCATAGCTCATCGAAGCACTTATCTTCTTCTAACTTATCAACATAATATGATACACTTGATTTAGAGCTTCCTTGAAGATATATATTCCCTCTTATATTCTTTGAGAAAAAATTAGGCAAGACCATCTTTTGTCTCTTATCCTTGTTATCCATGTAAGATATAACAACAATCCACAACTCTGGTTCCCGTTCTTTTATTGATAACATAAGATCAAGACTCGATTGACTATTGATATCCCTCCTGCCAGTTTCGTTATAACGTAGAATAATATAATCATCCGCGTTATCGTCCTCAACCATCACGACTATAGGGCGATCGCTCTTCCCATTATCACATAATATTCTTGGCTCTTTCCCGTTGCGGAGATATACCTTATCGTAATCTCCGTTTTTGTATATCTCAAAATCAAACTCTATCACCATATCATTTCCTCCTATTGATATATTGCTGTGTACGTCCTTCTTCTATCTTCTCGAAGTAAAACTTACTCCCATATAACCGGGTGAAGCAGATGTTATACCCGAAATGCTCCGCGCGTCTGATTTGCGCATAACCTCTACTAATGTCATTATTATCAATCAGCGTAACAAAACAATGTGATCCTACCTCTGTGTTTAAAACCAGATTTTCCCAATCTTTTACCTCCATATCAAATCTCCTTAAATAATTTTTTGTTATGATTATCGCTATTATACCATTTATCAATATTATCGTACTGCTTTGGATAAACCCCATAGGCCTTACACCACCTAGGTAACGGCCCGTTCAACGCATCTAACGCCGTCGCAAGGTCGAACGTAGCCTCCTCCTTGATACAACACCCCGATCCACTCCCACGGCTCGGTATATAAGCTCTACTATATGCTACGCTCATCCCATATTCCCCATGACTCAGATACCCGATGTTGGGTGAATCAGGGAAGGCGTAATACAACATTATATAATCACCCTTACTCCAACCTCTATTATAAGTATCATCCTGCCACGCAAAAACCCTGCAACCGGCTTCTTTTAATTCCGCTGCCGCTCTTTTTAAAATATTGTCCATATACTATTTAATTAAGTTGTGTCAAGGTGCCGGGAACCGACCCCGGATCATATCCGCACACGTACGATTATGATATATCCTTCCACCCCGCCAAGGTCATGGTCACAATATTAACAAACTAAAATCTAATGTTCATATCATTACACATCTTGAAGAAGACCTCCCTTATAATCTTCTTGTATAAGATGTATATCTCATCATCATCAAATTCCACGCCCCATGAACGTAATAAATAGCTTTTTGTAATTATCAGTATCTATATGATCCAGTATATATATCTCTATAGCGTCTCTATCGTATTTTGACATACCTCTTCCTCCTGTTTTTGATATTTAATGACCCTTTTCTCCCCATACGCCTTCGCTAACTGAATAAGCTGGCCGGTAAACACCTTGGTACGGTGTCTTACAATCTTATCCACCAATTCCGGGCATCTGGTTCTCCATCTATAATTAACCTCGCCCTTAGCTTTCTTCTTGTAATATCTGTAAAATGTTACGGCCACTACCACTTCTCCATCTTGTTCAAAAGCCACTAAATCGTAATTGTTGTAAACTATTTCGTTCATGTTGTTATTATTTTTATGTACTTAATCACCTCTTCTGGTAAGGATGCTAGATCCTTAACTCTTTTACCGAAATCGTATGTCTTTCTCTTCCACGGATAATAATCCCCTACATACATCGCTATTCCTTGAGGATGGAACGGGTTCGAGCTATAACTAAATATCGGGTAATACGGGACATTATTATGATCATTACTCTTACCGCTTACACACACGATAGTATATCTATCAGCCGTTTTATCACCCAAATCATACACCCTTACTTTTACTTTCACACCATCGGCGTTTGTTATAACATTATTCATACGCACCTCCTTTATTGTTCACTATTAAACTAATCTATCTCCCTACCATATATAGTATACGATCCACACCAGCCACGATTCTCGTTCGATACCCTAATATGATCTACAGGCTTATCTCCTGCCATACAATTAGCGTAAGATAATACCTCCGACATGCTTCTAAACCCAGAATCCATTGATGATTTAATAAGCTTCCTATCACACCCAAATACCAATATCTTTACAACATCCTTCTCTTTTACAGTTCTTCTTACACGCATAATCTTGCCATATAATAAACAAACATAAAATCTATCTTATCACGGTCATTACGATCCACCCTATGCCCGGTTAGATCCAGAATAACACGACGTTTCTCTACTACCGGTATATTATCGACCTGGATCTTTATATACCGGTATTCCATGACCTCCAATTTCTTGGATAGTATATCCCGAATATCTTGCCGACGGAAATACATGTTTATCCCTATGTGGCTGGATGTTAAAAGACATTCGTCTATTATCCCATCAGTATCGAACAACAGCAACATATCGTCCCTCTCGATAGTATATTCCATATCAAGAATCTTGATACGTTTACTTCCATCCTTCTTCTTAGCTATTAAAACCTCCGTCATTTCATTCTCTTTCGTAAGGATATAATACGCCTCTTCTCTCGTAATATTATCCCGTAGATAAAGCAGCGCTTCATCTTGTAATTTCATAATCTCGTCCATGTTATTAGTGTTTTATATTACCACGCCAAAGAAAAAAACGGCAGCCGACACCCGTGACCTACCACGCCGTGACACCGCCGTCCGTTCCCATTGGTATTATTCTACCACCTCTAATTTCCCATAATAAGGATAAAAACAACCGTCTCGATAAACCGAATATCTGAGCGTTTTATCCTTTGCTTCATAGATGGAAACACAACCGCTGTTATAAGCGTTGGATAGTTCTTTTGCTACAAATCCGCCTATTTGTTTATAGGTTTTAGGCGTATCCCTCAACGGTCTGCCTACATATATTTTTACTCTTTTGCACTTCTTGTCGCCTACGTATATATTCTTTTCTCTAAGCTCCGTTAAATACATGAATCTCATATCAGCCGATTTTAAATCCAACATTCCTCTACCTCTATCTCCATATGATCCGCCCAATCACATCTATCAACATCCTCTCCATCCTCAAAGTAATAGTAAGCCCATACCTGTACGCTTCCTACCTCTATATATCCATCACTTTTCCATTCTATCAACCCGTCTTGCCTTACCACGTTGGTAGGCTCAGCCCCTAGCGACAGCAGATTATTTACTATACTACCGCCAAATACGTTCCTTGCTTCTTCTTTCGTCATATCACTATCAGATTTTTAATATTACACTAACGCCAGAGGGGAACAGGGACGGACGACCAGCGGGACCTACCCCACGCCATCGCCGCCTCCCGTTCCCCTTGGTTTCCTCCGCATCGCCCCATACCAATAAACAATATCTACCCGCCATCGCTCACAACCGCCTTGCCTTGACCGGAAACTCCTACCACTTGTAAACTTTTACATTTGATCGGAAGATATCCCTTGCTTGAAAGGCGTTTCCCTTGCTCGAAAGGTGTTTTTCTTGTTTGGAGGTGTTTTTTCTTGTTTGGAGGTGTTTTTTCTTGTTTGGAAGTGTCCCATCCCGCAAACCCCACCCCTCCCTCGAAATCCCCACGAAATCCTAAGACCTTCCGCTACTTTGTTCCACGTGGAACGCTGATTCAGTCTAGGATATCGAGGTCTTTGTTCTTGATTGCCTTATATACTTGCCTAATACAATATATTGATAATAAAACCAATAAAGAAACTATGATTATAGGCAGGGCGTCGCCCGTAGCTATAACATACCGCCCCAACTCAAACGCCATGTACCCACAAAACAAAATGAGTACGAAATATATAAATATACCCATAAAAAATATACAATAAGTAACCACGATTTTAAAATTGAACACAAATAACATAATTAATTGAGTATCAATAAAATAATATATATCAACCCCTAGAGCTACCTCTAGGGAAAGATAAGCCCAAACATAGATAAAAAATATACAATAAGTACCTTCTATTATATACCTTTTAGGATCGATTCAAGCGCAAAACCATACATAAGGGCACAATATACCCGTCCGCATGGATATATATGTATACAAAATAATGCTAAATAAAGCATTTTACTTACACATTTTCGATCAAGGCTTAAAATTTGCCGCCTTAACACTTTTATATGTAAGTAAAACATATGATTATGCTATCATTTTGTAAAATATAGGCACAAAAAAGCCCTTTCGTCCTATATAACTATAGTACGAAAGGGCACAAACTTTAAAATCAAATAAAAACAAACGACTACTGTCGTAATTTGTTTGCCATGTAACTAACACGTTTCCGCCTACATTTATCAGATTCCCTACTACAATCTAATTTATTAGACTTGTATAGCTCTTTGGTAAGCTCAACGTAGAACTCAATTTTAGACTTTCTTGCAGCGTCTAAAGCCTTTTCCTTTTTAAGTGCTAGCTTCCTATTAAGATTATCAAACTTTCTCCTATACATAATTTATTTGTTTTAAATTGCACCAATAAGAAACGGTAAGCCGGGTGACAATACGGCCGGCCTTATCAATACAATCAGCCGGACACACCACACCCGCCCAACTCCCTTTGGTTTGTCCCTTTGCCGACAACGAAGCCGGCCAAATGCGCACATACGTTACCCGTGATACGTACCGACAAGGCGCATTTTGTCCGTCAATTTAACCGCACAAAACACCCTTGTAAGGGTTGTTATTTTGCTACTACATATAACGAATAAGTATTTAAGCAACCTTAAACGTTATTGCTTTGACATATTGGCACGGTTATAACACCGTTATGCACTCCATACGTGCTACTCTAGCAACGTATAGACATACGCCCTATATATACGTATATACACCAATATACCCCGTTATTTTACACGGCCTATCCGGAAACCGGACGTATTAACCCGTCTTGATACAAGCCCAAAGAATAACGGTCCGTCTTGCGACTGAAAACGGACCTAAACCACATTGTTAAGCGGCGGCCTATCTACACAAGCTATCGAACACCAACGGCTATACCCCTACCAACTTGTGTATGCTTATATCAATATGTTAAATAACTTCTCTTTTAGTCTGAGTCCGGTTGCGCGACGAGGACGCAAGAGTATGCAACCATAACGGGCTATAATAGCCCGTATATTTATCTATCATTTCTAGGGTGAGTTAAGTAATATGTGATACATTTAGCTATAAGACTAAATGTGTACCGCTTTATTGGAACGGCGCATTTCACAATACGTTTATCTGATCCGTTAAATACATCATAATATACCCCTCTATCGTATTCCGTGGGTTCATTATATCCAAAGCGTTTATGAGAGGAACCAATTATTGCTATATCCTCTATTTTGTTCATTTCAAGCTTTTTGTTTCTATCCTTATCGTTTTTATCATAGTATTCACGTTCTACTTCTTTGTATGCGCAAAAGGTACCATCTACACGTGGAAGTATCTCCTTGCAAAGTTGTATCACTACCTCTTTATCTTTCGCCAAAGCAACTAAAGCAGGTACAATAGCTTTATCTACTTTAATATCGTTATCCTTCAATATTTCGTTGATCTCTTTACCAGACTTAAAAAGATTGCACCATGCTTTGATGGCACCTGTCAATGTTTTCTCACTTGCTTTCTTAACTTCATTCTGGACTTTGTTCAATTCTTTATTTGTCATTAGATTTGCCCTTGCCCTAGGGACTTGCATAGGCATCTAGCACGCCTTATTTGTTAATATTGTTATCTCACATTGCAAATATAATATATGTTTTATTGTCCAACAAATATTTTGCAATAAAAATTCGACGATTATATGTAATAAATCTAATCAAATGTAAATGTATATTAAAATATTAGTTTATATTATTGATGACCAATAAGTTAAGTCAAAAAATAGTAATTCTTTTTTTTGGCTTGCAGATCGTTTGCCGTTCCTGTTTCCCGTTCTTCGTGGATTGGGGGGGGCTGGTCCAAAAAACGGCAGCCCGGCCGGGCCGATTTCGGGGAGGTGGTCCGTCCCGCATATCCCCGCATATCCCCCGCATATCCCAATATGTCCGGCGTCCCAACATATTCCTATGTCCACATCCCTCATCCCCTCACGACTTAATAATCCCATTAATTTTATTATATTTGCGATATAATTAAAACATAACATATTATGAATAAAGAAGTTAAATACATGGGGGGGGGGGTATTTTAACCCTCAGATAAGGAGGGGGTATGTTTAGGCGCAGGACTTCTTCTCCCGGTAAGATCCACTACCGTGTTAATATAAACAAGAATATGTGTCTTGGCGTTGTAGATATATATATTGATGGAGATAAATATCAATCTGGTTTTAACGGATCTTATCTTGATATATATCGCGATAAGAAGATAAAAACTATAAGCATAAGTGGACAGATATCATATCTAAATCCGAAAAATGAGTACAATATTATTTTAGGCATAAGTGGAGGTATTATAGAAGGAACCCTTACGTATCAATATAATTCGGGTATGCATTGCGAGTTGGCTAATAAGGTGACATACGGGAATAGGATAACTAATTTTGTTCCTGTAACGGTGATAACCGATCCTGGGAAGATTATTAATTTCACTTACAGACCTGAATTAAAGACTCAGGTTTTAGATGAAAGTTATGTAAGTTGGGATGGTGATTATGTATTAAACGATAATTGTATAGTAACTGATCTTTGTTCGGGATGTGAATCTTATGCCTATGGGAAAAGTTCTCATGGTAACTATCGAGTAACGGTAAGGATAGTGTAATTCCAAGGGAAGGGGGGAGACCTCATCCCTCCTAGCCCACCCCTCGGGTCTTCCGCCGGCTACTTCCCTTGGTATATATCTTTATGGGATAATTAGATAGGTAGTGGCACTACCACTACCTTAATATTATAGATCTCGTATCAGTCTAATTCTTTTAGGATTTCTTTTATCCGATACGCCTACTTGACCGTAGCCTGAAACCGACCAATAATTTCTATCATTACATTCAGAGCTTGTCATATACGCCTCAGTTGAGGCTTGGAACATCTTACCTCCAATAAGATACAATATATCATTTATATCAACCATCCTCATATATACCAATGACATTTGCGGACAAGAGGGGATATACCAGTCATCGAATCCAAGGGCGTCGCTACTATTTATGAATCCATTAAGAAGATTGCCTGAGATAGCATAAAATCCTTGTTCTGTGGCTCCAATCTTTTTTAATACCTCTGAATTAGATTTGCCATTCCAATCAGACATCACTCCGGTCCATTGAGATATGTCATTTGGTATATGTGGCTGACCATTATATACCCCGGAATTACTCATAAGATATGCGCTAGTAAGGCCTTGGTAATCGTAATCAATAGTATCATAATTAGGGATCTCGTATTGATCTACCAAATATTCTCCCCATACAAAGTTGTCACTGGCCAACATACCTTCTGTTGCCTGTTTATAACTAGGATTTTTACTCTCGTTTTTTTCTATCATAATCCTATGTTCTTTATGTATCAAAGCAACTCCAATACATTCGGCATCCACCTTATTAGGTGGAAGTAACTTTAGATTTTCAGCAACTCCATATACTCCATTGCTGGCGTTAGACGGATGTATTCCTGATGAATGAAATCTTCTTCTAAGCATACTGATAAATTTTTATAGAGGACGGAAAATACCCCCCCCATTGAATTATGCATTTTGTACATACAAATATATGATTTATTCTCGGATCATGTCGCTGAATCCAAGGGAACGGTCTGGCTTCCATCCTTCCGTTCTTCCCCCGCCCTCCCACCGCCTCCCGTTATTTTTGGCTTCCTTCTGGTTTTATCCTCAAAATTTCATATCTTTGGGACAAAACTATAATCATGTTTAGAGACATACTTCATAAGCTTAAGATATTCTTCTGCGATGAAGATATCGAGAAGATATATGTAAGGGATAGTACGGTTATCCGCAACAACGAGATACATAAGATGTATGATGAGATACTTAATGAGCTAGGTGACTTAGCTACGGTCGTATCAAGGAACTACGTGTATGGTAGGATAAAGGAAAGGACAGGATTGAGCATCCATCATATCAGTAGAATAATAAACCACACTAAAGTTGAGGAGATATGATTAAGGATACGATGGAGCGGGATATGATAAATGATATATCCACGTTGTTCGTGATGATATTCATGTCCGGATTGATGTTTGTCATGCCGATGTTAGATATAGAGTGCGATGATATTGCTATTATAATAGGATCAGGAATAATACTATCTTTTATGTTAACCATAATACCGATCTTGCTTTCTTATGATATAAGGGATGAGATCATTGAGTTGATTGAGGATATGGATAGCCAGATCGTGGTAGATACTTCGGTATATAAAACGAACCTGCCCTAAGTAATTCCTAGGGCAGGTTTGGTATAATTATCATCGAACTATCTCCCAGTCTTCGGCAAATACATCACTGATGGATGGAACCCATGAATCGGCACGTCCGGTATTCTCGTTGTAGATAAGGCATTGACTGGTATAGTCAATGAATCCTTTGCTTTCCAGAATAAGGTCTTTTGCCGATTGAGGAAGAGATTGCATCTTAGGGATGATGTCGCTATCGATATGAGCTGGCACTTGTTTGAATACCATCAAACCTTTACCGTTCCAACCACTTCTACTAACAGTCCCACCTTGTTTTAACACTTCGATAGCATCACCGAAGCACATTACGGATGAATCATCGGCTTTATCGTATGTTTTCTCAAAAATGTCCTGCTTGCAAGGATAAAACTCCCCGTTTACTCCCTTGATGATGTAATCACCTACATTGGCTTTCATAACACCTTCAAGGGTTTCTATACTACAATCAACAGAAGGAGGTATCCCATTATCAGCGTCACCTTCCCTAATAACTTCTATTTTAACGCTATCACCAGCGAAATCCTTGATCTCATCATTATTAAATCCTTTCCATTTTACGGCTTCTATCACAATTGGTTTCTTTACATATCTATTCATAATTTTACGATTTAATATATTATTATCTTTTGATATACCTTTCTATAAGATCTATTGATAGTTTAGCTCCCAGCTCCTCCTCCAACAGGTTAAGGTAGTTCCGGTGCAGGCACCCGCCCCGCTCCACCTCCCTAAAGCCGGCCCCGTCCCGGATCCTGACCAGCCCTTTCCTTGGATCTAGGTCGATAAGATCCCGAAGCTCGTTCATGTTCTTGAACCGGTTCTCTATTACCTTAAATACATCGATCTTAGGTTTATTATCCTTGATCTTTATCTTAACTCTTCCGCTCATGTCACATTACAGGTTTAAGTGAAAGACGATCTATAGTATAGCAGCAGTATGAGCACATAGACGTATAAGGTGAATATATCCTTCCGCATACTGGACATCTCCATCCATACATAACAGGATGTGTTTGTTTGTCAATTTCTTTCAAGCCCTCATTAGTAGTAGATGATGTATTTTCGTTTTCCATATCATTCGTTATTTATCTTATCTGTACTTCCAAATCCATTATCCCCTCTATCAGATTTCCCAAGATCTTCCAATGACTCCACTTCTTCCCATACGATACGTTCCCTTCTACGAATAAGAAGTTGCGCTACCTTACCACCTACATTACAATAATAAGGACTATGACTATCCATTTTTCTGTGAACTATCATAACTTCCCCACTATATCCTTCATCAATGGTAGCAGGGGCGTTTTGCATAATTAGCTCGCTATTAGTAAAACCACTACGTGGACGGATTTCCATCTCATAATCCTCTGGCAATTCTACATGTACGCCAGTATGATATATGATCCTATCTCCGTCAAGTTCTATATCCTTAACGAACAAATCCATGCAAGCATCTTCTTTATGAGCGTATTCAGGCAGCTTAGCTCCTTCTTCCAGCCATATCTTGACCTTACACGTATCTATACCATCAAGTAACTCAACTGCCTCTTTATAGCTCATAGGTTGCTCTGAGGCTAATGAAATGACTCTTGCCAATAAATCTTTAATTTTGCTCATTTTATCTTGTTTTTAAATTCTTTCCCTTTCGGGCATTGTAATTTACATTCTTCACCACAAGCGGAACAGTTGGGCTTCATTCCGGGCACCCCTCTTCCCCCGTACGGCCAGTAGGCATAATCGCAGACGCTCCAGAACGCCTCCATCGCCTTGATCTTGGCATCGACGGTTATCTTCTCCTTCACCTTTTTCATGCTTTTCCTGAACTCGTCTTTCATATCCTTCCCTTCTATCTGTCTGGCCTTACGTCTCTCATTCCACCAATTATAGTAGAATTTATCTGCCATCTTATAAGCTTCTGGGTCAAATTTATCACGGTGCAGGATAGGGGCATCCTTGACCTTTCTCAAATTCCTGCCACAAACATAAGCAAGCCCAGCGTACGGAGGTATGTCCTTAGGATCAACCAACCCATCTGGCACGCAGTAGTAGAAGTAATTTGGGCGACCGTACCTGACCCAGTCCCCGGTCTCGTATAGGGCTTGCTTCCGTGCTTCGAACCAGCCTTGCATTACTTGGTGCTTACCTTCCTTCTCGAAATCCTTGTTATAGTCAGCTAACGAGATCTTAACCTCAACCTCATAGGCGTACATGGATCTGGTTATAGCCAGATAATCAGACTCCCAGTTATAGACATATAAGTTGTTTATAATCCATCTGGGAGACACCAAGAACTGTCTGTTAAGGATATCCAATATCCCTCTCTCGGTATATTCAGCACCTTTATTTGATTGCCGTGTTCCCATCTCCAGTAAAAGGATTATTCCTATATCCTACCGCCATTATAGCATTACCTATCAACATCCTCAACTTATCCATATCTTTATCATGGAACGAGAAAGTGGTTAAGATATGACCATTGGTCTTATCATAAGATTTTATCATCAACACAGCCACATACTCACCCATCATCTTTCCGTTCATAATATCAAGATCGATTATGCCGTGATCTATTAGATCAACCACATCCCATCCTAATGGCAGGTACTTTTTTATCTGATTAATATCCATCCCAAATAGTTATTATAAAAAGGAGGGCCGTGCTACCCTCCTATAGATTACACACGAAAAATAGAACTGAAAGCGATCCCAAGCACGTAGGATTTTATTGATTCCCGTAGGTTGTCTACCGGTTATCGTTGATTACCGACCTACGGGAATATGTTTAAGAAAACACCATGTGGGGAGTGGGGGAATCGAACCCTTATCCACGCTACGATTAGGAATCGTAAATTCTATCCGTTAAATTAACTCCCCTTTATTCAAAGATCTATAAATTGTATATAATTACCAAACAATATTTTAGCGAATCCGGCTGGAATCGAACCAGCATCTCCAATATTATGGTAATCATCCAATGATCCTCGGATCCATATGTCCCGATCCTCCCGGACAAGGACATCAAACAAAATCTAAACTCTAAATCTAATGACAAACTCTATTAATCCAACTGTGGACCCGGCCGGGCTTGAACCGACAACCTTCTGGTTATGAGCCAGATGATCCAACCAATTGATCTACGGGTCCTAAATAACCACATCGGCTTTCACAAGAGGATGTGGATCGGAATTTCTCGAAAATTATATAGTAATATCATGAAACTATTGTCCAACATTCTAGCATATAGCACCAATCCTCGAACGGGAACGTCTCTATACCAGACCTACCCCATCCCGTCCCCCAACTGTTCTGTAGGACGAAGCCGGCCTTGTCCCAGCCGGTGAGGATAACGGCATGACCTCCCAAGTTCTGTCCTTGGCCTTGCCAGAATCGATTACCATAATTATAGCAATACAGACCTATAACCAGAGGCCCATTCAGCATCAACGCTACCTTAGCCGATACCGGATCTATGATCCTAGCGTAACTGTTTATTTTCTCCCCATCTACGCCTACGTTTTTGATAGACTTGATAGCGTCACGAAGAACCATCCCGTCCTGATCCTTATCCTCTCTCAGATCATATATATCGTAAGGAGAGATCTTAGCCGGTCTTTTAATAGCCCTTATACTCTTTCTCCAATTAAGTATCTCAGCCAAGCTTATTGCCGCGCAAATAGGGGAAGAACCTTGATCCACTACGCTATCGACATTATTGATCTTATACTCATCAGGAACAGCCTCGTGCTGCATGTTCATGATAGCGTCCCTGTCATCCACTGGTGATGGTATGTAACCTAGTCCGTATTCCATTACTTATCCTTTTTATGATAATCTATTATCTTGATATTAAACGTATCGGATCTTTGCCTTACCTGTATAGACCCCCTAGCCTTTCCCTTGGCGTCGTACAGGGCGGTAAAGCCAAAGTTATCGACCCGGCCGTCGTCCAGCGTAAACCGCCACTCCTTCCATTGGCCCATCAAGGTCCCGGAAGACACTATAGAATCCACTACATAAGATATATCAGTAGTATCGTACTCCGTATAGTAGGTTCTTGACGTACCGCATCCGACAACCGCTAAGGTAAAGATAGTTATCAATAATAACAAGATCTTATTCATCCTTTTTAGATTTTTTACGTTTCTTAGATTTCTTCTTATCCTCCACCTTATTCTCGACATTTACATCATTACCGGCATCGGCATCAGTAACCTCAGGAGCGTTATTTTCAGGTATATCAATATGACCGGAATTAGGATCCATCTTATCCTCATCAACAACAACCTCATCAGGTACATCGCTATCTAAAAGCTCTGCCTCAAGATATTTGATACGATCGGACATAGCCTTATTCTGATCCTCAAGTTCCTTATATCTTCTTCTAGCCTCATCGAGTAATTTAGATGATAACTTATGTTTTTTCTCGATATCCATATAAGCCCGTTTAAGAGTTTCTTTCTCTTTTACCGACTCATTATATAGCTCTCTTGATTTACTAAGCTCATTCCCCATCTTAACTATATGAGAATCCTTGGAATCTATATCCATATCAAGAGAATCGACAAGCGTATCAAGATACTTTATTTTCTCTTCCAATTTCGTTATATTCTTACGGGCATCCTCATAATCCCTTTTTAATCTGCTTGAATAGCTAATAGCTTCATCAAGATCCTGTTTTAGAGTATCTATATAACTACTCTTTACTATCTTCAATCCGAACATCTTCACTACTTTTATAAGTCCTAAAAATATCGGCTTTTATCTTGCCGACTATAATTAACTCAGCTATATGTTTGTCTTTCTCGACTATGGCTATATCCTTACGGACATTAGTGACCCTGATCATGATATTCCCTTTATTAGACGACACGAACGGTGATCCTACCAAAGTAAGTCCCGTATCGCCGATAAACGACGGCAGCATCATCAACACCCCTATGGTATTGTCCGGGAACGATGCCCATACCCCTGTGTCTATATCAAGGACATCACCCTGTCCTAATGGGAAGGCATTACCCTGTTTAATAGGAATATCCTTACCCAACGAGTTCCATGCTTTCGAGAATCTTACGGAGTTAAGGAAGATCTTTCCCTCTTTCTCCACCATCCCTACCATAGGTTCGCAATTCAGTCTAACCTCGTTTTGTTTATCATCCGGCTTCTCCTCAAACTCGTCAAGGTCTCTAGCTGATGTAAACGACTTACTCTCCAGAAGTTTTTTAATATCCTCAATACTGGTCATTATAATTTGATTATTAAATAAACGATCTTCAATCCTAACTTCAAATCAGATGTCTTTTCGAACATCTCCCTAAGAGGTAAGATAGTAGCGTCAAGATCTGACGCTACCCATTCTCCATCCTTATAATACATATCCTTTTCCTCGGAATACGCTACACAAGGTCGATGCCCTAAGTTCTTCATAACCGTATCTACCTTATTTTGGGTAGGCATCGAGACACGGTTCACTTTAGTAGATATATTAAAATTACTTTCCATCAACTTTCTGATTTTTAATTAGTTAATTAAAATGGAAGATCATTGTCATCTCCAAAAGGAGGATATTGAGGAGGTTGCTGTTGACTTCCAAAAGAAGGTGCTTGGGCTGTCTGAGGCGGAGCCTGCTGGTATGATGGAGGAGGTGTCTGCTGCTGGGCCTGCGCCTGATATGACGGTGGGGGCGTTTGCGTTGTAGCCTCACCATCATTGTTTTGGATTGCCGACTGAGCAGGTTTCACACCATCTGTTTTAATGCTTTGAATATACTTATTAAGTACCTGATAGGCGAAAGCGTCTTGAGCCGTATAATCAAACTTCTTATTCCCCATTATATCAGTACTCTCAACCCTGTCAGGCCATCCATTCTGTCCATTCTTATAATATTGCTGGATAAGCTCATCTTTTCCGTCTGGAGTCTCCCTAGCGTATGAGATAAAGAAATTGCCAGGAGCGTATTGCTCTCCTTTTTTAGTATGCGCAGGATTGATAACAATCTTCCGTTTCAGGTCGATATTAGGCAAGTATCTTACAAGAGACTTAACATAGCTGTTAATCCCGCCTCTTGAGGTCATCAACGGAACTTTTATAACATAATTACCTTCCTCATCGCTTATCTTTATAAATAAGAAATTTGTCTTAGCGCCATTCATCTCCTGCTCTAATACAAAAATATCGGAAAGATACCCTTCTATACCGTTCCAGAAAACCCTCCAGTAGGATACGGCTCCTGTCTTATCATTTATATGTTCCTCGAAACCTTCCTTAGGATCTCTTGACGATTGATATAATACACCACCTCCACTTATATTAAAGTATTGTGTATTAGATGATAATTGATTTTCACGAACTCCCATATTATATATATTTAAACGTTAAACAATAATTGATGATGACAAGAAATACTCGTTCTTATTATCCTCCCCATAAATCTTGTTGAAATGAGATTTATGATCATGTTCGATAACGACCCTATTACATGATATGCTTTTAACTATACCAAGATACCTACCACATAGCACATCGCATATAATATCATTACCGTTATGCGATAAAGCCGTAAGCCTTTCCTTACAAGATCTTCCAGACATAGGGTTCTCCGACATAATACCGCATCCTTTTTCCGTAAATATCAATTTACAATGATCAAATTCATTTATCTTGATATTATTCTGGAAGGCTTGGACGAGTAGATCCTTATCAAAGACATAGGTACTTGTTTTGACAAAATGCTCGTCCACGAACCTCCAGTTAGGATAATTACCGTCAAAGTGAATCTCATACATATCCATATCAGGGGTAGAGAAGTAAGTCCTAGTATCATCTACTTTGATAGACAACGTATCTAATGACTTATCTATATGTTTATCAAGTAATATAGAGGAGGCGTTTGATACCGGGATGAATACCTTCTCTACCTTATCCTGATTAGAAACAAAATACCTGTAAATAGTATTCCTGTCAGTACTTACTATATTAATATTAATCTCATCAATATCAATAACCACATTCTCGATGCAAGGATAAAGCTCGTTGATCTCCGTATAGTTACTGGCCTTGTTAAGTATCGATACATAATCATTCATCTTAACATTAATACCTCCTTCAGGAATATTATATACCATAGGGAAGGTATTTACGTCAAACGCCGGACAACTATACTCACCAGAGGCGTAGTATATGGTAATACTGTCCTTCTTATCGGAAAGCGCGATCTTAATCTCACCATTCTTCTGCTTTTTTATAAATCTGATAAAAGAGCTTGCCTCGACCAAGAAGGAGAAGTTAGAGTCAGCCTCAACCTCCAATCGCTCTATAACACATACCTTTGCATTTACGGAAGTGATATAAGCCAGATTATTGACAACATCTATCTTAAGATCCTTATAAAGGGAGTTGGGACCGGCATTCTTAACAACCGTCTCCAATTTGCCCAACTTCTCATTTAATGACTTCGACAAGCATCTTATAAGCATAACGAACAACTTTTTATTACATCGCAAATATAATCATAATTATATTAATACAAATACAATAAATACTTAATAGTATTAAAATAGTTTAAACTTACGTCTAATATACTCGGCTATAAGCGTAGCGTCACACATGCCGTCTTGTATCTTAGTAGGTTGTACTCCTTTTCCTGACCATGGTTTCACGAAAGAAACCAAAGGGAAAAGGCGCATGGCACATCGGATGGAGGTAGCCTTCGTGTCTAACTTCGCCGCCGTATACACCCGATCGGCTGTCGTATGAAGCTCCTTCTGCCAGGTCTTTGGTTGCACCTCCTCGAACATGAACCTAACATCCGGGTGAGATCCGTATCGCTCCATCATCTCCACCATCATAGCGAATAGGGCGTTCGGTTCCCTGCGTCTCCCGCCAAAGGTGAAGTTGCTGGCGGCCGAGCTGTTGTGGATGCTGTGGACGTCCTCGACGGCGATCGCCAGCGTCCCCCCACCTCCTTCTTTGATTTTATCTGCGGCATCGAGAAAGAAACTTGATATAGCCCTAAGATCTATATCCCCCTTAGCCGATATCCTTGGTGTCATAATTACCTTAACCTCCCCGTTCTCCGGGATCATCGCCAATCCTCCGGTATCTATACCCGGATCTATTCCTATCGCTATATTCATAAAGAGCAGTATTGAATTATTAATCTATTCTCGGTAATATCTTTAATCATATCCATAACATCATCCACAGATATATTGTCATATGATTTATATAAATCCATTACCCCATTAAGTCTTGATCTTACAAAAGATATATAGGCATCGTGGTAATCCTCAATATTCATTATATTCAATCTATCATTTAATTTAATCATTCTTATAGCATATTCTATGTTGTCATTATTTGCTATAAGCTTAAAGTTATTAATATAATCAACCACATAATCTTTTGTAATCTCACATTTATCTGGGCTTACGTCAATTATCAAGTTGGCCACTATTCTATTTGTGCATTCTATATATCTCCTATTTACTGAATAACATAATCCGTTAGATCTAAGATAATTAAACATAGAGAAATTATAATTATCACACATCATAGATAATATGATAAGCAATACGCACAATTTCTTAAAATCATAATTATCTAATACAAATGATACATATAACTGTTTGGGCTTTTTAGTATATTTATAAACACCATATTTAGGATCATGAACATGGAAATATTTAAGACTATTACGATAGTATGTATTAATATCAACTTGATTTGACAATTCCGTTATATCTGATACATATTTATTCATAAAATCATCACATCCATATAAATGAAATACCATTTCTGACTTATTCAATATCGTATCTCGGCACATATAAAGATCATCCCTTGTTATTTTGCTGACATACCTTTTAGTACCTAATGTGTTTATAAAACAACGTTTATCTATTCCAGATAGTTTTATAAGTCTATCTATATTAATACATGATTCATCATTATCAATTTCAGTCAATATAACATTCCTCTCACTTTCTATAAGATCTTCACTTATGTCTGGATATACGATAAAATTATAAGAAAAATCAATACACTTCTTGATATCAACATCAGGCAATGTAAATCCTTTAAATAATAATGATCTAGGATCTGTATATCCATTAAAATCAAAGAATAACTTATCACTAATATCATCATTACGTTTTATTATCATATGTTCATAAAAATGAGATAATCCATTCTTTGATGATAATATAGAACTAATATCAGGTATCTCAGCGCATACGAACCCAATAGGTATATTCATACCGCTATTGTAATAAAAACATCTACATCCTAGATCTTTTATCAGTCCAGTGTATATTTTCATATTTTAATCGTATATAATGAATGAAAATCCTCCGGTCTAAACACCTGTATAGAGTTATCTGGATACAGACCTATATAATAACCGTAAAAAGCCCGTAGAATGCCATTTTCTAGCCTTATATCTAAAGCCTTTACCTTATTACCGTCAACCATAACATCAACCTCATCAGTCTTGTTAGATATCTTATCGAACCATTCAGGTACAGGATCAATACCGTACCTGAATGCGTTTACCGTTGATTTTATTGATATATACGTACCCATCTTATATAAGATTACAATCGTCACGTTTAACAACCTTAAAATCGCCATTTCTAAGTAATATCGCTACATCAGATCTCGTATATGTGAGAGGCGTATACGACACCAAATGGTAAGAGGCCTGTCCTGTCGCTGGCCGAACTGGCCTCAACACGGCTATGGCTATATCACCCCCAAGCTCCACCCCTCCGGTAACACCCTGTAGGCACATGTATATGAATCCCTCATACTCATATCTCTTTCCAATAAACTCACTCATAGGAATACCTACGAACAGATAGTTCTTCACATCCCCTTTCTTAACCTCCACAGCGTTCTCTACGCTGGATGGAATTACATCCACAAATTTTACTCCTATTGCCATAATCAGATATTCAATTTAGTTCTTAATTCTTGACACAATTCATAATTATCTCTCATGATACTTAACGTATTGTCGACTCCGTTCCCTACACGAACATCCCCGTACCAGTACCATGATCCTTTACGGGTAAAGATACCGGTTTCCTCGCATAACTTCAAAAGCTCAAGCTCCTTATCAAACCCCACGCCATAATACAAGGCTGTCTCTGCTATTTGGAACGGAACGGCTGTCTTGTTCTTCAGAACCTTTATCCTAACCTCATGACCTACTGAAGATCCGTCCTCTCCTAATATAACCTTCTTTCTCGCCATCTCCATACGGATAGAGGCATAGAACTTAAGGGCGTTACCTCCGGTCGTTACCTTAGGATCGCCGTATATAACACCGATCTTCTCACGATACTGGTTGATGAATACCAGAACGCAATCGCTTTTGTTAACGATACCGGTAAGGACTCTCATGGCCTTTGACATCAACCTAGCTTGTAGTCCCATGTTGCTGTCTTCCATATCGCCCTCTATCTCCTTCTTCGGTACCAGATTGGCTACAGAATCTACGACAATAAATCCGACCTTCCCGGACTCGACTAACTTAGCCGTGATGTCAATAGCCAGCTCCCCGTAGCTTGGTTGGGAGATCAAAAACCGGTTTATATCCAACCCCATTTTCCTAGCGTACTCAATATCGAAAGCGTTCTCCACGTCTATTATAGCTACCAGCTTATCTGGATGTTTTTTCTGGAACTCGATCATACTTAACGTACACATCATAGTCTTGCCACAAGATTCCATCCCGACCAGCTCATGGATGCGGCCTACCGCCCATCCGCCGCCGAGAGCCTTATCCACCACCAGCGATCCGGTGCTTTCCCTTGGTATGGATATTATAGGCTTATCATCACCGAAGTTCATTATCGAGCCTTCTCCAAGCTCTTTATTTAAAGATGATACTAATTCATCTACGTCTGAAAAAAGTTCTTTCTTAGCCATTATAATCCGTATTGTTCGAAGTCAAATAAATCTTGTTGTTTCTTTATCATATCCTTCCCGATATCAGATATCTTTTCCGGATTCAAAACACCCTCATTCTCATCTACCTTCTCCATAAAGTCAGATATCTTATCGCTTAGCAGTACCATATCTTCTTTAGGCACTGATTTTAGATAAAGCCCGTCTATAGACCTACATCTTGAAAGAGCGGTATATATCTGCCCTATCTCGAAGGCTCTGCTGATATCTACAAATATATTATCTAAAGTCATTCCCTGGGACTTATGGACAGTTATGGCATATCCTAACCTCAATGGATATTGTATTATATAGCCGCAAGAAATGCCTTCAAGGGAATCATCTACCTGTTTGTACTTCATCTTCTCCCACTTCTCTTTGGTTATCTCCACCTCAGTATCGTTATCTAGATGAACATATATCGTCTCATCAACAGTATCTATGCTGGTTATGATACCCATCGATCCATTGACATATCCATTGCCGTTTCTGGTTATTATGACCTTAGCTCCTACCTTTACTATAAGCTCATCCTCACAGGGAGCTACAGGCTTCTCCCCGAATACAGTGGCATCGAACTTAAATACCTTATTATTGATCTTATCAAGATTAGTCTTATTTATCTCATAAGCTTCTTTGTTAGTTGAGCATATAATTATAGTATTATCCATATTGTCCGGATACTTGACCCTACTATCCAATATCTGTCTTGACTCATCGGTAATAACCCCACATCTTATATCCTCAAGCACGGAAAGAAGCTGAGGATCTTTTTGACGGAATACGTTCTCGAAGGTAATGACCGAGAATCCTGAGGCTCTTAATGCCTTTGATGAGAAAAAGAACCGGCTCTCATAATATCTGTCGATAAAATCATCCGCCGTCACCACAGGTGGTAGTTGTGATAGATCTCCAAACATAATCAACCTAACTCCACCGAAAGGTTCCTTGCTACGCCTGCATTGTCTAAGTACGTCAGCTACCTCATCAAGTAAATCAGGCCTTACCATACTGATCTCGTCGATAACGATAGTATCAAGATTCTTGATCTTCTTCTTCATAAACGGACTTACATCCACCTTATTCGATAACATACCTCTCTCGATAGAAGGAATGTAAGGATCGTTCTTTATAGAGAAGAACGAATGGATGGTCTGTCCACCGGCATTCAACGCCGCTACTCCAGTTGGGGCTACGATAACACATTTACCCAAGAACTTTACGATACGTCTCATGAACGTACTTTTACCACTACCAGCTCTACCGGTAATAAACAGATTCTCCCTAGTGGTGAAAATCTTCTTCAAGGCACGACCCTGCTCTACGTTTTTATCCACCGTCATAATATGACGAAGGAGGTCGTTTTCATTTCTAAAATCCTCTTTTACCATATCTTTTAAGATTATGGTACAAAGATACGAATAGTTATAATTAACTAATAAAAATAAATGTGAATAATATGTAAATATTAAATTTTATATCTGATACTCAAATCATCCAGCCTTACTCATCTCAGTTCCTTTTACCCCTAAGAAAACGTATCTTATATAATCTTCTGCGATGATTATATGCATTATCGTTCCTCGGTATGATAGTCTTAGGTGTCCTATATTTACGTTTTTCCTATCTTTGGTATTGACTATTCCGTTGTTTTTCTTTACCTCATCATATAAATCGGATATAGTCTTACAGCACATGCCAAGAACTTCTTTTATCATCCGATATACCGTTCTTTGGGATATTAGCATCATACCTTCTTTTGATAACTTTATATTCAATCTATCCATAAGATATGACACATTGAATTTGACAGTTCTTTTTTTAGTTATCTTATATATCTTATTTATATTTCTGTTTCTAGCTGAGAATATTATTTTTGATAACATCTTGACTCTATTTAATTTACGACTTTTGTTAGCCATCCATCTTCTGGTATTCGAATCAAGATTTTTATCAAGGCAGGTATATACAGATTCTCCTTTCTTTACAAACATATCCTTTATCCTTGGGGTCTTACTAGCCTTATGCTTGTATTTTATGATATCTGATAAAGCTATCATAATCTCTCCTTCAGCCCAAGCCTTTAAGCTTATAAGCTGGTAGTTCATATCCTCATGAGAATCCCTTAACACATGACGGTAGCAGAAATAAGCGCATCCATCTGATAGGATATCAATAAAATCATTGGTATTGATCTCTATCTGATCTCTATTCCCGGCATGCATCCTATTTCTTAGAAACACATGTTTGAATACGTTTATGATAATAAGATATATCATTGCCATCTTACATTCATCACTGATCTGAATACCTGATCCATGATACTCCTCATGTTTCAATGAATATTTTATAGCTGTCACTTTTTTGCCTTCCTTATTGGTAACAGGCTTGAAATCGACTGGGCATATAAGTGATCCAGCTGGAAGTTTTACGCATCCTAGCTCATCTTTTTTGGCCTGAATATTACGTGGAGTATATCTTTCGGTAAGAATCTTATCGAAATTTGATTTCATTTTATGTAAAAGTACTATCTTTGTTCCCATAGGATATTTTATTTGCTGCGAATATACGAGTTTCATCAATACGAAACAAGTTATTCGGATGGATGGGTAGCCTGGGAAGGTCGCCCATTTGTTGTTTATACGAAATTGTCGTAATAAAATTTTAGGGGGTAAACTCCTGTGTTTGTGGAAGATCATTTTTGACACCACACTTGTTACGCGCGCGTTAATAGGTATATTTATTAAATATAATTAACTCTATAAACATATACTACCTTCTAATATCTCTATCCGTACACAGAACCTCTCCTGACGTCGAGTTCCTGTGTACTCCACTTAAAGTCTCTATTTAATAAAACATTGCTTTTTACCGCCAAGGTATGGTGCCGTCAGGCAGGATACCGCAGGCTAAACCTGGTAGAAGCCGTATCCTATACCGGAAGCCGGTACCCCGGTAGGGGGATCGGGTGGAGCATAAGCCAAAGAAGAAAAAGCGAGGTCTTGTACGATCGCTCGCGCTCCGGCCGTCCGTATCTTCTACGGCAGGCTCCATGCCCCAAGGCCTCCCATTTCCCCTTGGCTTTATATCCCATAGCTTGTGGAGGAAGGAATCCAAAGGGAAAAAGGTAAGGTCGTATGCGGTCGCTCACGCTCCGGCAGGCTAACATAACTCTACCGCCGTCCATGTCAATAGCGAACCTCTGGCGGCATTGTCCGGTATGACGGCGGTATCCTTACCTTAGCTGTCCCTGCACGTTCCCCACCAACCTTTCCCCTTTGGATGCCTTGGGCTATGTCATGGGACGATAAGAAGCCAAAAAGAAAAAAAGGAGCGGTCTCATCCCGTGAGACAGGATAAGGATGTCCTCCGCCTTCCACGTGCGTAGCGTACGTGAACTTCACTGCCCTTGCTATTGTAGCCAGCCGTAGACATACATGGCTTCATTCGTCCTACCCCACTAGCCTTTTCCCTTTGGATTCTCGTAAATACATGCTAGTCAGCATATATTATGTCGATTATGGCAAAATTTCTTGACAACGATATTTTTTTTAAGTAGTTTTGCTGAAAACTAATTTCATATGCCGGAACAGAGAAAAGCTTTCGTATTCGCATTGCCTTACGATACTAGGTTGGATATGATCCAGCAGTTCTTAAGGATATACAACGGCTATCTGGATTCCAAGGGTAGGAGCTTGATTACTGAAAGGACGATAAACTTACTTTCTTTCTACATCAACTACGGATACTCTGATGATACCAGGGCTAAGTACATGGATTGTCATGGACAGAAGGAATCTTACGTCGCTGTCCTGAACAACGAGCTTAAACGTGGGGGTTTTCTGGTGGACAAGAAGAACGGGAACTTCCGTACCCGTGAGCTGTCTATTGAGATGAGAAGCTTACGTAACTATTTTATTCTTGACGGGGAGGGTGATGATACTCGTGTAATGGGGTTTGTGTTCAAGAGAAACAAATTGGATATTGATGGGTAGGAATCTTATTTCATTCGATAGGGATATCGTGGATGAGGTGGTAAGAAGATCTGATGGGAAGTTTACCAAACAACAGGTAGAGTGGTGCATGAAAGCATCCGTATCTTACATCCATCACCTAGCTAGGTATACTGACAATATATCTATCAGAATCCCGTTTATCGGATACGTTATATGCAATCTCCGAGAGATGCGGGTAAGGCGTGATAAGATACGCCGGATATTTGTCAAGGAAGGTAATCGTTATCCGGATGAAAGGATGCCTATTGAGCTTGATTGTCTTGATAAGAAGATTAATGCGATAGAGGATATGGAGGGGTTGAAGAACGGAGATCCTCTTATACGTGATAACCATGAGGCCATGTATCAATGTCGGTATGGAATGACATGGGAACAATTACAGGATTTTCAACAAAAACAATTTAAGAAATAATATGCAAACAATCGGTAAGGCCCAAGTAATAGCCCAAGCTTGGGAAGACAGTTTATTGGGTAGGATTCCTAAGAATGAGAAGGATTATCCGGAGTGGTACAAGAATCGTCTTGATTTATGCAAGAAATGTCCTAAGAACTCTTCTAATATAGCTTTCTTTAAGTTACCAGCTAAGGTATTGCTGCAAAGATTGATGGGAAGACAGGCATGCTCGTTGTGCGGTTGCTTTATCAAGGAAAAGGCTTGGATGAAGACCGAGGTATGTCCGTTGAAGTTCGTGGAAGGAGAGAAAGCCAAATGGAATGCTATGGAGGTGATAACGGCCGATCATAACGATTTTAATATCGAGTGCCCTAACGATTCCTTTGATATAGGACTTACGGATGACGAGAGCGAGTTTTATCTAAATATTTTTGATCAGAAAATAGGTGATAAGATAGAAATCGTGTTATTTATTACCCATAAAGATGGTTTCCATGTCAAGGAGCATCATCTTGGATGTGGATGTATGGGAGACGTGTCATATAACAAACATCCTGACAATGAGAATAGAACTATATTTAGGATGACGTTAGATACCTCAAAATATACGGAAGGTCATTTTGAGAAACATCTATCTCTTATGGGTTATACGAAGGATGATCCTGAACGTAATTTCAAACATTTCCCGCTACGTATTATAGGGGAAGCTTATAAGTAATAGCGATGAGAAGTCCCGTAAGAAGTAAGATAGATGATCGTATCCATGCCCTTATTGTCATGGAAGTCGGATGCCGTGAGTTACCTGAATATTCATTGGGTGATATACTTTACTCCGCTTTAAGGAGAGTTGCTAAGGCTAATGGTGGTAACGTACGCTTCTTGCGGGATGTTAGTACCAGGGATTTATTAAGAATAATAGATCAGAGTATCAGTGATGAGATCGAGTTAAACAACAACGATTATAATGCGTAATATGGAAGATAAAGATATAAAAACAGAGATCAGGGATTATCTTAAAGAAGAGGCGGATACCCATATAAGGCATTGGATAGCCATAAAGCGTGAGAGCAAGCGTCTGTATAGCGATATTGAGGATAGGACTAAGAAGATAGCCCTTAAATCATCCTCGTTGATAAAAGAGGAGGATTTTGTCGTTCTTCATGAGATGACCCATAAGATACAGATGTTGAATATAGAGGCTGTAAAAGTCAATTCTAGGTTGATGTTCATAATCCAGTTGGCTACCAGCTTCGGTATGGATCTGGATTTCGATACGACATATGCGTCCACCGCCAAGGGTATTATAGAAGACAGGACATCTGGATTCGTGTTTTATGATGACAAGGAACGTCTGAGATATGCCGACAAGGAGCTTGAGGATATGTTCCATGACATGAGCGTGACGGAAGTAAGTAAGATCGGGGTTGTTCAATCTTATGAGCTTCTTATGAAACAGTATAACGAGTTTAAAGATATGAAAGCCAATGCCACAGGGAAGACGAAAGCCGACGAGTAAGGACGTTGATCGGGTGAACGACAATCTTGAGGTCATAGCTAAGGCCATAAACGATGCTAAGGCTTATATTGATAAGCATCCTTGGGATAAGGAGAAAGCGGAGGATATGGCTAAGGCTTTTGATTTTATATCTAAGTTAATAGATAAGATCAATACATGGAATGAGTCGTATATGGAAAAAAGCGGGATCATGGACGTGTATAGATCTATAAATGATGTCCAGAAGAAGGAGCGTAAGGGTCAAGTATCTGGAGGTATAGAGTCCGTATTAAAAAGTATGAAGTGATGGGGTTAAGCACGAGTCCAGAATTTTATGTAAACATGAAAAATCCTCCTGTATGGAACGATCTGTTCGGTTGGGAGGATCAGGATGACGATGTTAAGCAGTTCTTTACAGAAGAGGCTTATAAGGTCAAGTACGGGGTGACTATCAATGGTACGTTCATCCCTCCATGGCTTTATTGGCATATTAATTTCTTTCCCGTATTCCAGGATCTTCCAAGCGGGGAACGTGTGCCAGCGATCAGTCGTTTGCGTGACAATGAATGGTTTTTCGCCGAGATGTACCAACGCGCCCGTCAGGAGAAGAAAGGGTTGGGAATGTTTGGTACTCGTCGTTTTGGCAAGGCTCTTCTGGACTCGGAGCTGATATATACTCCTTATGGACCTAAGAAAATAGGATTCGCCGATATAGGCGATATCATATACGGTGATGACGGGAATCTTACTACCATAGTGGGCGTATATCCTCAGGGATTCGTTGATACGTACAAAGTGACCTTTGAGGACGGTCGCAGCGTGGTGTGTTGCGGGCAACATCAGTGGAAGGTCAAGTATCATGGTGATTATAAAGTCATGAGTACTATGGGTATTATCCACTCTGACTTCTCTAAAATGACTATAGATATGGGGGAGGCGGTTGATTTTCCTGAGCGGCGGTGGCTGATATCGCCCCAGCTCATGGGGTCTCTGGCCGCCTCCTTCCTTTGTGGCGCTACCGACAGGATCTTTGAGCTAAGCAAGAAGGAGATGGATGATGTCATTTATTCATCAAAAAAACAGAAAGAGTTATTTATAAGCTCGTTCATGAAGATCGCTTGTGGTATAAATATCGGTGACGATCGTTTTAAGGTTGTTTATAAAAGCGAGTATATTATATCCTTTGTAAGGAAAATATTTTGGTCTATGGGGTATTATTGTGTCATGGATGGTGATGATATGTATATATCCAAGACCCATAACAGACTTAGGATATCCGATATAGATTATTACGGGAAGTATAAGGCTACTTGTATTGAGGTAGATAATAAATCTCATCAGTTTCTTACTACCAATTTTGTCGTATCCCATAATACGACTATCATGTCATCCCTTCTTCAGATGAACGCTACCATGACGATCGGGCTTAGTCATTCCGTGGTAGGTTTCAGCGATAGCGATTTATCTAATATAGGTGAGTATTGTGAGTATGGTCTTGATCATGTGCATCCTTTTTTCAGGATCAACAGGACCAAGACCGACTGGAGTTCGGGCGTTACATTAGGCAAGAGGATGTCCAATGGCGTACGTGATATCCATGCCATTATCTCTATAGCCAACATCAATATGGGTAGGAAGACCTCCACGCAGAAGACGGCTGGTTTGACACCGGCTACGGCTATTTTCGACGAGGTTGGTAAGGGACCTATCAAGAAGCCGTACACTGCCGCTATGCCTTCCTACGACACTCCTTACGGCTGGCGTCTTAGCCCTATCTTGGCTGGTACTGGTGGTGAGGTAGAATTATCCAAGGACGCTCAAGAAATGTTTTCTGATCCTGAGACCTACAATCTTCTGGTTATGGACTGGGATATTTTAAATCGTAGAGCCATGAAAGGGAAAACATGGAAAGAACGGAAATGGGCGATGTTCGTTCCCGGTCAGATGGCTAACTCCGGTGTTAAGAGAACTATAGGATTGGGCGATTATCTTGGTAAGCCTGATGACAAGAAGCTTAATAAGATCAAGATCGACGCTACTGATTTCGATGCTAGTACCAATAAACTTAATGAGGAACGGAAGAAACTATCTACAAAAGATAGGGTTGCGTACACTTCTCATACTATGTTCTATCCATTTACGATCGATGACTGTTTTTTAAGCTCATCCCAGAACCTATTTCCGGTCGAGTACGCTATCAAGCATAAGAATGATCTCCTTGAGTCGGGGCAATATAGCGGTATGCTGTGTGATGTCTTTCTTGAGTCAGGTAATAAACTGGGGACTACTAAATCGAATAAGCAACTGGCTGGATTCCCGTTTAGCGGCGGTGTTATTGACGCTCCTGTCCAGATATTCGAGATGCCTCAATCCAATAGGTTTGATGATTTTATTTATGTGGCGGGCCAAGATCCGTATAAGCAGGCCAAGTCTGATACTCCTTCATTGGGATCCTTTTATATATTCAAAAGGCGTGTTGGTATCCGAGATCCTTATGCCTATAGAATAGTTGCCTCTTACGTATCCCGCCCATCATCTATAGACCAATTCTGCCGTACGTGCGAGGTGCTTCAGAAGGGATATGGTGCTATATGCCTTATGGAGAACGCTGACCAGATGTATGAGCAGTATCTTAATCGGAAGAGCGGTATGCCGGCATCTTTCTTCTTATTCGCTGGTGAGGCTATAGCCAATAAGTATGTGAAGGCCGGCTCCCGGCAGAATAGCAAGCTGGGGCTATATCCTACCCCCGGCAACCAGAACCTGCTATTCTCGTGCGTCGTGGATTACTGCTGGCAGGATTTCGTTATCGGATATGATGATAGCACCGGTCTTGATATAACGGTTAAAGGCATTGAGTTGATTGATGATATAGCTCTACTGGATGAAATAATACAGTACAAGCCCGGATTGAATGTCGATAGGATAATAGCGTTCGGGCATGCGTTGGTTCTCGCCAGATATTTTGACGATAACAATTACATGCCTAAGTCGAAGATCGAGGAGATGAATAATGCCCGTAAGGAAGACGCTTATAAGCACCATGAGATATATGCCTCTGCATTTGGATCGGTATCTATAGGAGCTTTTAGGTAAATGAATGTCAATTAAACGCCTATCTTTGTTGTAAATAAAATTGAATAATCATGGAAGTGTTTAATAGAGATCATTCGTTTCCAGCAAAAGGAGCGTTATTAGGATTACCTCCTCAGGCTATTTCCACGAAGAAAAAGAACAGGAAATGGAAGGAGGATTGTATGGACGCTCTTGAGACGATAGGGTTGAAACAGTATGATCGTAACCAGATGTACCGTGACTATTATCTGATGGCGGATGGTAAGTTATCTTTTATGGAGATGGCGGATGTTATCCCTCAGTTAAGGAACGTGCAGAAGCTAAGGAGCGATATAAGGATACCTTCTTTCTTGAAGCATTATGATATCATAGGTGGTATCGTAAACGCCTTTGAGGGATGGCTGACAAACCTACAGGATAAGTATACGGTTAATGAGGTAGGTGATATGGCTATAAGTGAGTATGAGGATACAATGTCAAACTTACTTCATCGTCATATACAAGAACAGTGGGATATTATCGTCAATCAGCGTCTTGTGGAGGCTGGTCTTGATCCTACGTACAATGAGTTTAACTCTGAGGAGGAGCGTCAGGCTTACGTCGATCAAATTCAACAAGCCAAGGTGTCTATGACCCCTGATGATATCCAGAGGTTCATGAGTACCAGATGGAAGACGCAGGCGGCGGTATGGGGGGATCATACGATCGAGGCTGACCGTAGCCGGTTTTATATGGATGAGCTTGACAGGGAGAATTTCCGGGATCGTCTTCTTAGCGGAAAGATGTTCCGTAACCATTTCGTTGGCTTCGACTACTATCGTCCGGAGGTATGGAGTCCGATGGAGGTTTTCCATCCTGATGTGAAATACCCGCAATATGGGTCTTATGTAGGTCGTATTCATTATTACGAGGGTGTTGAGCTGATATCAAGATACGGTCATAAGATGACGGCTAAGGATAAGCGTCGGATTATGGGAGGTGACGATGATTATGAGGGATGGGTATCTAATGACGGTGCTAGGTATGATTGGAAGAAAAAGAAACCGTCTATTACCGGTATGTATGAGAATGAGGTTATTCCATGGAAAGGATACCATGACTATGAGTCTATAGTCGCCGCTGAGGATTACTACGGCGTTCCGATGGGTGAGTACCACACCTTCGGGCCGGACGGGGAGGAGCACACCCAGCCCCGCTTCTTGCCCCGCTTTCATCCCTTTGGATATTTCAACTCCGGTATGGCCGATGGTAAGAGATATGAGATAGACTCTCGCCTTTTTAGGGTTATGGAAGGATATTGGGTATCCATGAAACCGGTATTCTTAATAACTTATATGACAGAGACCGGGATGGTTGATCAGGAACTTGTAACCGATGAGTTGCTCCCGGAATTCTTGGAGAAGAATGGCATAAAGAAAGTAAAGAGGGTTATGGCCGATGCTGTTGGTGATCCTGAGGTGAACACCTATATCTTGGAGTATGTCCCTGAGGTTAGGTTTGGCGTTAAGATCACCGGAGGTAATTTAATGGATAAGACTATATATATTGGTGGGGATCCAATACCTCATCAGATACATGGTGATAGCAGTCTGTATGATTATGTCATTCCGGTTTCTGGATTTATAGGGTCTAGTCTCGCTGATCGCATACAGCCGTTCCAGATGATGTATAACCTTGCTATGAACCAGCTATACAATAACGCCGAGAAGGAGATCGGTAAGTTCTTCTTAGGCGACTTAGGATTCCTGCCTACGGAATATAAGGATATGATGGACAAGAAGGGAGCTTTGGCTACTTTTATGCAGATCGTTAAGTCCGTCTCATTTATGGGTGTAGGTGGTAATGACACAAACAATCCTTACCAGAATCCGCAGATGAGCAGCATATATAATCAGTTCGGTGTATATGATCTTACTAATACGGATCAGATAAGATCCCGTATGGAAATGGCGTCTTACGCCTATATGATGGCTTATAGGATGATAGGTATATCCGAGCAAGCGATGGGTCAGTCAACTAGATACGAGAGTTCTACGGGCGTAAAACAGGGAGTTAACGCTACTATGCTACAGACCCAGACTTACTTTAATGATTTCGATGACTTCAAGAAGCGGACATTGGATATTCATCTAGCCGTGGCTCAAGTATGCCAGAAGGAAGGATACGATTGGACCGTGATGTACAGGAACAGCGATCTGTCCTTGGCTTACGTCAGTCTTACGGATAATAGCTTGTCGTTACGTCATCTTAATGTTATGGCTGTCTCTAATTCCAAGAAACGTCTGGAATTGGAGAATTTGAAGCAATATATATTACAGACGAATACTTTGGGCAATGACTTGCTTGATATCACTAGAATGATGAATGCCAACTCGACGGCTGAGATGAATCAGATAGGAAGGGATGCCAGATCTTACGCAGATCGTGTAAGACAGGAGGAGTACCAGAATCAACAACGACTTGTACAGCAAAAAGCCGAGGCCGATCAACAGGCCCGTAATGACGAGCATGAGAAGGAGAAGGAGCTGGCTTATATCAAGGGTAACTTCGATTTACGGGGTAAGAGCATAATGGCCGCCGGTCAAGCGGCTAGGACACAAGATAACGAAGAGGGTATGGATTATGTGGAAGCTATAGCGGATCGAGCCTTGAAGGAAAGGGATCTGGATATCCGTGAGGAGGATATGAGGACCAGACAGGCTAATGCCGAGGCTGAGCGAAGATCTCGTGAGGAGATAGAGAAAAGGAAGTTGGAATTAAAGGAAAAGGAGATAGATGCTAGGAACAAACGTTCTGATACAGATAGGTTTACGTCAATAATAAACAAGAATTGATTACAAGTTTTGTAAATATTTTTACAAAATCTGTAATCATTTTGGCGTAAAATTCTGTCATATACTATAATGGGCTTGATTTAATTGGTAATTAGATTAATGATAATTTTGTAAAAAGCAAAAAAGGAAATTGTATGAATGACATGGGTGATTTCGCTAAGGGTTTTAAGACCATGAGTGTCGAGGAACTTTTTTACCGTGGTGACGGTGATAGCGATAAGAATAATATCGAGGGTAAATATGATAAGGATGGTAATCCTATAGGTGATACCAATAAAGAGCCTGTCGACGGCGGAGCGGCTGACGGTGGCGGGGATAAGGGCGGCGATGCGGCCAGCCCGGACCCGGATTCTCTTGGCGAAGGTAGTGCTGATAACAATAGTGTTGTATCAGGATTTAACGGAAAATCTTTCTTGGAGAAGATGGCCGCCAGAGGTATTATCGATAGTATTGACAACCTTGATATTATGGTAGATGACAAGCCAGTCGATCTTTCTACTATCACTAAAGAGGATGATTTACTCGATATAGTGGAGGGATTGATCAAGGATAAGGCTGATGAGTTGTTGAAGGATAAGGTTGATACCGGTTCTATGTCTGACTTCATGAAGAAGATGATAGAGGTGGATAAGGCCGGTGGTAACGTTGGCCAACTATTAAGCCAATATCAGAATATTCAGGCTCCGTTGGACAACCTTGATATGAGCAACAAGAATGATCAGCTTGCGGTTATCCAGCATTATTATAAGATGTTGGGTATGCCGGAAGACGAGATAAAGGATAATATGGAGATGATGATTGGCAAGGGCGATGAGTTCATTGAGTCCAAGGCCAATAAGTTCCATGATATCCTGAAAAAGGAGATGGATAACCTTATCGAGGAGGAGAAGAAAAAATCCGAGAAAAGGAAACAGGAGTTGATTGAGCAGATGAAGATCTATAAGAAAGGTCTTAAGACATCTATAAGCTCAGGATTCCAGTTGACTGACACTATGATAGGTAAGGCTGTCGATTTCGTTACCAAGCCGATAGACAATCAAGGTCATACGGCTATAGATAAAGCTTATTCGGAAGCTATCAAGAATCCGGACATGGCCGCTGATCTGGCTTTGTTCTTGATGAATAAGGACGAGTTCCTTAAACAGAAGACTAACAAGGCTAAGATGGAGGTCAATAAGAAGACCATCACTCTTCTTTCTGGCAATAAGGGAGGAAAGCAAAATAAGAATAATATCGATAATGATACTATAGAAGCTAACTTCCTTGATCTGAGTGGATCAAAGAGTGTATAACATTAAAAGATAGATAATTATGAATCCTTTTTTAACAAAAAGTTTCCCGGCTACCGTGAATGGCGATAACGTTATCGCCTTCACCGATGCCAAGAACTATAAGACATCGCTCGTAGAGCATAACTTAGGCTCATTGGCGAGCTGGTATTACGAGGATCCTGACAAGAATCATTTGGGTCTGTTGAACTTGTTCTCTAATATCGCTAACTATCCTGTCCCGATGTATATGGGTATGATTAATAACGGCGCTACGATCTCCGTTAACGGTATTGGAGCTTCTTTCCGTTATGATTTACCTGTTACAAAGACATTCGCTGTCGTTACGGCTGAGGATACTTCAGGTCATCATCTAAAACCGGGTATTGACGGTGGTTTGTTTGATATCGTTTTGAATACTTCTGAGTTTACGGCTTATGATGTCATTACCTATGACGCCGCTAACGGCTGTAATATCCTTATCTCAGGTGAGATCCCGTCTAAGACAGAAGGTGATTTGACACGTTATTGGGGTCGTGTTATCGGCGGAAAGGCTAAATACTTCCCTAAAGAGAAATTACGTCCGGGTATCCGTTACTGGAAGATCGGTCATGCTCTTGGAGAGTATAGCACCCAGTTCTCTAAGGTATCTGGAGCTGACAAGGCCGGTTCTATGACTTGTGAATTCCGTTTAGGAAACCACCGTGGTGTTGAGGGTGAGACAACTATGTACGCTGGTATGAAGTCCATGCAGGCTGCTCAGAATAGCACTTCAGAGTTCGTGGAGACCGCTCTTCGTCGTATGAATGCTATGAGAAGCGAGTATGAGGGCAATATTCCTGATTTGGCTATTATCGGTAAGACTGTTAATGGTAGACTTGATTTGCGTACGGCCAAAGTAGCCTCTACGTTGGAGGTGTTCTGTATGGCTGAGTTGGTTAAGTTGGAGGCCAGACAGTTGATGTGGCAAGAAGGTGGTATTATCATGGATCAAAATGGTCCTATCCATTTGAATGAGGGTATCTACCGTCAGCTTCGCCGTGGTTACACTATCTACTATAGCCGTCCGATGGGTATTACTAAGGATACGCTTATGGCTGCCGCAGCTTATATTTTCCGTGGCCGTCAGGATCTTCCTATCACGGAACGTAAGATTAAGTTCAAGGTAGGAGCTATGGCTATGATTAACTTAGAGAAGTTGATCAGGGAATCGTTCTTCACTACCTTGCAGAACTTAAGCTGGGGTATGGGAAGCGATCGTATGTTGCCTTCTAACCCTATTTCCGGTACTAACGACGCCATGATCTTAGGTCCGGTTCAGGTTAAGGGAGCTTTCATCCCGGGCATCGGTAATGTTGAGTTCGAGCACGATCCTTCTTTGGATTACGCTGACATGACAGATCGTAGCGAGTTAGTGAATGGCATGTATCCTAGATCCTCTTATTCTTGTATTATCGAGAATATAACTGACGCTGGATCAACTAACGCGTATTCCGCTATTCCTAATACGGCTAACGCTAAGTTAGGTAATATGAATAATAACGTATTCTATATCAAACCAGAAGGTGTAAGTATGTGGTGGGGTTATGAGTACGGTCGTTGGGCACACAAAGCTAACGGTAATGAGATCGTATCATCCTTGCCGGGCATGAAAGAGCAATTCTGGTGCCACTCAGCTTCAGCGGCTTGGGTTATGGATAACAGTAAGTTCTTGATTATCGAGCTTCAACCGAACTACTTCGGCTAAGTTTTTTCATATATGTAATTTGGTTTTTAGAGGGGAGGGTGTCCTCTCCTCTTTTTTTAAAGTAACGCAAAAAAAGGAAATGAAAGAGATTTTAAAATCAAAGAAGGTATTGGCCGAGGTAAACGGTTTCAATATCATGTCAGATACCTTATATGAGGTTGTAGGCAAACACGATGGAAGTGCTCCTCAGGCCTTTCAAGACGCTAATATAGCTAAAGCTCCGTTCCCGGAGAACGCCACTCACGTATGTTGCCCTTGGGATGATTTCTCCAAGGCCTATAACACCGGTTTTTATCCAAGATCAAGATGCTATAATGGTCTTGACAAGAATGAGATCGACAGGCTCGTCAAACAGCGGGTAGATAATATCATGAAGCCTTTCGAGGAAATGTCACAGATGGATCTATCTCAAACCAATTTAGAATTTTGGGATGACGCTAAGGATAAGATCTTCATGGGTAAGGTTTATAATACGGCTAATACCGTAGATCTATTTTATTTATATTTGGCTGTATTTTCCGGCATGTTGACTCCTCAGGAAATGGATGGCGATCCTGTCTTCATGAACTCTATGTTCTGTTTCGTAGAGAAAGACAATATGAAAGATTTCGTTCAGCAGCGTGAGATCAATAAGATGAACATCAGCTATAAGTTTATCAGCGCCCTTAAGAAAGGCGGCGACGATCGTCAGGCTGTCATCGATCTTCTTCTTTACATCGGTATCGTAACTCGCCCGGATTTCACGGAGGATGAGTATTATACAGGATCTCTATCAAACTGGATGAATGAGAAGAAGACCAATGTTGATTATCTGCTTGATATCTGGGATCGGTCATTGGAAGGTGATTTCAAGGAAGTTCTTGAGTTTTACCGTATCGTAAACGTCCTTCAACGAAATGGTCGTATCAATATGACTCCATCCGGATTACAATATAATGGCCAGATCATAGGACCTGACGTTCGGACATCCGCTGAGTTCTTGGCTACCAAGAAAGACTTTATTAACATAAAGGCTAATGTATTGGATGAGTATGAGGAGATCATGTCTATGTCTAATATCGATGATAAGTCCAAGACCAAGAAGGTTAAGGATATTAAGAAGAAGGATGACGTAGAGGAGGGTGATAAGGTTAAGGAGGAATAGCGATGACAATCCAAGAAGCGTATCTAAGGTCTTTACAGAAGAATGAGCAGAATCTGGCCAATGGTGGGATTAAGCTGGATCCGGGAAGGTTCGTGTTGTTGTTCAACGAGGCCCAAGACCGGTTGGTTAAGTACTATCTAAATAGGAAGGATGACGAGACTATACGCTCCATCCAAAACCTTCTTGTTTATTGGATGTCGTTGGATAATGCGGGTAGGATGGATGACCCTGAGTCTACGTCCTTTAACTTACCTGACGACTATCTATGGTTCTCTAACATAAAAGGCGTTTTCTCGTACAAAGGGTGCGAGGCCACTGATTTCGTTATGTGGGAGGCTAAGAACGAAAACATCCATGAGCTTCTTGGAGACGAGAATAACCGTCCTTCTTACGACTACCGTGAGACATTCTACTCCATAGGGAACGGGAAGGTCGTGGTCTACGAGTCAGGCTTCCGTACCGAGGAGGTTAAGATGACGTACTACCGCCGTCCTGTCAGGGTGGATCTGGCCGGGTACATCAACGCCGCCGGCGAGCGGTCCACGGACATCGACCCTGAGCTGCCCGATCCTTTGGTGGAGGAGATTTTGGATATGGTCGCCAAGCAATTCAACCTTAACGAGAATGAGTTGCAGAGGTATCGGTTTGATAAGGATAATGTGGCTTCTTTTAAATAAACAACGTTAGTTTGATAGAAAGACCTGCCTAGAAATAGGTGGGTCTTTTTTTTTATTTCATGGTATGTGTGTTTTTGTTTTTTTTATTTCTATATTTGCATAATATTTAATTGTGTAAAATATTATGATATGATTTCAAGTAGTAAAATTTTATTCGGTGTACCTATTAGATGTGATGAAGAAACATCATTTATGTCTTTGACTGACTTGCAAGAGGCTTATTTAAGAAAGAGAATCGTAGAAGGATGGAGTGATAAGAGGATAGAGGGAATTTTATCCAATAGGAATAGTTCTGAGCGTATATATTATGTTATAAAAGACAAGTATATAAGAGGTATATCTTTATCAAGTTTTATTAACGACGTAAACAACACATCTCTTGTCAAGACATTAAAATCGCTTGGGGTGTATAAATCTACCGGTAGAGGATCGAATAGGTTGGTTATGTGTGCTAAAGAGATATGGATGATGGTCGCCATGGAATTACATCCATCTATATATAATGAATGTATAAAAATGTTTGGAAGATCAGATATAAGCAATGACGCTATTATATATATAAGGGGAGGAAACGAGTATAGTGATATGTATAGATATCTGTCTTCATTTTTTAGTTCTGATGATATTGAGAGAATAATTTTTGCTATAAATAAGACTGTTACTGGTGAATGTGATAAGTTTTTATACACCAAGCAAGAATCGGAAAGGATTGTTTGTATTCAAAAAGATATATGCAAGTTTATAAAAATGGGTATATTCGAATCTGTCGATGATATAATTGATATATTGGTAAATGATGTAGATGATGATCATGATTGTAATATATTCACCTATTTGGCTGTCGATGGTTTAAGTAAGGATATTAAAATAGGTAAGACGTTTAATGTAAAGAAGAGAGAGAGGGATTTAAGATGCGCTAATCCAAGGTTAAGTATCATAGCTTGTGTAAAAGGTGATATAGAAAGATGTTTGCATGATAAGTTTTCCGGCAAGAGGATTTCAGGGGAATGGTTTTCATTGTCATCTAATGATGTTGATAATATTATAAATGAATATGGATTTGTTTTAATAGAGTAGCTTTACAAAAAATGTAATTTATTTATATGCCTATATACTCGTAATCGTGTTTTATTGTCGTGAACTCGTTTATTATTATGTTTGCGTTAGGTAAATGATTTTTAAACTAAAATATTGATAATATGTTGCACAGACCGCAAGACCGGGTACTTTTCGTATCCCCACACGCTAAGATGGTGGATGTTGATTCCATCTTCTTGAAGGAAGGACAGATCGGTATTTACGATACTAAAGATACTTCCGAGAACGGTTGTAAGGCCGTGATTGATTTTACCGGTAAGCCTCGTAACGACAAGCGTTATGAGATCCGTATCGGTCGTAATGAACAAGCGGCTTCCCGCTCTATCTATGATAAGGATTTTTCCACGCCGTTATTCTCCTTGAACGAGATCACGGAGATCTACGCTTCTTGGCCGAAGAAAGATCATGCTTATGTCGATGATGTTATCTTAGGATACAACGGTGTTTCTGATGACACTGCGTTCTCCGTTTCCAAAGGAGACCGTATCGCTATCCGCTTGGTTCTCGCTGGTCGTGCCTTTGAGCTTCTTGGCTATGAGGAGGGTCGTGTAGAGATCAATGACGCCATTCTTTTGGATGATTGTGATAATACGCCAAATCAATGCGAGGAGTGCGATCCTTGCGAGGAGGTTGATTTGTTGCCCGCCGTCCTGAAGTGTATCGAGCGGATGAAGAACCAGCCTATTGCTGGTGGTGGAAAGGTATCTGATTATATCGATATCACTCCGGTTACAAGATGCACCAACGAGGCTACGGAGCCTGAGACGGAGGACGTGAACTTCTATTGCATGGAGGTATGCGATACTGGTGATGATCTGGCGTTGGCTGAGGTTCGCGCTCAATATCCAGGATTGAAGATCGTACGTGAGACTATCGAGGGTAGCATGTCACGTTATAAGGTGATGAAGAAAGGCGCTAAACCGGCTGACTATACTCAACGCCTTATCTCTATCATGAAAGGATGTACGGATTGTCCTCCTAACTATACCGAGGTTAAGGGCGGCTATCTGTATTCTATTTCCTTGGAGGATGACGGTGTCGATATGTCTACTACGGTGGAGTCATTACCTAACGTGGTTACCGATACGGTTAATAAGATGAGCCAGATCAAGGGGTCAGGCTTGTATATCGCCGCCACTTCCAAGAAATTGACGGATGAGGAGATCTCTACTTTCGTGGAGGCTAATCCTACGGCTATCATCTACTATGTGGCTAAGACATCCGATATGTGCGAGAACCCTACGGTTCGTACCGCTTCTTGGTCAGCTTGTGGTTCTTGTAAGGTATCCACCGAGAAGTATTATATCACGATCCCGGATGATGAGTGTGGAAACAGTGCTTTGGAGGAAATCAAACAGGCTTTCCCGGAACTGGAGATCACTGACTACGGTACTCCTGCGGCTTGCCAGCATAGCTTCCAGACAACGGTATATACTAACATGTTGTGTGATGAGTGCGACAAGGTGTTCGAGGGATTCTTCACCAGCGAGGCTCCGGCGTCTTACCGCAACCGTATGTGGAAGAAATTGGAGTCGGCTCAGGAACTTGGCACTAACTGCAAGTGCGGTATCCGTTTCCGTGGTAAGGAAATGTTATTATCTCCGTCAGAGTGCTTGATGGATAAAATGACTTATGTAGAGGATAGCGTTGAGATCGTTGGCGCTAGCGGAGGTTATCCTGATTCTCTTGACGAGGGGTCTCCTATCTGGTGGGATCAACTTCATTTCGAGAGACTGTCCAGCAAAGCGCCACGTACTCATGTCGGCGGTAATATGATGGATGACGAGTTGAAGGGCTACGCTCATTTCAATGGATTCCCGAAACATCAGGATTTCATTGGACGGACATTCATGAACGAATACAGCCGTGTTGAACAAACAGCTCAATACGTGGACTTCCAGATCACGATTAATCCTCATAGATACTCTCAAGGATTCGGTAAGTATCTCGCCGATGATCCGGTTAATTTGATATTACGTGTACGCTATGGTGCTCATGAGGGTGTTCAGGAGATGATTAACATGATCGGTGCTGCCGCTGGTCTTGGCCCGGCCATCGTAACCGAGCCGAAATAAAGAACCTTTTTTGCGTTCATATATTTCCTAAAGGGGAGAGATTCAATTCTCTTCCCTTTTTTGTTATCTTTGAGGCAGTAGAATTAAAATATGATATTATGTCGGCTATTAATGAGTATTTAAAGAGACTGGCTTCCATCTTCGGTAGCATGGGTTTCTCCGTTCCGCCAGATGACTTCTCAGGTGTTGTCATAGACGGAAAGACGTATCCGGTCATGATGAGGAATGACGGGTGTTACGTGTACTTCGATGATAAAGGAGTAAAGAGACTTGTAAGCGAGGTCCCTAAAAAGGACTATCAGTTCATTAACATCAAGGACGCCCGTGTGTCGATCGTCAACCAATGTTATCGTACTCCGGGAGGTCAGGTAGAGGCTCGTATCCATACCTATATGAATAATAAGGGTGAGATATTGGCCGAGAAGATATTTATCATCAACTCTTCAGATGTTGATACGCCTATTGGTACGGAATTGGACAAAGTTCCTGCCGAGTGGGTAGCTATAGATTGTAGTATAGCGGAGATGACCGATCGGGAGTTGATATTCGTAAGTAAATGTTATGCCACGGAAGGAGGCAAGGTTCAGATAGAGGGCGTAGAGTCGGTTGATCCCCGCCTGAACCCGGAGGTGTCTCATTATGAGGTGGTGAATACGACTGACGATAGTAACCCTATTGGAACGAAGTATAATGCCATACCTGATACGTGGAGGCGTATAGTATGTGATTTTCCGGACATGACCCAAAGGGAGATAATACCGGTGCTTAAATGCTTTGATACCGGGACCGGAAGGGTACAGATAGAGGGGTATAAGATATTTGATTACGAGATGGGTACCAGAAAGGAATGGTATCGCGTTAAGCAAAGTACCGATCCTGAGAATCCGGTAGGTAAGTTTATCACCAGCATAAGTGATGACTGGGTTGAGGTCGTTTGCGACTTCACGGATATGGAGGATCGTGATATTGAGGTAACTGTAGAATGTTATAAGACACCGGCCGGTAAGGTGAAGCTGGAGGTTCTCACGTCATGGGATGGCAATATAGGAGTTAGGGATAAGAGTTATAAAGTCCTGGAGACTACCGATCCGTCACAACCTGAGGGCGCCAGCTTCAGTTCCTTGCCAGATACGTGGGTAAGGACTGTCTGTGATTTCGACGATATGGAGGAGCGTGACATCAGGTCTTATGTCGAGTGTTATGACGGAGGCAATGGCAATGTCAAGCTTCGTAGGTTGGTTTCTTATGACTCCAAGATAAAGGCAAGATACGTCCGCTTCGAGGTGCTTGAATCGGATGACGCCGGCTTCGTTCCGGGGGCCGAACTGGCTACCCTCCCGGACGGATTCTCTTTGGTGTCTTGTGATTTCACGGATATGGAAGATAGGATGCCTATTGATATCGAGGAGTGTTACAAGACATCAGCCGGAAGCGTGCGTATGAGACATGTGGTGTCTTATGACGGTGATCTTGGGAAAAGAAACCAGTTCTGGGAGATTGTGGACTCGTCTGATAATAAGTATGGGCTAGGAAATAGGATAAATAATATCCCTGCGGATTTTATCCGTGAAAGGTGTGCTCTAGAAAGGTTGGATGATCGTATTACCAGAAATGCGGTAGAATGTTACTCGACACCTGGAGGATCGGTAAGGATTAAATCCACTTACATTATCAACCCTTTAAATCATATTAGGTCGTATAATCATCATGTATTGAGTTCTACAGATAATGATATCCATGTTGGTACTCAATATGCCTCTTTGCCATCTAATTTCGCCCGTATCGAGTGCGAGGAGCCGGATTATATGGATCGACTTATCGATACCACTGAGACTTGTTATGATACCGGAAAGGGTACGGTGAAGATCAGGAGACAGGAGTCGTTGAACGGAAATCTGGATGTAAAGACTTTCGACTATAAGATCGTTGAGTCTACCGACCCAGATCATCCTATCAATACTACCCCTACACAGACGGTTATTAACGGCTGGACGGTCATCAGTTGTGATCTTAATATCATGGACGTGGATGATTGTTATGAGATCGGTGGTCATAAGATACATTTGAAGGGATTCAGGACAGTCAATCCGGCATTGCAGGATATTAAGTCCAAGTTATACGTCGTATATTCCGATCATCCTGATTATAATGTAGGTGATGAGCTTACCTCCATACCTGATGGAGCTAAGGTAACGATCTGCGATTACGCGGATAAGAGCCAAAGACATATGGTTCCGGTGCGAGAGTGCTATGAGGTGGCCGATGGCCGGTTCTATGTGGAGGGGAGCCGGTTGATTGATAACAATATGGTCGTAGAGCGGACGTCGTTGATGGTGATGGAGTCATCCTCTACTACCTACCCGGTGGGGACTACGCTGACCGCCATTCCTGTTGGCGCTACTATCGTGGCTTGTTTATGTCAAACCTGTTAATATCAAGGTCATGGTTAAGGTATGTAATGATTATTATATGATTGACGCCCTAGCCGGCGGTGAGGTCATAAGGAAAAGGAAATATCGTCGTGAGAATACGATGATCGGATATAAGTGGTATGATTATAATGGGGTCGAGGTAACTGACCCCATTGAGATATCACGTCTTGACGGATTGGCTACTAAGCATCAACGTGTTGATGAGGCTTATGATGATCATGCCATTTTCATGTCGTCAACAAACTACGTTAACAGCGTTTCCGGTATACCTATGGATAAGCATATGGTTGTCGTTGAATGGAGACCGGATAGCGAGCAAGGTTTTGTCACCATGGCTCATAATGAGGGTCTTGACGGGGACAGCTATTATATAGTTGTTATCAATGCCGGAGATAAGCAGGCTACGATCTACACCCCCGTGGACCCTGAGGATCCAAAGGATGGGACTTCCCGTGCGGTTGATGGCGATAACGTTTCCGTTGGCGGATCATATGTCTCTATATCCCCCAAGCAAGTAGAGAGGATAAGGGTTACTTTCCGTGATGGTAAATGGTATTATGAGTTAGTCACAAAGACATATCCTAGTAATACTGGAGGCATTAAGATCGGGGATGTTGATTTTGTGACGTTCAGATATTTATGGGAATCAAGTTCCGGAAGGGACTTGGACACGATGACGGAAGCCCTTAATTCTAATGTTCCCACCATAGATAATCTTGCTGTAGGTTGGTCTGGCCCCGGAAATGGAGATAGCTCTGTTAGAGAAGTTCTTAAATGGGGTGGTGATAATACCGGTTCTGGTAAGGAATGTGTTTGGATGTCGGTGAAGGATTTAAGGGCTAAATATTATGATATCCTACCTGAAGAGACGTATTTCATGGCCTACACTACATGGTTTGGATCTAAAGGTACGGGTAAATGTTCTTTTGAACTTGTTGGATACAAGGGAGGTACGATGAGCCAAGATGGATATAATTTCATCAATACCGGTGGATCTGTGGTGTATCAAAATACGTATGATTTTGTTTGTCATACCAGTAAGGGTTCATCTACGTATAAGACATCCTACGAGAAGGTGGCTCGTGTTACCTACAATAAGCTCACTAACGAGGTTTATATGTCCATCGGCGACGCTATAGATCAGGAGGATAATTATGATAAGTTAGAGCGAGAGATCAATAATATAAAGGAAAGACTTAGCGATGTCGAGAGCGAGTTGGCTGTCGTAAGACGTATAGCTGAGGGCAAGAACACGGCGTATATCTTTGATACGGTCGATGCCATGAATGAGTGGCTGGCGGTCCCGGAGAACACGGCTAAGCTCCGTGTGGGTGACAGCCTCTGGATTAGGGAGCAGGATGTACCTGATTATTGGTGGGATGGAACTCAGGCTTTAGAGCAGGAAGGCCCTAAGGTTGACTTATCTCCTTATTATACGAAAGACGAGATTAACGATATTGTTGATGATATTAATCAGAAGATAGAGGATAAGAGTATGTCGATTATCTTCGATACCTATATCCAAATGAAATCTTTCGTAGACGATCCTACTAACGCCGATAAGCTTAAGGAAGGTACCATCTTGTTGATACGAGATAAAAACGTACCTGATTATTATTACGATGGTGCTGGGATAGTCAAGATGGAGGCTGACGTAGAGCAATGTCTTTATATTACTTTAGCTAATAAGCCTACGGAAAGCACTATAAGTTATACCCAAGATCGGGAGGTAACTAATTTCGCTCCGGGAGCTATAGCTAGGTGGATTGACGCTGACGGGAATAATGTGTTTTATAAGCTTGTAGAGATAGTAGGTGGTAAGGCTAAGTGGATTACCCTTATCGATACTAAATACGGTAATGTGACGCTACAGAGTACTTACGACAAGAATTATGAGATCGTAAATATCGTATCTGGGTCTAGGTTACAGGCTATAAATAGTGAGAAGAATGATATCAAGTTTGTTAATAGCGCTACGGGTAACGTGACTGTCGTGTTGAATGGTACTGTATCAGGGGGAGCCAAGAAGCTGGTGAGTATGCTGGCGGTGAACGAGGTAGTCTTGACCCCCGGAGCGGCGGTGTCGTTTACCCGGAACGGCGATGAGTTCGTGCTCACGGAGTTGTTTGGCGTTACTATCTTCCCGGATCTGGCGGATGCCAACCGTGAGGGAGAATGGGTGATGAGCGTAGGCGCAACTGGTAAACCGATCCTTATGGAGGTAAAGGAGATGCGTAAGTGGGATGAGAGCATAACCAAGGAGCTTACAATAGATGAGCTTAACGAGAAGTTCCCTAACGTGGATATCGGATTCGCTGTCGTATGCAAGACCATCAACAAGGTATATGAGATGGTTAACGGATACAAGGAATGGGTGTCTTATGATATAACCTCAATTAGTTGATATGGGATTTTTAGTAGGATATGATACGACCCTGTCCTCGGTGACGTTTTATGTTAACGAGGATAGGTTCCCTTGTTATAATGGGAGGAATGCTGATTATGTGCCTGATCCGATAGTAGGTTTAGGTAATTTTAATCGTAATCTCAGGTTCTCGGCAAACAATCCAGGATTCGTGGACGTCGATTGGGGTGATGGGACAAAGGATCAATACCCTTTGGTCAAGATATCTGACGGTAGTTATAGGATAGTATTCAGGTCTTTAGATATTGAGTACAAAAAGAATCCTGACGATACTACATGGTGGTTCAGGAAGGAGGATGGATCTCAGTATATACCGGTTCCTCCCCATAAGTATAGCGATATTAGGCGTAGGGAGGTTACGATGAGGTTCTCTAACGTAATCGATGGGGAGTTCAATATGGATGGTATTGTCCTCCATGAGTTTCCTGTAGTTAATCTACCTGATATAACTTATTTGGCTATGGTCAGGTCCGTTTTAAAAAACGGAGATATCCCATATGACAGGATAAGCAAGAGCGTTAATCTTCGTAATATACAGATGGGGTCTTTTTCTCATCCTGGTGTTTGGGATAATTGGCCGGAAGGTTTTTTAAATATGAAAAATCTGAGGTATTTCGGATGTAACAGTATTTTTAATTTCGCTGATAATCCTGATTCGAATTGGAGAAGATTCTCGGAATGGGAGAATCTTACTATTTTTAATTTCAATTGGTGTAATATCCCTTCGTATGACCCGGCGTTTAATTCTATTCCGGCTACGGATATAAATATCATTAGCGATAGGAATAACATACCTGTATTTGATGAGGTGGATAAGGTTGGAGATGATAAGACAGGCGTTACTTTTATGGGTAGGGGTAGCTCATGGAAACAAGATCTAGTAGGAGGTAAGTTGAATAAGATTCAGGGCACGTATTGTAATTCAGGCACGGTACCGGTAGACGATCTCCCAGACTGGTTATATGAGGTAAGGGAATTTAGGATATGGACTTTGCGTGATGAAGGTAGATTTATAAATACGCAGGAGAGGGCTGATACGTTCGTTAACACGTTTTATGATAAGATAATGTCGTGGAGTTATATAACGATGTCACAGACGGCTTCTGACGGTAACAGGAATCAGTTTTATAAACTTACCTTAGATTTATATACTTCCTCAGCTCCTACCAACAAGAGACCATCTGGCGTTTATCAAGCCCCTGAGGGGTTTGTTAAGGGTGTTAGCAACGGTAATCCTACGACGCCTATGGAGAAGGTGTATGTGCTTACCAACAACTACGGGCAGACGTGGATCTTGGCGCCTGCCCCGGCTTCTAAGGCTGCCCTTACGAGGGCAAGGCGGGCTGGGAAGGCTAGGATTACCCCGTTTGTCCTTGGCGTAAAGGACGGCTATGTATCCGTGTTCAGCGGAGATGTATTGGATGATAATATGAGTAAGTATAATTTCGCTGACAAATACGAGGCTATAGATATCTGTAACGATCTGGGATTGGACAGCTCGCCGGTTGTCGAGTATTTCAGGAGAATAGAGGAGGGAGAGGTATGAAGTTGATATGTAAGGATACGAATAAAGGGTCTATAACCTTTTTTACTAAAGGCAAATACGCTTTTAGGGGAGTTGACAGGAATGATACTACTGATGACGTGCCTGATCCTATATTGGATGTTAATAATTACAATGAGAGTATACAGTTTTATTCCAAGACCCCCGGCATGTGCGAGGTCGATTGGGGTGACGGGAATAAAGAGCAATTCCCTTTCGTGAAGGATAGGAGCGAGTCCATATACGGGCGATATAGGTTGATGTTCAGGAGAAGGGATATAAGTTATCGTAAGAATCCGGATAGCCATCCATGGTGGTTTTATAAGGAAGATGGGAGTGAGTATATCCCCGCGCCTAATCATGCTTACGCTGATGGGCTAGATAAAGATCGGGTCATTACCATGACTTTTACGAATGATATTACATACGTTCAAACAACAAGGATAATGATGGTAGGATTCCCGATATTAGACGCCCCAAGTATTATCAACTTAATCTTATCCATTACCGGCGATGGGAATATAACCGATATTCCTAAAGATAGGATACGTAGATCGGTAAATATAGAGTATATAACACTTAACGAATTAGGTGTAGGGACATTGACATCCATACCAGACGATTGGGATAGGTTGACTAAGTTAAAAGGCATTAATTTAAGTCGAACGGCTGATTTTAATGATACGGAGTCTTCTAATATAAGGAAATTCCCCTCTATGTGGCCTAATCTTGTAACATTATCTTTGGCAGGTTGCAGGGTTAGGGTATATCCAAGGGAATGGCTGTCCTTTAGCAAGCTAAAAGAATTATATATATCCCAGGGAGTGGCTATGCCATCGTTTGACCCTAATACATGCCCGGCTATGGATGAGGTGGATAAGATAAATCCTAGCTTAAGGACCTTCGATCATATAAATAGATGGTATGGGTCTGTCGTGAGCTGGCATCCGTATATGATCGGCAAGGGGCTGGAAAATATCACTAGCCTTACCGCCTCATATGGCTATAGTAATATAGATGTAAGTAATCTACCGGATTATATATATGAGATGAGATCTATGAGTGGTTTTTATATGCATATCTCCTTGTTAACCCAAAGTCGATGTGATACGTTTATATCAACATTATATGAGAAGGTGATGGGGTTTGATTATCTCACCATGTCTTCCTCTGCTTCCGATGGCAAAAGAAATCAGTTTTATGGATTGTATCTAAGTATATATATGGATGCCAATCCTGTTGATAAAAGGCCTAGTGGCGTATTACAGGCTCCCTCTGGTTTTATAAAGGGTCAGTCTAATGGCTCTCCGTCGACTCCTATGGAGATGGTTTATGTGCTTATGAATAATTATGGATGGAGGTTTAGTATGGCACCAGAGGCTTCGGTGTTAAGGTCAATACGATCTTCTGATATTGACACGAGGTCGTATAAGCCATATAAGCTTATTGTATTTGACGATGGGCGTACCTTTGTAGGCAATGGAGATGTTTTAGCTCATGATACGGATAAGGTATTATCGTTTGGGGGTCAACCAGAAGGGGAGTATTTGTGTGATTCTATGGGATTGGATAGGAATGTTATTGTAGAATATTTTAACAAGATAGGTAATTCTCGCGAATAATACATAATTCATGCAAACCATAAAACATTTGCATCGCATTATGTATAATAGCTAAAAGCTATTCCGATTATTAGCCTAAGCCTTGAGACAAAGGCTACGTTATTTGAGAATACATAGTTACCAAGGGATGTTTGCCCAAGCCCCTTGCTCTAAGGCAAGTGATTAAACAATGGTTGTATTCGGGCCATAGTGTCGCTTGCATCAAAACCTCAAAATAACATTGGCGATGGGTACTAACAGGGTTTTACCCTGACTTATGTTGAATAAACATTGAATTAGTTTGTGAAATGGTGTATGTACAGGACATAGATGGTAGTCCTTTAATGCCAACAACAAGGCATGGGAAGGTAAGAAGGTTGCTTAAATCAAAGAAAGCAACCGTAGTGAATCTTTGCCCTTTTACGATCAGGCTTTTGTATGATACAACCGGTTACAAGCAAGAGATTACGTTAGGCGTTGACGCAGGTACAAAACACGTTGGTTTGTCAGCAACAACGAAAAGCAAGGAACTTTACGCAAGTGAGGTTATTCTGAGAAGTGATGTTGTTGATCTTCTATCAACAAGAAGAGAGTTAAGGAGGGCTAGAAGGTATAGATTGAGATATAGGAAGCCAAGATTCAATAATAGAGTAAAATATAAGAAGGATAAATGGATAGCTCCATCAATCCGGCAGAAGATTGATTCTCATATTAGAATTATCGGTTTTGTATATTCTATACTACCTGTCTCAAAACTGATTATTGAGGTTGCTCAATTTGATACTCAAAAGATCAAGAATCCAGAGATATCGGGTAAGGAGTATCAGGAAGGTGAGCAATTAGGATTTTGGAATATAAGGGAATATATCCTTGCAAGAGACGGGCATAAATGCCAGTATTGTAAGGGTAAGTCAAAAGATCCTATTCTTAATATCCATCATATTGAGTCAAGGAAGACAGGAGGAGATTCACCTTCAAATTTGATTACTTTGTGTGAGACTTGTCATAAGGAATTTCATAAAGGAAATATAAAATTGAAGGTAAAAAGAGGCAAGTCACTTCGTGACGCAGCCGTCATGGGTATCATGAAATGGAAGTTGTACGAGGAGCTGAGATCCAGATATGACAACGTTTCGATGACGTTCGGTTATATCACGAAATACAATCGGATTAAATATGGAATTGAAAAATCCCATATCTCTGATGCTTTCGTTATTTCTAAGAATTTCAATGCTTTAATGTTAGAATATCATTACAAGGTAAGGTTGATTAGAAGACATAATCGTCAAATCCACAAACAAAAGGTTTTAAAAGGAGGGGTTAAAAAGCCGAATCAATCTTCTTTTGAGGTTTTTGGTTTTCGTTTGTTTGACAGGGTTATGTTTGAAGGCAATTATTACTTCATATTTGGAAGACGCAAATCGGGTAGTTTCAATATCCGTGATATTGACGGTGGTAATCAACGGGATATTACGTACAAAAAGTTGAAATTATTAAGATGTAAACGTTTTATGATACAAAAAGAAACAAATTGACTAATTTAAATGAAAATATAGACATGGCTAAGACATTATATAAATACGAGGCTTCATCAAATAAGTTCGTGTGGTTCACCACATGGGATAGGGCACTTAGAAATTATTATACCGATGATTATAATTATGTACCTGATCCTGTCGTTGGTAATCTTTTTAATACGTTTGTTGAGTTTAGATCCAGAAAGCCCGGTATGGCTAATGTGGATTGGGGGGATGGAATAAAGGAGCAGTTTCCTATGACCAAGGTTCAAGGGCGGGATGATTATTGTATTATATTCCGTTCTTTGGCAATACAACATAGGAAAAATCCCAATACTACGTGGTGGTTCAGGAAGGAGGATGGATCGCAATACGTACCTATAGATAATCATGCTTACGCTGATGGGAGGAGGGACGTACAACGGGCTGTGTCGATAGATTTTACTTGTGATATTTATTATGCCAATATCCAAGTTTGCAAGATGACATCTTTCCCGATTGTGGATATACCAGGACTTGAGTTTTTGATCGTATCCCATACGCTGTATGTTAATGACGGTATACCTGTAGACAAGTTGTCAAGATCCAAAAAATTAATTTATATTGATTTTCAAAATATAGGGCAAAGAATGACCGTAATGCCTGAGGCTATAATCAGTAAGACAGAGGTATATTATTTAAATATGTTTAATATGCTTGATCTTAGGGATATAGAATCTAGCGGGATAAGGAATATAAAGAATATGAAAAATATTCAAACCCTTGTATTGTCTTCATGTTATTTGGATAGGTATATAAAGGAGTTTAATGATCTTCCTAAATTAACTTTGTTGAAAATACATCCTGGCCCTTCTGATATGTGGAATTATTTTGATATAAATACCCTTCCTTTTTTCGAGGTAGATAAGATAAATCCTAATATTACTGATTTTTATTTTTTAGATGACTGGGCAAGTGGAGAAAGGAGGACGGGTTGGAATGATGATAATATGTCTGGAAGGGGATTGGAACATCTTACTGGTTTCGTTGCAGCTCATAGCAATAGTCTTAGAATGGATAAGCTTCCGGATTATATTTATGAGATGAGGGTTATTACATGGTTTAACGTGGATGGATCCACTCATAGCCAAAAAAGATCAGATGATTTCGTGAACTCTTTCTACGACCTTGTTGTAGGATGGGATCAGATTACTATGACATCCGTGGCTAAGGATGGGAAAAGGAATCAGTTTTATGGACTTAATGTTTCTATGTATTCCGCTCAGTATCCAACCGAAAACCAGCGTCCTTCCGGCACGGAGCAGGCCCCAGAGGGATTCGTGAAAGGCTCGTCCAACGGGTCTCCCGCTACACCTATGGAGAAGATATATGTGCTAAAAAATAACTACGCCCAGAGATGGACGATTAAACCAGAATAATATTATGAATATCAATATTTTAAAACTAAATTGGGGGGGTAAAATCCTATTTGCCTTATGATGAGAAGAAGGATGTTACCCAAAAGGAAGGTAATAGAGGTATTCGAGGAATTATCTCCTCAGGATAATGGATATTGGGCGGTTCCTGATGGGGTCTATGAGGTTGAGTTCGCGTTGGTCGCCGGAGGTCTTAATGGAGAATATTCCGATGTATATAATGCCGGGAGTGGCGGTAACGGAGGTGGTGTACTAACTGGGACTATATCCGTAAATCCAGGTGTTACATATAGGGTGGTTGTAGGAGATATAGGTGGTGATAGTATATTCGGTATATATCAGGCTATTGCCGGTAACGGTGGAAGAGGCGGATATGGAGTTAAAGGGGATGGTCATGATCCTTCCCCGGGAAATCCAGGGCAAGATGGATCATATGTTTTTAACAACAAATATCCTGACCGATACCCTTATCCTATGGGCGCTGGTGGTGGATCGGGAGCTTATACAAGAGGATGGGATAAAGGCTTTTTATCCGGAGGTAAAGGTGGCAATCACGGAGGAGGTGATGGGGCTGGAGCTGAGGATACTGAGGGTGTTATTATTAATGGCGAAAATGGAGGTAATGCCACTTATTATGGTGGTGGTGGTGGAGGAGCCTCTAAAGCTTCTAGTAGTGGGGCTACAAGCGGTCGAGGAGGATCAGGTTATCGTGGTATTATTATTTTGCATTATTTAAAAAACGGATAATATGGATAGAAATAGTATTATAAAAGAACTAGGTTCGTATTTTGATATAGTGGAATTAGTATGTCCTCATACATATAATAAGTGGAAGGACAGATCGTGGCAGTTTCTTGATACAGCGTTTCTCCATAATCTTCTTATATTACGGAGGGATATAATCAAACAGCCTATGTATTGTAATAACTGGGATAAGCAAGGGCAGTTTTCCCAACGTGGTCTTAGATGCAACATCTGTCAGATAGTTAAGGATAAGAAAGATGTTTATCTATCCGCTCATGTGTTGGGTAAGGCTGGTGATTTTGATATCAAGTCGATGACGGCGGAACAGGCTAGAGGCTTGATCTTGGATCATCAAGATATGTTACCATATCATTTCCGGCTTGAAGAGAAGGTGGGTTGGTTGCATTTTGATAGCCTTGATACTAGGAACGGTATACACGCCGTGGTGTTTTAGGTACTTAATGGTATAGTGGTTAACTTTGCGAGTAGGGTATAAAATGAAAGACAAAGACATGATAGAGCGAGTAGGGGCTTTGTGGAATATTGCGCTTGCGTATGGTGCCTCTTGTTGGGCTTATTTCCAGCCGGTACACCATTTATTAATTGTATTACTTATAGTATTAATAGCTAATTTTTTAGCTAGGTTAGCGCAAAGCATAAGGGGCTGGAAGCTCCGACGGAGTCGTAGAAGAAGGTTTAGTTTTAAGAGATGGTTTAGGGAGGTCAGGTTTACTGATATTCTTAAGGAGTTCGCTTTGTCCTGTTTTATAGTAATGACATTATGTGTTATATATAAGACGTTATACCCGATCGAGGAGGAGGCTAGCATGATACTTACCGTTACCAAATATGGGGTGTATATAGCCCTTGTTGGATATGTGATGCTTTTCTTGAATACGATAGGGGATGCTTTCGCTGACGCTTATCTGGTTAAGGTGTTCAAGGCCGTGTTTAAGAGGATAAACGTATTCAAGATGTTTGGCTTCTCTAAAAACATACCTGACGAGACGTTTGACGATATAAGGAGGATTGCCGATGATGAGGTTAAGGATAAGTCTTAGGGCGATTGTTTGTTTAGGTCTGTCGCTATTCCTGTCCTCTTGTGGAAGCAGGAGGCAGGTTAGCGAGGCGTCTATTGATAGCCGGCTGATAAGCAGGATAGAGACGATGATAAACGAAGTTATAGACCGCAAGATGGTGGAGATAAAGACCTCTGATCTTAATGCCGATATCGTTATAACTGAGAGGAAATTCGATACGGATAAGGATATTGATCCCGCCACGGGAGAGCGACCGGTATCGTCCGTGACTGACGCCCATATCGTCATCGGCCGGCGGGATAGCACGGTGACGACCGATTCCCTTGGCGTTGATAAGACGATCACCGGTATTGAGGATATTGATAAGAAGACAGACATCAAGCATAAGGATATAGACGATAATGAGGAATCAAGGTGGCCGATGGCTATTATCTTTATGTCGATCTTAGGTATATTGGTTGTATTATTCGTGTTGTTGAAAAGATTCGGATTGATAAAATAATAGGTGTACAAGAAACCCCATACACCTATTGGTTATCACCCCAGAAAAGAATTGCAAATATGAGGTCAGTCTCGGATTCGAACCGAGGTATATGGTTTTGCAGACCACCGACTAAACCACTCATCCAACCAACCAACCGTATCGCGAATATATAATTTTGTCTTTGACCAAACAACCTCTTTGACCAGATTTTTACTCAACTAGAAACTGCCTTGAAGAAAACCCCTTATCTAGTAAATACCAGGTGAGGCAATATCTCTTTGAGGTCTATCTCTGTTGACACCAAAGGGAATGTAGCGGCTCCGTGAGGTAGGGCAGGAGGTATCCCCACACGGCCAGCCAGGAGCGGAGCGACTCGTAGCCCACCTCCCTTTTCTCCTTGGCATTTCACGCTTTAGCGCAGAAAAGAAGTAAGCATATCAATGCATTAACGTCTGATGTAGGTAGTAGCTTGTCGATCAAAGATCCATCAATAACATAAGTAGATGTCAAAAATACACCAAACTAAATCATTGATATACATTATTATTAAGATCTTAGATTTTTAATCTACTACAGATTATTGAGTTAATGTAATTAAGTTATATACTTTAGATAATAACAAAGCGTTAGCTAACTCTTTTTAATTAACCAACTTATGATATAAATAAAGAAAATCTTTATAATGATATTCCCTTCTTGGAAGGGCAAAAGTTCCTTATATCACATGTCACAAAATAGACAACTGTGTTTATAAAAGAAGGTGGATAAATAAATACATCTCTTTTCTTAACTATCCCTACGATAGTCTCCCTACGCAATGTCTAAGTTGGATTTCGACCATAGCGATCGCCGTAAAAAGCTGTGATCATAAACAAAAAAAATGAGTACTTTCACAAGCACTCATTTTGAAATGACAAAGTTTTTAGTACCTTTGTACTAAAATAAAACTTCCATGGCAAAGATAATGCTTATATTTGATCAATTCGTATCTTCTTCAGAAAAAAAGAGGATGTCAGAAGAAAATAGGGCCTTGAGGAGGGATTCCGGCAAGGTCATCTTACCTTATCTGTTTAATGACAATACTAATCCTTGTTGCGACAACCCTAGGATAAAGCGTCAATCATCATCCAAGCCGGAGATACTTGAGAAGCCGATATCGGAGACACTGATAGGCATTCTTATCATAAGCCTTGACCCTATAAGGTTTAGGTCGCTAGGGATCCAATACAACATCAAGTTGTTCTATTACTTTGTGAATGAGATAGTTAATTACTATATCAAGCATCATCGTCTTGGTGGTGATAATCTAGCTTATCAGATAAAGTTAGTTAGGTGGCTTTTGATCAGTTATGTTAACGTGGCTGTTGTTCACGGTTATTATGCTATGGTGAGGAAAGCGAAGAAGGAACATCCTGATCTTTTTGTACATAGTAACAAGGCGAGGTATTATTATTGGGACAATTGCCCTCCTAAGCATCGCAAGCTAGAGGATGAGCGAAATGTAAATAATCCGACCTATAAGGCCCATGAGTGCAACAGAAAGCGCTCCGAGGACATCAAACGTGTTGTTTATGACTCCATAGATTCGATCAGGAAACGCGACCTTAAGGATTTCGTGTCCTCTAAAAATAATGGAGTTAGTATTTCTTTTAAGGAAAAGGTTCAGAACAAGGTCAGGAAGAAGGGCTTTGGTAATGTCAGCATCAAGACCATAGAGAGGGCTATAAAGAGCTATTTAGATGAGCGTGGTGTCACTTTCTCTGAGTTCGTCGATGGGGTGAGGAAGTTGGATAGGAAGATAAAGGAAGTCAAGTCCGCTTTTGGCAAGGTTAAAAGGATTAAGATCTTTGGCGTCAAGGCTTATGATTATGTGTCTGGAGATGAGATAGTTGATGAGTTTGGTATGGCCGCGTTGTCTGATGATGTGTGGATTCCTGATAATAGCACCCCGTTCCTTGACGGTTATGTCTGTTCTTCTGAGCCGCTTAGTGATTGTTTGTGTTTTAACTAAAATATTTTTGCCATGAAAATAGTCAGGTCCGGTGATTTTAAGATTATGTTTAATGAAAAGAACAGGCTGTTTAACGCCTCTATGCTTTTCGACCAGCTTGATGGTGGCGAGGACGCCTTGAGGGACTTGCTGGGTTCAAGAAAAGATCTTAGGTGTCTTATAACCAAAAGATCCTTTTGGATCGATATGCCGGCTATCGCCTTGTTTTTGGGCGATTATGACGGGGATGATATCAAGAGGCTTGTTTTTGATTGCGCTTCATGCTACATTTCTCATTCAATAGCGGCTTTTTTGGATGAGGATTTGGAGCCATTTTTTGTTTTTCGTGATAATCGCGATGAGCTTCTTCATGATTATGGGGAAGATGGTGATGATACAGGCGAGGCCGTGTCTAGCATTGTTGATTTATCCACCCGTTTCGTAAACACCGTTTTGTTTAGCAATCCTAACTCCCCTGTGTTTAGGTTTATCATTGACACGATGACAATAAACATAGGGAGATGCGTTGGTCTGATGAGGTCATTGATTTTTATGTTTGACCGCGGGTTTATAAAAACCATGGACGATCTTGATGACATCTTTGGGGTTGGATAGATTTCATTTTTGACATGACATGTGCTATCTTTGCGAAAAAGATATTAACATGAACCAGATAAATATCATACCGAAGATAATCCATGATAAGTTCGCCGCTAGGATTATTATGGATGATTACGATATAGAGAAACCTATCGTAATTACTGTCGTGGCTAGACGTAACGATGGTGAGTATAATACCCAGATATTGACATACCCGACATCTGGCGTTGATTATGAGGATAATGTAAGGATGGTGTTTTTTGATGTCGCTAGGTCTCATGTTTGCCAGATAACATCGGTGTTTATCAACGGTCATGAGGTCAAGACATATTATACCGATATCCCGGATCTTGATATGCAAGCCCGTTATGACGATAGCTTGTGCCGGTACGACAAGAAGGTTAATATGAATGATATTAGGCTGTCGTTTCAGGTGCTAGAGACACGTGATCCTAAGGTGCTTCAGGTATTGGATGAGTCCGAGTGGGGGCTGCTGGAGGATAGGAAGGCGATCATCGAGATCACTACGCCGGGCATGTCCGACCCCGTTACGTTGTTTCTTGGCAAGAATCAGGTCAATACCTTTACTAGCCTAACATTAGGCCTCAATTGCTTTAATTACGATGATTGTAATGTCAAGTACCTTGATCTACCTGATGGTATATATGATATCAAGATCATAGGTAGCCCTTCTACTTACAACTTCAGTCGCAAGTATCTTAAGACGGATCTTATACGCAGACGTCTCGACCGGCTATGGATTAAGACTGATGTCTTATGCGAGGACAAGGATAAGGATCTTATAAATAAGATACAGGAGATGGAGACACTTATGGTCGTAGCGGAGGCTAACGTTAGGTTGGACAATATAGAGGCGGCTCATGAGATCATTGATCGTGTCGGAGAGCTTCTTGAGATGGCTACCAATTGTGTGGATTGTTAAACGTAAAAAATATTTAGTCGTGGGTTGTAATACTTGTAAGGAAAAGGCGTTAAAGGCCGAGAGAGAAAGGATTGAGAGAAGTATGATGAATCGTGCTTCCTCTACCGTTGTTAGCGATATGGAATACGCTTCTAGGAGCACCGCCGGTTGTATGGTCATGCTCGATCCGTTGAAGACCATGGAGCGTGACGTGGTGAGCATATACAAACAGACCCGTACCATAGGTGACGTGGGTATCGTCTATCTCAACATGCAGAAGAAGATCCGTGAGTGGATCAAGAACCTGCCATATGGATGCCCGCCTGATGAGGAGGTACAGGAAATGAGAAAGGAGATACTCGATGGGCGCACAAAGTATATCAAGCCTTGATAGAATAGATCTATGTAAGGCTGTAGATGAATGGTTATCTTGCCAATGGGGTAGATACATGAGGTATCATAGGTATAGGATCGGAGACAAGCCCGATGTATCTTATTGGGGGAAGATAATTCGTCTACAAAGATCCTTGTGTGATAATGATTGCGGGTTATGCCCGGATGAGGTAAGATCGTTAAAGGAACGTATTAACAAATTGTTGGCATGAGAAAGTATAATTGTTCACATATAACCCCGTCCACTTGCGTGCCTTACGAGGGTGATCTCCCAGAGTGGTCAAAGCATAAGGACTCTGATGAGTGCGTTATGATTTCTGACGTGATAGAGGAGATATATGACGAGCTTACCCGCATCAGGGAGGCTATAGACGTTCGGGATCTCGGCGAGTCTTGCGTGAAGGTAAGTGGCGATAAGACCGTGGCTAAGGTGCTTTATGCGCTGGAAGATAAGATTTGTAATGGATGATAAGCCAATGGAGAAAAATCAACATTGGTGATAATCAGATGTATAGATATTTGTTTATAGGATGTTGATGGATATTAAGTTTTTGTAAATCAAATATCCAATTTATAAGTAGTCTTCTAAATAAGTAGGTTAGATAGATACTCTTGTAAGTTGTAAAGTATCTTTATGTGTTGGATATAAAAAATAGCCAATTGATTTGTCATAGACGATTCAATTGGCTATTTTTGTATGTCCATCATATCTCACGATGTAATGGACATAGGTTATTTATTATGAGTGCAAATATAATTATTTCCAATGATTCTACGAAGGCCAGTAGTGGAATTTTGGCGTCCAAATCCAACGAAAAAGGATTATCTACAATATTTAGCTACAACGGTTGTGATATAACTTTCAAAACAGAGAACGGTATTACTTATGTGAATGCTACCGAAATGGCAAAACCGTTTAGAAAAAGACCAAATGATTATTTATCGCTATCTTCTGTAAATGAGTTAATTAATGCCATTACCAGAAAATATGGTAATGCTGATTTTCAGTCTGTTACGATTATAAGAGGTACGGTTAATCCTGGCACATGGATGTGTGAGGATCTGGCTCTGGATTTCGCCCAGTGGCTTAGCGTTGATTTTAGGTTGTGGTGTTTGGATAGGATTAAAGAGCTTCTCACTACAGGCAAATGCGTGATTCCTGATTTTAATGATCCTCCCGCCGCTGCTGAGGCTTGGGCTAAGGAATATCGTGGCAGGGTTGCCGCCGAGAAGCTGGCGTTAGAGGAGAGGGCCAAAGCCGAGGAGATGGCTAAGGTTCTTGAGTCGAAGAAAGAGGATATAAAATTTTCAGAGTCGTTTATCATGTCTGGGGAGTCAGATTTGCTAGTAAGGGATTTAGCCAAGAAGCTTGAGCAGAATGATATAATTATAAGCGATAAATGTTTACGAGATTTTCTTGTTAAGATAAAGATAATAGTCAAAAGGGTTAAGGTTAATGGAGATTGGGAGATTACGGCTAATGCTGTAAGGAAAGGGTTTGCTCATTATCGTGATAAGAATATATGCACCGAATCTGGTAAGGTTATATATGCTAGGACTATCTATATAACAGGCAAAGGTTATAAACATATATTGTCGTCTATAAATGGTAGCAAGAAAAGTGATTTCATATTGTGTGGAGGTATGTTTAGGGACTATGGGGTGTTCGCCGGATCGGAATCGTTTAATCACTGGGATAATTAATTCCATTTTTGCCCAAAAACTGATAATCAGGTAACTGCATATTTGCATTTACGGTTATGTGTCTCATATCGGTAAAATATCTATATTTGCGACAAAGTGAATCACAATGATATACGGTAACAAAGAAATAGTTCGGACGTTCACCAGAAACAACCCGCCTGCCGGGTACGTGGGCGGTTCTGTTGACTACCGGGTCCCGGCCAACGTCTATTTTGGCGATACGCAGGAGGAGGCTGACAACAAGGCTGAAGATGATATCAAAGCCAACGGTCAGGACTACGCCAATACATATGCCGACATAATACCGGCTGTATGGTATAATGATCAGGTATGCGATGAGTTTATCAAGAACAATTGCGTAAGCGGTAAGGGATCCAAGGAGCAGGTATGTATAGAGGAAGGTAGGTTTGTCTCTTACGTATCCAAGAAAGATGCCAATGATAAGGCTATGGTGGAGCTTGGGCGGATCGGGCAGGGGGAGGCCAACTCCGTCGGGGCTTGCTGCGAGGACTGGGCCTCACAGCCTCTTCGTGGCTTGTTTTACAAGAACGATTGCGAGGCTGGCACATCAGGCAAGGAAGGTATTGTATATGAATTACCAGCCGGAGCTGTCATATCCGATATCTCCCAGATAGACGCCGATACGTTAGCCTATAGGAAGTTCATGAAAGAAGGTCAGGAGAAGGCTAACGCCGAGGGTAGTTGTTCACCTGTATTCTATAATACGAAGATCGGTGATTGGTTTGAAAAGGTATGTCCGTTCGGATATAAGTCCGGTAAAGTATATTACTCTATCAAAGCCAACAGGTTTAGGTCATGGATATCGGTTGAGGATGCCAACGCCAAGGCTCGTGAGGTCTTGATGGTAGAGGGACAGGAGTACGCTGATCTTAATCTTGAATGCGAGAAATGGATTGAGAATATCGATCAAGAAGATCAGTGTTATTGGTAAGAATGCTTTTTTGTTTTTCCATAATTTATAGATTAGTGTTTGGAGGGGATTGCATATCTCCTCCATTTTTTTTGTAAAAATATCAGATATAATAAGTTTATATATTGTAATACACTTGTTTGTATATTGAATATATTTTATATTTGCATACCTATCTATTCATCTCGAACCGATAGGTATTATGTTTAATTTAAAATATTGTTCAAAGTTATGAAAAGTAGAGTTGAAATCAAATCTTCTGATAGGAGATTGATGGGTGTTGTTATACCTGCGCTCAGTGATAATGGTTTTGTTAACATCACTTTAGCTATGAAAGTCTTATCTGACGATAGGCTTAAGAAGGGCTTATCTCCTAAGAAGCTTAATGATATTATTAAGTATGATGGTTTCCAGGAGAAATGTAGGGAAATAATTAGTAGATTGGAAAACAGGGATTTATGTAAGCGGATAAATATCAGCCTACAAAATAAGACTCTAAATCTTAGTGATTTAAATAAAATGGGATTAGCATGTCGAAAAGGTAAGGGGGATGGTCAAATGTGGTATATGAATCCATATCTTTTCCTTGTGGTGGCCATGGAAATGAGTCCTGAGGTTTGCGCTGATGTTGTAATGTGGTTTGTTGATAATGTTGTGGGGATAAGAAATGCCGCTGGTGATGCTTATATAGAGATGTGCAGTAGTGTATCTTCGCTTATAAGTGATAAAAGTAATTTAAAGGAGTTGTTATCAAGGATAGCTAAGGGTATAAATTTTGTTGTTTTTGGAGTACATGAAGAAGGGATAAGGAATAGAGCTTCTTTTGAGGAATTAGATATGATAGTATCAATAGAAAGGAATATATCTTATGCTATTAATGCTGGATATATAAAAGACTACAATGGTGTTATAAATGATTTGGGAAGGCAATGGAAAGAAAGATGGGGTAATCCTGTTCTTAAATTGAAATCTTGATTTTATTTCGTTGTTATAATTCTAGGGTATAGGGGATACGAATGTCGTATCCCCTGTATTGTTTAATGAGGTGTGTTATCCTGTTATTAAATCAAATCTGTATCTTTGCTAAAAACAATAATATTATTGATATGTGTAATTTAGGTGGTTGTTGTCATGATCATTCACGGGAACGTCCCGAAGAGTGTTGTCATGGCGTTAAGATAGATAGGTTTCTTAACAAATGCCCCGAGGATCCTTGTGATCCTTGCGATCGGGATTGTCAGGACGAGCCTTGTGTTGGCTATGGATGTCCTATAGTTTTATATGATAAATGCGTCTTATACTCAGGTGATGAGTTGGTAGTGGATGGTATAGAGAAAGGCACGGATCTTTCTGTTGTTATAGACTCATTGAGGCGTATTATAGCCGCTAGGGATAGGCAGATTGGCCTATACCACAATGAGGTTCTTGATTTGAAGAAGATTATAAACGAGCTTGTCAACGCCGGTAATGGCGGTGGCGATAGCGGAACTGAAGAGGAGGTATGGTAATAATGAATGGTTGTAACAAGAAACAATACAGGCCTACTGTAGATGAGACGAAGGTGCCATGTTCTACGTATATGAGCACCGATTGTATTTATCCCGGTGATAAGGTACGTGTGGAGTCATTGGGATTATCTCCCAGCTGCGATATGTCTGATGTCCTTAACGCTATGATAAAAGCCATAAGGGACAGGGACGCTGAGATACTTGAATTAAGGAGAATGATTAATAAATTGATTTGACATGAGGAATAATTGTAATCCATGTAAGCCGGAATATAGACCGGGGAATGAATGTAGTATCTACAGTTCCCAGATCATATATGATGGTCAGTCGTTTCCTGAGGCGGATATCAGGAACGGTGATGGAATGAATAGCGTAATCGAGTCTCTGGTAAGGAAGTTGGTCGCCGTATCTGGAGCAACGGCGTCCATCCAAAGGGATTCGTTTAAGGGAGTGCAGGCCGTAAGGTTAAGATACGAGCCTCTGAATGTTCTTAGCGTGACCTACTGCGGTACTATCGTGCCTAACGACGGGTATGTGGTTTCCGGAAGATCTGTTAAGTTTAAGAAAAGGTATTGCATGGGCGATGAGTTCGCTGATGTTAATATCGTATATACTACATTGAATAGTAATATTTTAAATTCATCTTGTTATGGCTAATAGAGTATATGATACGGTATTGGCTTCCGAGTGCGACGGTTGGGTATGTGGTGAGACACTCAAGAAAGGATCTGTCCCGGCCGATAGATTGGAGCTTGACTCTTTCTCGGAGGCCGTCAGGGAGCTTATAGAGCGGTTTTTTGAGGAGGGTTGGTTGCCGGACATGATCTGTGATCTTGGTTGTGGTGGCGCCAGCGTATTTGAGATTAAGCCTACTAACTTTGAGTATCCTCCTGAGGGCGGTGAGCAGATTCTGGAGATTATCGTAGGTAAGAGTGATAAATGGACTATAACTCAAGCGGAATGATATGAATAATTTAAAAGATATTCTTGCTAAGATCGAGCAAGGTTCCTCATGGGTGTCCTACGACAAGATTTCCGGTACTGGCCCTGATAAGGTGGCTATTAAGGTAGAGCCGGGATGGATGGGTAGGTTGCCTAGGGAGACTTACGTGGCGGTCGAGAAAGGCAAGGTAACGAAACTCGCTACCATAACCCAGAAGGGTATTGAGCGGGTGAGCGTAGATCCGGCCAATATCATGTTTGACATGGAGGGCGGGACGGCGGTTATCAACGCCAAGCTTAACTCCGCCTCGGTCAAGGCCTCCTGCCTTACCCTTGGTGGTTCGGTAAGTAAATGCTATATGGTGTCTATGAATGTCAACGGGTTATCCGTTAAGATACCTGACGAGGATAGCAGATACGTGGTGTACGCCGATCCTGAGGATCCGGGAGCCACTGACCTGTATGACGCTAGCTTCGTTATAGCCATGCCTAAGAACATGGATAACGAGGAGCATCATGAGATGTTTGTCTTGAACGGTAAGGTTGTTAATATCAATCAACAGCCTAATGATATACCTTATATTATACTTGATCATGACTTTGATAACGTGACTAGCGAGAACGGTCAGGTTGTTATTGATATTAAGTCTAACACTGAGTATGATATTGAGCTGGTATGTTGCACTTGCGGCGATGGTAGTGAGCCGGAACCGGAACCACCCTTCAACGTGGATCCGCAAAGGTTGACGCTTAATAAGGATGGTGATACCCAAATCGTGAGGGTAGATGCCGGAGATGATGTTTCATGGAGAATAACTGAAGGATAATATGGCAAGGGAAATAGATAAGAATTGTGTCGAGGGTAATTGCTTTGCCATTAACGACAAGAGTCATGGGGTAGGCGATAATAAGCTTAATATCGTATACAAGGCTAATTATACCGGTCAGATCTGTACGGCTAAGTTCCGTATAACGTCAAAGGACGGTAGTGTTGTTAAGGAGTATATGATAGCTCAAGACGCTAAGCCCGTTTATTATAATATCAAGATGGTTCAGCCGTTTACCAAGGATGACTGTCTAGCCAACCAGCACGGTTCGGTTGTCTTGTATGTGGTTGAGGAACGGACGTACAAGTCGTTTATCTCACAGGAGGACGCTGATGCTAAGGCTATGGAGGATATAGCTCTTAACGGACAGAAGTACGCCAATGAGCATGGTGAGTGTATAACTGACATCTGGTATAACGAGGAGCAAAGGAAAATCTTTATCCGTAACAATTGTGATAAGTTCAGTGATGGTCAGGAATATGTTTACATCGTTCCTGAGGGTAAGTACGTGTCTTCTATCTCTCAAGAGGACGCCGACAGGAAGGCTCTTGAGGATATTGAAAAGAATGGTCAACAACAAGCTAATCTGGAAGGTGAGTGTAAGCCTAAGGAGAACATCTACTATGGTAAGTTCAGTAAGACCTTTACCCGTAACAATTGCGACTCCACTCAATACGGAACGGATGTGGTTGTTAACGAGACGATGGTTACAGGAGACTTTAGATCCATCGTATCTCAGGAGGAGGCTAATAAGTTAGCCCAAGCCGCTGTAGAGGCTCAAGGTCAGGATATAGCTAATATTAAGGGTAATTGTGAGAAGATACCGGTATTTACTGGATCGTATTCTAAGGTATTCCAGAGAACCAATTGTCCTGAAGGTTCTACGCCTGTTGACTTTACCGTGGATGAGAAGATGTGTACCGGCTATCCGTTCACTTCTACAGTATCACAGGATGCCGCCAATAAGCTGGCGCAGGATGCTGTGGAGGCGCAAGGTCAGGCTATCACCAACGAGCGTGGCGATTGTCAGACTAATGTCTACTATAACGTTAGGATGGAGAAGACAGTCACTAGAAACAATTGCGATGAGTTCCATATCGGCCAGCCATATACTTATGTCGTAGCCGCTGGTAAGTACTTCTCTATTATCTCTCAGGAGGATGCTGATAATAAGGCTAAGGCCGATCTTGAGGCTAACGCCCAACAACAGGCTAACCTTGAAGGTGAGTGTAAGGAGAAGGTCGTATATCATGGTAAATACAGTAAGGAATTTACCCGTAACAATTGTGATGAGACTCAATACGGTACTAAGGTCGTTGTAGACGAGACTATGGTGACAGGAGACTTCAGGTCTACCGTATCTCAGGAAGACGCTAATAACAAGGCTAAGGCCGCTGTTGAGGCTCAAGGTCAGGATGTGGCTAACGTGAAAGGTAAGTGTGAGAAAGTCCCTGTATATACCGGTACTTATACACGTACGTTTACCCGTAACAATTGTGGTACTGGTAAGGGTGGTACTTATACGGTAAATGACAGGATGGTTGATGGTTATCCATTTACTTCCACCGTGTCTCAAGAGGATGCTAACAGCAAGGCTAAGGCTGCCGTTGACGCCCAAGGACAGGCTCTTGCCAATATCCACGCCCTTTGTACGTATACTGGCCGTGCTTCCTTGGAGTTCACGAGAAACAACTGTGGTGAGTGTAAGATAGGATCTAAGGTGACGATCACCCAAGATATGGTAGAAGGACACCCATTCCAGTCCAACGACTCGCAGACCGCCGCTGACGCTATGGCCATGACCGCAGTACAAGCTCAAGGGCAGGCTTTGGCTAATACCAAGGGTACTTGCTCTAACGCCACTATGTATACCGGTAAGGCCAGCTTCGAGTTCACGAAGAGCAATTGTGGCGCTAATCAGATAGGAGATCCGTTCACCGTGACACAGGACATGGTAGATGGTCATCCGTTCCAGTCTTGCGTATCTCAAGATGAGGCTAATCTAGTGGCTATGGCCGCTGTAATGAATCAAGGTCAGAAGATCGCCGACGAACAAGGTACTTGTCATGAGGCTCCTAAATATACCGGTCATTATAGTGAGGCGTTCGAGAAGAATAATTGTCCGCCCGGTCTTATTCCGTCTTCAGTTACCGTTACTGAGGCTGACGTGACCGGAGGTCCGTTCTACTCATACGAGAGCCAGTTCGCCGCTGACGAGCTTGCCAAGGCCGCTGTCAAGGCACAAGGTCAGGCTATAGCTAACGATCGTGGTACTTGTGATGAGTTGAAGATATATGTCGGTAATTATAGTAAGGAGTTCACTCCTAAGTGTCCTACTTGCCAGTATGCTGATCCTATTACCGTAACCCCGGATCTTATGGGTCAGTTCTTCACCTCTACCCGTTCACAAGAGGAGGCTGACGCTTTGGCTAAGGCCTACATCGATAGGATGGGTCAGGCGTTCGTTAATAAGAACTATGATGACACGTGTCATACTAAGGATGAGCAACCGGTTTGGGAGACTATCGAGACCGTATGTAAGGATTGTATTTCTAAATTACATCAACGTAATACCAATACCTGCTACACTGATCCTGAGAATCAAGAGCGGTATATAGCTGGTGGTAATAAGACATGCTTCTGGTTTGGTACGGCATCTAAGGCCTTCACCCGTCAATGCGCGGATGGTGGGGTTGGAAGCTCTGTTACCGTGACTCAGAATGATGTTACGGATCCGGCTCCTAGCTCTGATGGTAAGTTCAAGTCATGTGTATCTCAGGCTGACGCTAACGCCAAGGCATTGGCGGCTGTTACGGCTCAGGGACAGAGCGTGGCTAACTCGAAGGGTACTTGTACGTGGACAGGAAGCTATACCGGTCAGGTCCAGAAGAACAATTGCGCTGATGGCGGCGTAGGAGACATGGTATCCGTAAGCAGCAGCAAGCTTCCGGGACACCCGTACACCTCCACTGTTTCTTTGGCTGATGCCAACAGTAAGGCCGAGAATGCTGTTCGTGGAGCTGATGGTCAGAACTACGCCAACAAGAACGGAGGATGTACATGGACTTACGTGGCAAGCCGTGACTTCTATAAGAACAATTGCGCCGGGAGCGGGGTTGGCCAGAGAATAACGGTGACCTCCACGCAAGCCAACGGCGGTACGCCTATCACCAGCAAGGTTTCTTTGGCTGATGCCAAGAGCAAGGCCGAGCAGATCCTAGACCAGAAGGGACAGGATTACGCTAACCAACATGGTACTTGCGTATGGACTGGTACCGGAAGTTATACTTTCTATAAGGACAATTGCGGTTCTTGTAAGCAAGGTATGGCCATATCAGTTTCTTATAGCTCATTAGGATTAGATCCTATAACATCAACGGTTTCTCAGGCTGACGCCAACAGCAAGGTTCAAGACGCTTTCAGGAATGACTCGGCTACCAGAACCGCTGCTCAGGCTTACGCCAACAAGAACGGCGATTGTGAGGATACTCCTCCAGATTGGACTAGTTGGAGTTATGATGGTGGAAGATATTGCTCTAGTGGAGATGTTTGGGCTACATACAGAAGGAGCGATAGGAATGGATGTCATGCTGACCAGACCGAGGATCGGGTATATGAGTATTGCTCATGTGGATGTTCCGGTGGTTCTTGCGATAGCTGTTGTGATCCTAATTCTTGGAGTAGAGTAGGAGACGCTGAATGTAGATCTGGCGAAAGTGTAGCTTTATATAGAAATGATTGTGGAGATGAGGAATATAGAAGCTATGGATCTGCTTGCTGTAATACGCTTGGTTTCCAAGGAGGTTCTGTTACTAGTAGAAATTGTCCATCTGATAGACCTTGTGGAGTAACGATCACCTATCCGGATGTGCCTTCTGGATCTATATGCGCTTCTAGCACGTCTTCTGCCAACGCTCAAGCTAGCGATAAGATAGACACCTTAAGATCCCAAGCTCAGGCAGTAGCGGATGCTGGTTGTAGCGGAAGGGTATGTAATGACTATGTATCGGCTACCGCTACCAAGCAAGGTTGTCCGTCGAATTGTACGGCTCCAACGGCTTCCGCTTACTGGGTTTCTGGCGGAAACAATGGCGCTTGGTGTGAGTGTAACGGTGATAAGGCCGCACTTACCGCCGCGGCACAGGCTGACGCACAGAGACTAGCGCAGGAAAAAGCCAACGCTATGGAATGCGA